TTCGTTCCATAGTAGAACTCGGTGTCGGCTGAATCACCAAACGGAATGCTCTTGGCACCCTTTGAATCGGGCTCCATGTCTTCGATCATAACCGGGCGGTCATGTTCTGGAACACGGTCAAGCATGTCATTTGTGACAGTCTTCGGCGCTATAATGTTTCTGGCGAAGCCATCTTCCCGGATTCTACGGCGGATCATGTTTGAACCGGCAGTAGAGGCGGACTTGATGTTACCTTCGTCAGCATCGCTAATTGCATCGATGATTTCCTTATTCAGGACATCGATATTTACTTCTTGAGAATCACTCATCTTATTTGTTTTCCTGGTTTTTAATTGTTACGCAATACTAGTTACGAATTGTACTACCCAGTTGGCGGTGGCTTGACCACTAGCATAATTATTAGCAGTTGAGTCTTCAGGAATAGTCCCTTGTACTCCACCACGTTGTATGCCTGAACCTGAAAGGTCAGTGTGTCCACCGACACCAAGGTCACGAATACCAGTGCAGTAACCAACAACCGGTCCAGAACCGCTGGCCCCGGTTGAGACGATCCGCAACTTGCCGGAGTCGTTAATGCCCAATGCATCACCTACGGAAATAGCATTGGTGTCATCAAACCATGGCGTTTCCAACTCGAACTTACCTAATACGGAGAAGCCCAAGAGCTTACCACAGGAAGTTACGTCCGTGTCGGTTGAGTCATGATATGCAAAGAATATATCTTGCACATTCTTTGCGTCCGCTCCTTGTGTGTCTCCCCATCCGGTTCCAAGTAGATTGGTGAAATTGCCAGCGGCATTTCTCCAAATCGGTTGTCCAGAAAAGATGGTTTTGGCAGCACTTGTGTGATCAACGGTTGCATCTACTGGTAGTGATGCGGTTATACTGGTTGGTTCATTGCCTGGGTAACCTCTAAGGACATTTATCCTTGGACGATCTCTAAGCACTCCTTTTTCATAAGTAGCCATAATTTATAATCTCCTTGAATTAATTTTGTATGAGAGGTTATTTGGTAATGAACCTAGTACGACGATTCTCGATTTAGCGATTGAAAGTTATATTATGCTCCTGAAGTTACGAACTTCACGACATAGAAAGCAGGGCCTCTGGTAAAGGCCTCGGCGTTAGCTGGCTGGTCAACGTTTGTTATAGTTCCGTTACTTCCAGTAGAAATCCCTGCTGCACCTGGTACGGTCTGCCAGACATCAACTACAGAGCCAGTTGCTACAGCTGAAAATGCATGAGCTGTAGCATTAATAGATTTGGCAATTTGAGCAGCAATATCGTCTGTAGCTGTCAGATTCTGAATGCCAATGACGCCGCCGGCGGTGCTGGTGGAGCCATTATTAATAGTCCAAGTACGGGCGGTGGCGGTGTAGTCCACTAGTTTAAGTGTCCCGCTATTATTTGGTGTACCAGTGACAGTAAGCTGAGCACCATATGCACCATTTGCCGTGGAGTCTTCAGGAATAGTCCCTATAACACCACCACGTGGGTTATTGGAGTCATGTCCACGAACACCAAGGTCTCTAATCTCACTAACATACCCTACTGGTACCGAGCCGGCAGCTCCGCCGCTGGTATTGCCTGCTGCGCAAAGATCATTGTTGGCGTTTACAACAAGCTTAGTTCCAACTGAAATTCCCTTAGTATTAACCCAAGGAGTTTCAATCTCGAACTCGCCAAGAACGGAGAAGCCAAGAAGCTTACCACAAGATACAACATCAGTGTCATCCGAATCATGGTATGCAATGTAAATCTGACTCAGAGTATGACTGTTGGTAGCTTGCACCCACTCATTACTAACTAGCGCAATAGCCTGTCCCGATTTAATAGTAGCACTACTGTTAACCGGCGCTGACTTCGTTATTGATTGAGGTTCGTTCCCTGCGTATCCGCGTGGTACGTTAACTCGTGGAAAGTCCCTAAGTACTCCTTTAGTGTAAGTTGCCATAATGTTTTACTCCAATTGTTTTGATCTTAAATTAGTAACGATTTTCTCTACGCAAAAGTCCCCAGCCATCCTCATCTTCGGAAGAATCACGTTCTTCTTTCTCTATAGATATGCCTGACTTATACGAAACACTTGCAAGTTTAGTTATAAGATCCAAAATCTTTTCCGGATCTTCTTCTATCATACTTGCAACTTTTTCTGTGTAGTCAGGATCGACTAGATTCTGCGTAGCCAATAGCCCGATAGTCTTATCTAGTTTTTCCTTACTGAAAGTAGGAGTAGAAGCAACCTTTTCCAAAATTACCTTCTCTTCCTTTAATTCAGCGAGTTTTGTTTGCAACTCATCTCGTTGATCTTCCAAAGTCTTCAGGGCTTTGGAAGAACTTTCGATGTAGTCCAAATATTCTAGATCAGATTCAGAGCTCATGTCATCAAGAGGGTCTTGCTATTGACGGGTATCCCGAATATCCGGCTGGTTTATGGGCAGGACTGGCTTCCCTGTTGGGGCTGGTCTTTACAGCCGCTTCCTTGGTAGCTTTTTCAGCAGCTTCCTTGGCAGCAGCTTCCTCAGCAGCCTTTTTCTTAAGTGCTTGTCCTTTCTTACCCATTCTGTTGTTCCCCAGTTTGAGTTTCACCATAAAGACGAGGATCATCAAGCCAGCTAGCAGCCTTTTCGATTTCAGCTGATGCCATCTTCATTTCTTCAGCAAGCTCGGGAGGAACTTCTCCGCCGCCCATCATAGCTTCTGGTGGCATTCCACCTTCTGCACCTGGGGGCATTCCGCCTTCCATTCCGCCACCGGCACCAGCCAGCTCAGCAAGAATAGCTTCAGCAAGTTGTGGATCAAGCTCACCTGACTCAACCATGGCCATCACGATCTCAGCAATTTCTTCAATGCTAATATCTTCGCCATCGTTGCCTGGGATCATCCCGTCACCTTCGTCAGCAGCTGCAGCAGCGGCTTCAGCTCCTGCGTCGTAAGCTTGTTTTTCGAAGTCGTACTCAAAGCTGTTAATAGCTTTAGTGTGAACAGCAGCCATCTTTTCCATGCTGTTAACGTCTGCTTGTGTAGCAGTAGAAGCAATCTTTTGAACGTACTCACTCATTTCAGCTTGTTGTTGAGCTACTTGAGCTTCATGCGCACCAAGTTCTTCAGCCTCACTAATTAATTGCTCTGCAGCTTGTTTTCCAAGCTCCTTATCAGCTAGCGCGTCCAACATCTCACGACCTTCTTGATAACCTAATACCAAATGCGCTATCTTTCTATAAGCGTCAGGCTCAAGGTCAAAATCAGAAGCAACCTGCTCCGCAGACTTTTGCTGTTGTTGCGGAACATCAACTTCTGTGCCATGTTGCTCTACAGCATCACTTTCACTTTGTCCTACAGTTGCATCTGTAGCTTGCTTGCCCATCAAACGTGCTTTGATACGCTCTGCAAGTGAGAGACCTTGTTGTGCAACCTTTGCAGTAACAGGATCATCAACAGATTCATCTTTCTTTTGTTGTGTCTTGTCTGCAGTCACATCAGTGGTTTCACTTTTGCCGGGAGCTTTCCCGGAAGCTTCTCCTTTATTTCCGTCGTTCTTCCCTTGTCCGGGAATATTGTTTTCGGCGGAACCGTCTGTGTTAGTAGCAGAAACTGCTTCTGGCGGGACTACCATCTTAGAAGCGTCATCCCCATCATCCTTAACAAAATCGGGTGGCGTTGTTTCCTGCGGATCTTGCTCTGATGGCATGTCCGATGCTTTCTTCTCCGTGTAGTACGAAGAGATACGAGTTTTTAGTTCATCCAAACTTAGTATGTTATCCATGATAAGGTTCGTGTTCGAGATTAGCGCTAATCAAAATTTCAAAATTTACGATTGTGACAAGTTAAAATTAATTTATCTTTTTCGTCAATATTAAAATTCCCTCGTTCTTCGCATAGGTGATTTAAGTAAGAAACTTTATATAGCCCATACGAATCGACAAGGGTTTGTGCATAAGTTTTTTCATCATCAGATAAGTCTGCATCTGATGCAGACTTAACCCTAGGTTTAGCAGTTATTGTTATTTTAATTATTTTAGTTAATCCTGGATTTCCTGACGGCTGTTGAAATTTTTCAGTAGCCTTGTTCATTAATTGTTCAATATCGTCATTAGCAGATAGGTCGGAGTTAGACATAAATCTACTGGAAGGGTCAAACATTTTCGATATATCATCAGGTATAGCAGACCCTAGTAAGTTCTGAAACATATTTCCCATACACCCACAAGCATACTTAACCATTGGGCTGGACTCAACTTCGTCAACACTCTTGCCCGTGACATATGATACAAATGCTTTGAATGGCATAACTGATTTTTTAGAAGCAAGCTTCCTAAATAAAGTGCCGGGTTCGACGGATCGCATTGCTTCCATCTCCTCGTCCGTTACGTCTTCGTTATTAAAAATACTCTCCGATGCGTATTTAACAAAATTATATTTTTCATCTCTAGCTACATCGCTTCCACCAAAGACATCGTTTATATACTGCTCCTCGTTTGCCAGCTTTTCTAAAATTTGTTGGCGTCGAGGATTTGAAAACCCGAGAGCATTGGGTATACATACACCTTCGGCCCTAGCAAGTTCATCACTATATATAATACTAGGAGCTGAAGCAGCTTTCTTTAGATCGTCTGAAAATCCGTAGTCTAGGTAGTGCGCTATGCGGTCAGCGGGATTAGCTACTCGGGATATGTCAAAAAACGTGGGTTTGTCGTTAATAGCATACGCGAACTTTTGAAACTCAGGTACGAACTGATTCATTCTGTTCTTGAGATGCTCGCAATAATTAGCGGACTTGGTTGCCTTGTTGTCGCAAACGTTGCAGATATCGTATGGAACTCTTGCAGACATGCTGAAGCTTAATGCTTTACCTTCCTTAGCAAGACCATACTCCTCTTCAGCTTTTTCCTTATCCCCATGTATTACTAACTCTATTCGTTTCATCTCCGGGTTGTAAGCCGAAGCCTTTACTATACCTAGAGCTTTTTTGGGGTCTCTGTTATTATGCTCTCTGAAGAAGTGTCCATGAGAAACAAAAGTGTTGTGGTATTTTTGATTTGCTTCCTTAGGCCAGAAGTCCCCATTTCTGTTTTGCCCATAAGTCTCGCCGTCACCCATGGCAATCAAGTGCACCATGAAGTTCTTATCGTCAGGCATATTGTCACGAAGTAAATTTTCAGTTACACAAGAGGAAGAGGCTTCTTTGATATGAGACTCACCCTCTACCAACGTTACTATTCTACCTGCAGCTTTTAGCAGTTCTTCTTGATCTATTTCAGGATGGTGTACTTTAATCATTATTTATACCCTCTTATACTCCCCTTAACTCTATTTACTATGGAGTCATCTATAACTCCTTCGTCACGAAGCGCTATAGAGGATTTCATTTCAGCTTCGCTAACACCTGTAATTTGAGCTATATCTTCCCATGTCGGGTTGGTTTTATATCTGCTCTTCCAAGCTTCTACAGCAGCATCGTAGTTTGCCAAATTATATATGTGCATGCCACGCTTGTTACCTGCTGTCTCTTCATAAAGATGACCAAGACCTTGTATACCAGTCATTGTTGCTACAGGTGCAATTCCTTTTCTGAGTGCTAGAAGCTTTCTCAAATTTCCAACACCGCCCAAAGCATCTCCACGATAGCCCAAGAAGTTTCGCAACCGAGCTCCGGTTGTGCTAAGTCTACCGTGACCAGCCTCGCCCATCAACCTTGCAACATCACCATGGCTAAGTTTATTAGATCGAAGTAAACTGTACGCAGCCTGGGTGTTATTATTTAGGAGAGCGCTCGTACCAACATTATTTCTCCACCCCGTGCCAGGGATAAAGGATTCTCCTCTTTGCCCTGCTATGTTTTGCGCTAAGTGACTAAAAAATGGAAGTGGTTTAGAGATCCCGGGAAAGCCTGCTGATCTGCGTTCTAAAGGACCCATTTTACTCATAACCTTATCAAACAAAGCTGATTGTTTCCTATACCTATCAACAACATCGTTTATAGCCGCTCGTGGATCATCTCTAAAACTAGTCAAGAATTTACTCTCATTGAAGCCCATGCCCTTGGGCATAAATTTGAACTTTCCAGAAGTGGGGTCGAAACCCTGTGACTGCATCAATGCACTTGTAACCCCTCCGTGAGAACCTGCAGCATAACTATTATTAAACAACTTAGGCATATTACTTTTAGCCATATCGCCAAACCGCTCAAGCTGAGCCTTCCTCCAAGCATCACTTATGCCTGTATTCTTAAGCAGCATCAACCCCGGTATTCCAAGTGATGCAGCGTTAAACACTGGATTTAAAGCGTTACCTTGAAGCCACCGACCCTCGCCAAAAGGATTGATGTTCATATCCGTAAATTCAGCTACGGGGTTCTGGTACATGTTAACAGCGTTCCCGACACCCCCAAGTGGATCCGCTCTGTTATACTCTTTAGCGTATCCGCTTGGTCCTGACTGCAAACCTTTAATGAGTTTTGCAATACTGTCAGGCAGCCTATCATCTTTTGCCTTCCCGAGCCCCATCAAGTACTGACCTGCAGCTGGTAACGATCCGACTGCAGCACCCATGCCAGAACCTAAAAGCCCTTGCCTCAGTATCCTACTCCTACGGTCTTCTTCTGACTCCCCTTCGACATCTTTCCTGGAAGCCATATATGAGCTCAAGCCACCGCCAACTGCACCAACTCCCAACGCACCTGTAAGCCAAGTACGCAATGGATCTTGAAACCAACCGTCCTCAGCCGCTAAGGCCGAAGCTATGTCCTTGGCACCTCCTGTGGGGCCATCTTCAGCTTGCTTTTTCATTACGGAGCTATACGCATCCCGTCAGGTCCTTTGGATCCTTCGTAGGATCTTTCTTGAACAGCCTGCGTATTCCATTTCGATTTTTGTAATGTTTTCTCGGCCTCCACAAGTTGCGCCAAGTCCGGCGCTGCAATACCGTCATATTGTACCGCACTTCTTAAAACGACACGCATAACATTTTTATCTTTTGCTAACTCGGGAGCAACTTCCTTTACTGTGTTGTAAAGATCGACTACCTTGTCTTCATCCTCTTCAGATAGTATAGGGTCTGTTATCAAAAGATCTTGTATCAAAGTTACATACTTAGCTTCGTCCAGCTCTCTGTCTATAAGCTCTTGTTCGGTGTTTCGCTTTGGTGCTATAAGGCTTAAAAAATCCTTGCCCTTTGCATGCATCTTTTCCAAAGCTTGCGGGAAACTTCCACCAGCGCCAAGACCTCTCCTGACTCCATGTAGCGCACTAGGTATTGTGTTCAGTAAGTTCCTGCCATCTTCTTTTAGTGCCCCCTCCATTCTCTCTAAACCTATTTCTTCTCTTATCCCCGGGAGTTCGGCATCTGGGTAGGACGCATCCCATTGAGCATCCGCTATCTCACTTGCATCCAAGTCAAACTCGCTTACTCTTTTATCTACTGGGTCCCCAGACTTTTTCTTGGGCTTCTTTTTCTTTTTTTTTTCGCTTACAGGCCTGCCAAGGTGGTCAAGTACAATAGCCTGCTTCTTCAGGTAATCTTCCTTGAAGTCCTCAGCCATGTGCTTTCCATTCAAGTTGTCTTGTATAGAAGCAAGCTTGGTAAGCAAGCTAGTGTCATCGAGTAACCTACGAGGACCTTTATCTTCAGCGCGGGACACAGGGTAACCGATGCCAGTCATGTATCCTGCTAAATAATCACAAGCTTCTTTAACGCAGTCACCGAAATAGTATTTGGCGTCTTGCTCTAAATTCGTGTAATTAGTTTCGTTGTACGAGTCTCTGATATGATCGGAAATTTCTGAAGCTAACTTCCTATTATCCTCGACCATGTCGAAGATAAGCTGGTCTGCCTGTTGTTCGTTTGCAAGGGCTACAGATGCTTTTTTCCAAGACTGCCGCCTATCACTTGCCATTTTAATCTCCTGGTAGTCATCTATGGACTCGAGAGAATTAAAATCATTAAGGTCTATCTCTTTTTCAAACAAGTCTGAAAACCTTCCAGAAGATAGGCTTGAGTAATCATTGTTTTCGTATTCGTGATCTCCCGCTTTCTTCTCTGTATAAACCTCTACCATCTTGGGTACATCCAAAACATCAAATGTTTCTCCACGCCCCTTTTCTTCAGAAGCGCACTTGTCTAGGTACGTCACTGTCTTGGCTGTGTTATAAACGTGCCCCAGCTTCTCTAGAAGCGCAGGTGCCAAGTTTTTCTTGTTGGCAAACTTAAGCATCGTATCTTTCACATTTCCAGATTTTTTAATCTCTGGCAAAAGTTCTTCAAACCAACTTACTAACTTTTCATTCATAACGTTATAATTATTAAGTCTTACACAATTTTAGCAAGCCAAAACACTAATCCTTAACTTCTAAAATTTTTGCTTCTTCTATTTTAATGTTCAAGGCTCTCCTCCGACCTACATCTTCAAAGTTTATAGCAGATATCTCTTCTGACATTACTTCTGCTATACCGCCCACACCCAACAAGTCACTGTTGGTCATATCAGTGTCACCACCATGCTTGGCAGCAGCAAGCAAGTTTTTAGCATTAGAGATACCAACTTGGTTTCTAGTATTCAGCATTCCTATGTTGGATAAGAATACTGCGTTAGCCATAAGTTTGTTCTCAAACTCTGCAACTAAAGCCTGCGTCGAACCCGTCATAGTGTACCCACGTAACCCAGCTAAACTTAAAACATCGTTAATACCATTCCTATACCCGGCACGTTTTAAAAGATCTATATAACTTGCTCGCAGTGCATAGTTAGGATCTAGTTCATTAGCTATACCCTCTGGCGTTACAAGAGATGCTATATACAATTGATCTTCCAGCCTGTCCCAAACATTAAAAAATAATTTCTCGTAAATTTTTATAACATTCTCTGGTATTCCCGTCTTTGCAGAGATTTCATCTGCCAAAATGTCCTCTACCAGTAAACAGCTTTTGAGAACATTCTTAAAATAAGGACTCATAGATCTGTCTATCGATACAGCGTATATCAAGTCATCGCACCCTTTGCCATCACGTTGGAACCAGTAAGCTTCTCTTAGTACGTCATACTCCGGAAGATCTAATAACGCCAAAGACTTGTCTATAGGAAACGGCTCTCCCGAGTCGGCGTATAGCTTTATGATGTGCCAGCCAAATGCTGGGTTGCTGTAACACCTTGCAAACTTTTCTGTCTCAAATGATACGTCGTCTTCTGCTAGTATCTGAAACGGAGATCCTGAAAAAAAGCCAGTGTCCCTGGGGATTAACTGGGACAACGTGTATATGTCGTCCCTAGTCATTTACAAATTATGAGTTCTCTTAAACGTGTTCAGGCTTTGGTTAGCCTGCTGTTGGCTCTGCTGTTGTCTTAGTTGCTGGCCCTGTTGTTGGTGCTCCCTCTCGCCTTGTATTTTTCTATTCCTGAAATCTTGCTCAGCCCTAGTCCTATTAGCAGCATCAGCATCAGCTTGTGCTTTTGTCTTACCATGCACAGCTAAATGCCGCTGGTTCCTTTGCTTGTTGAAGTTATCAGTAGATAATCTTTTTGCTTTTTGACGCGCCTGTTCAAACGGGGAAAGCGGAGCGCTTGGAGCACTACCACTACCCGACGCTTCTTTATACTTTAGAGGCACCCAATTTTTTTTCTGTTCCTGGAGCCAATTGTTTCCTTTTCCCCAGCCCGTTGGTGAAGGTCGGGCCTTGCCTCCTCCACCTGGAGAATAGTGTTTAGGAATAGGATACTCCTCTGGTGGAGATGGAGATTTAGGAGGAAGGCCTTTAGGAATTCCTTTAGAGTATCCAGGAGCATCGCCTACAGGAGGACTTGTCTTTCCATTACCCAGGTTAAATTCTCCAGGTAGAGGATTTAACTTTTTAAATTCGTGCTTAGGGGCAGCTTCCGGAGGTTTAGGACTAAGTCCGCCATTCTTGCCAGGCGGTATAAGTTTACCGGTTTTTTTGTCCCAGTGACCCTTGTCGTCCACTATACGATCTCCCAAATCCCAGTTGTTAGGATCATTTGGGTTGAATGCTAGTTTAACCAAGTAATACTTCTCTTTGTTATTCACTAATAGGTCCTCCCGGTGCTTTCACTAAAGCTTTTGATTTTCTTCAATAGCTCCAGTACCAGCTCCCCAAATGACTTAAAGTTTGATACTAGCATATTCTCCAAGCCTGACTGGTCATCCGACCCGTACAAGTGACTAAAGTCTTCGGGCTTCCAATAAAATAAAAACACCATGCGACCCAGCCTGTCCAAGGCTTTTTCCAAGTCTGGGAAATACTTGTCTATTAACATACTCGAATCATATGTGTTAGCTAATGATCCTACAACGCCATGCTCGAACAAGCTCGGTACACCAAGTTCATCTGCCATAGCAGATAACTCATTTGGCCCCTTACCCTCTAGCTCACCAGCATCATTAAATTTAATTGAGTCACCAATCCTACTTTCGTTGGGCATATTAGGAACGGTGGAATCTGCTATTAATTGAACACTCTGTGGAGATTGTCTTGAGATATTAAAGATATCATCCACATCTTCAGTGAAGTAAGACTCAGGATCTTCCCCGAAATTCAGGTTGTGTCCCTCTTTAGTTAGTGGAGCAAAGAAAGTAACCTTGCCATGCTTATCAGCTGAATCCAAAAGATCTACAACTAAAGGCTCGGCCAGAGATCCATATTTCATTAAGTAGCACATAGTGGAGAGCCTACTCTGCTCACTGGTAGTATTACTACCTGATTTGGTTATGTAACTACCGTCTCCATTGGAATATATAGAGGCTGACTTTATACCGCCGCCAAGTATCAAGTTGTGTAGATCAGCCGAAGACGCTAGGTCTACGGACTCGGATTTATCAACCTTTACAAAAGCAACATCACCCTTCTTAAAGACCCTGTCCCTATAGTTGTTTTCCTCATAGTCGGGATTTAGAGTTAAAGTAGGCAAGTTATCGTCTTTATCGAAGCTATTCTCAGACCAGTCTATTTTATACTTGTTAACTCCTTTTGAGGAGCCAACCGAACTCTTTACATAAAAGATATCTGAAACGGTACTGCTGTTCCCCAGAGCCTTGATGCCTTTTGACAGGTCCAAAAGTACGTAATGATTTCCCGGTGTCGGAGTGTCAGGAAACTTGTCTAGGTCCTCATCACTGGGGTCCTTCTCAGCTTCTCTTTCTGAAGTTATAATACGTTTACTGTCAACTGTGCTGACTGCATTGCTTTCTAAATCTACAACGGTGTACTTACTAGTGTGAGACCCGTACCCACGACTACCGCCACAGATCTGTCTTTCAGACATGGCGTCATCATCATCGTCATTCCAAAATGTAGAAGCTAGACTTTTTCCATTTGTAGGTACTACTAGGCAACGCTTGGTGGTTCCGTCCTTAAGCAGAACCTTGTATATTCCAGACTCTGATACTCCGCTGTACTCCCTTTCGTCATCCTTGAATACTTTGTACGTCAAGCCCGTCTTGTCTCTATTGTCTTCAAATAGAAACCCATGCTTGGCTAACTTTTCAGAAGCTTCTTTCACATTGTCATTCAAGAAGCCCATGTGCAACGTCAGCCCATCCTTGTTAACGGAAGCTTCTTTATTTAACTCTTCCTGTATTTCATCCAATAAGACATTCTCTAAACCCACATGATTCAATATAGCAGTAGCAAACGTTGCATCCTTTTGCATCAAGTTCGTTAATTGTTTTATAGATGTGAGCCCACCGTCTTCAGTAATAAACTTCCTAATTAAGGAACCCTTCTTTTCTGCTACACCTTTCTCTTCGTCAATATCAACAGGCTCACCAAGTCTTTCTAAAACTTCCTGTTGTTTTTTCTTTCGCTCATCCTCTGAAGCTTTTAACTCTTCTCCTGCTACTATCTCGTCAATTATGGCGACAGCTTCTTCAGTAGATGCTGCTTTAATTTCTCTATAAATTTCCGACATTTCGGGCAGCCAATCATTTACTTTCTTAAACGACGAGTACGAAGCATTTTTTGCTCCACCTTGGCTGTAGTTGGGCGGGTTTATTAACTTACCTATGTTAAGTCCACGAGAGTTCTCAGACTCAGACTTATCCATACCGGTACCACTCTTATTCTCTTGTATACCAACAAGGTACTGAGCCCAATCATTTGTAAGCGGAACAAAAGTTTTATTCTTATGTCTATACAGCAAATCCGTACCCTTAATGGCTCCATTTACAAAAAAGGCAGGTGCGTATATTAATTCATTGCCAACCTTAAACGCAAATATACCAACCATCTTGCTATTAGCGTCATTTTTATACACGATCTCGAATCCTAGCTTATAGGGATCTTTCATCAAGGGCGTAGCCTTGTTTTGTATAAACATGTAAGCCTGGTCTAGAAATGCTTTTTCAACATCCTTATCCGAATAGACCTGTGCCGCATTCTTTTTCCAATCTGATTCAATTTCAATCATGACAGTAATTTTAGTTTAAAGGTGTAATACTACAACTATTTTAAAATATATCAATAACTAACTTTAGCTAGTACCGAAGAGGGTCTGGTACATCTCATCGTTTTTTCCGGCGGGCCCTCTTCGGTTTACTCTTTTTCTTTCTTCTTCTTTTTCTAAGATATCCAACTTCTCCCGATACTTCTTAAACTCGTCGTCTGTCCTGGACCAAGCTTCCGTGGCTCTAGCAGTTGTTGCTCCTATAGGCATCCCTATAACTCCACCTAATCGTCCGACAGGCCCTCCTGCTAGCCCGCCAACAAGAGCACCACTATAGCTACCGTACGATCCACCGAATATTTGGTTTAAGTAATCTATTTTCTTTTTGTCAGCTACGGTGAGTTTTTCCTTTTTGTTAATTGCCTGTAACGCTTTGTTCATAGCATTACGATTTGCCCTGTACTCAAGATACATTGTCGTTCCCGGAACAGGCAGTAATCCTAACGTGGCTTGTTCGAGAAGAGGTAACAGAGCACGGCCACCAGGAGTTCCGTCTTCGGTGAAATCTTGTGCATGCCCCAACTCATGTCTCAAAACTCCAGGATCTGCAGATTCAACATTTACTGTGTCAGAAAATGGGTTGTAATGGTTTGGTCTGTTAAACCCCGCCATCCCGGCAGCTGCTTGCAATGGGTAAACTAAGCCCCCAAATAGTTTAGAGGGCCAGCCAGTTTTCTTATTTTTAAAAATATTTATAAATTCAGTTAATGGCCTAACACCCCCTAGCGACACATTAGTCTCTGCTAATGACGGGTCATCCTTTAATTCTTCTATAATCTCCTTGATCTGCTTGTGCTGCTCTTGACTAGGCCCATGAATAAACTCCCTAGCATTAGTCCAAGGTGTCATATTATACGGTGACCCAGCGAGACTTAGAGCATAGTTTAATGGCTGTATCCTTCCCATTATCTCAAACGGCTTTGAAACTGAATCTGCAAGCTCGCCAACTGCCCCTCGTGACGTAGAACCCCCAGGGCCCTCACTCCATGTCGGCTCATACACACGCATGGGCCCAAAGTCTTCGGAGTCTATGTAAGGTAAACGCCTGAGTCCCTTTTTACGCTTCTTAGCAGCACTTGAACGTTTAGCTATGCCTGCTAGTCCGTTCATCACAATAATCCTGTCTTTTCTGAATCTTCACCGAACCCGTGTCCAATTGCTAGCCTTGGTGCAAAGTGTACGTTCCTATCTACGTTTGTCTCTGCTCCGGAATTTGCAGACTGACTAAGCCTATGTGCTTGATAGCTGGAGTGTAAGGAAGCCAGCCAGTCCTTCTCATTTAAAGTTGCAGTTCTAAGCCTGACCATCTCTGGCTCAAAATTTAGTTTGTCGTCACTTGCTATCACTTTGTTAATACCCATATCAGCAATGTTGTTTGCCATGTTGGGAGTTATCTTGGTGCCAAGAGAGTAGTGTAGAGCCGGTGCGTGTAAGTACTTACCCACAGCGCTCTGCGTATCTCTTAACACAGCACTCTTGGGCGGGACATATGAAGAAACCAAAGAATTATAGGATGCCAAGTCTTCGGGCAGGTAACCACCTATGTCATCATCCCCAGTTACACGAACATGATCCAATGCCCCTTTTGCTAAAAATTCTAAATTCTTTTTACTAGCGTATAGTCCACTATTATCAAAGACTTCCTTTAAATAGTTTACGTAATGCTGTCTTCCTGAGCCCAAACCTCGTAAAGCTATAACGTCCTTTACGTCAAGTATACCCTCACTAAGTCTGTCTCCCGGTTCTACTGTCTGACCACGTTTTACATTTATCTCAAATCCAGGAAGAATATAATGATCCTGCCCATCTATTGTTACATTGTTCCCACCTTGCGGAGCCTTGCTTATTTTTTCCACGCGACCACCAACCTCAGCTAGTGTAGCCTTATTCGGGTATGTAGAAGGGCTTTGCATTATTTGATTAACCACCTTGAACCCGCTAGTAGGAACTTTACTTCCACTAAACTGCCCACCCCCATGTTTAACATTTAGAGCACCTTGCGTTAGTGGCTCGCTCAAAGCGTGTGCAGCAGTTATACCTACAGCTTCTCCAAGTTTAGGGAACTTGCCGTCATTATTTAAACCCGAGCACTTAACGCATACACCGCTGGCAGACTCACAAGTTAACGGGCTTCTTGCCAGCACTCTTTCTTTTTTTAACTTGGTTAGTGCTTTATATACACTTTTATCTACAGCTTCCCCAGCAGCTACAGGGCCATACTTTCGTTGTAATACCCTGCCTGATAATTCTTCCACATCAGAAACATCAAGAGGTATGCCATTAGTTGTACCGCAGTCATCCTCAGTAGTTATCAACCTTGTAACGGACTGTACCATTTGCTTAGCTAAATCACCAGCGTCTGCGGTAGCTTCTTTAGTAGATATAACAGCTTTTCTGGCGCCGAACGTACTTGATAGGTATTCTGCTGGCCTCAAGCCCTCGCCATAGCTGTTCTCTATAAACAAATCTATAATATTATCTTTGTAGTCTGTGTAAACTCCGGGAGTTGTGATCATGGATTTGAGCTGCCCTTTGTTTCCTCTTGCTCCAGAGACTACGGAGTTACCGAGATTGTGCTCAGTACCCTTGATTGACTCCATTGTCATCTTTTCTAGTATGTCAGAATACTTTGCGTATACAGCAGCTCTCGCACTTCTCTTGTCTTTTGCCTTGGATTCAGCCTTTTTTACGTCTTGCTTCATCTTAGCTATGACAGCGTCCTTGTCGAACGTCGGGTACATATCTGCCAGAGTTATGGTCTCTGCCTGGTTGTACGAAGCTTCCCTACCCAAGTCAGAAATCTCTTTAGATAACTTCCTATACTTCTCGGGGTGCTTGCTGGCAATTTCGGACATTATATAACTTATACCCTTACTGTTATATTCGACACCCTCCAAATCTATATCTTCGGGCACAATATCTCGCATTATTAAATCGACTGCCTTCATACTTATTTAATCACAACATGAATTTTCTATTTCATCAACTCTATTTACTAGTGCATTAAATTGTGTGAGTGTAGTAAACCCACCAACGATAGCCATAATTTGTTCCTGACTAAACGTTATTCCAAGATCTTCTGGAGATGCATTAGCTGTAGAGATACAGGACACTAACTCTTCTGGGTTACACTCGACAGGAAAAGACGGAGGTGGAAGCTCTAACTCTCCAGTTAAAGAAGCTTGGCAGTTTTGGTTATCTATATGTAATGCTATAGAGTGCGATGGAGAAAATAGATAACCGTTAGGAGCAGTTATATCTAAATCGTTTACAACGTTAGTAATTCCATCGGGGCACCAAAAACAATCTCGAACGTCCTCACAATCAATTATAGTCCCGGGCGCTGGGGTGGTGCCGCTTCCTGAGTTTACATTTTCTGTGAAGTCCTCTGGGACTTTTACAACTTTATGTATTGTTGTTTGTGTAGAAAATGAACCCTCTATCTTTCCAGCCAGCCCGTCTTGCTTTAATACGAAGAATATACAGTCCCCGTCCTCAAGCATTGCCTCTACAACACCAGTGTACATCAGTTCAGTACTACCAGGTGTTATGTCGTTTTTATTTATAAGCTCTAAGCTATATACTTCTTGGTCGGCTCGCTCTATCTTTGCGGTAACTACAAGGTATGTGGCATCTACAGCTGGACTGTGCTGGAATTTTAACTCCAGACCTATACCGTAAAGTCCCTCATCTGATACGCAAAACTTGTACCCGCCAGGAGGTGACTTTTGATTAAACAAGTAATTGCCGTAGTCATATACCTTCTGGTCGAATGGTATATATTGCTCGGCGTTCTTTTTTACTATTACAGTGTTGGATACAGATGCTAGTTTTGCACCGCTGAATCCACGCTCTGCTATTAATGTGTCGGGTAGGTGCTCTACGGATATCTTTTTATCAGATCCAAAAGGTATCCTAGAGTTAAGAAGTTCTTTTAATGTACTGTCTTCGCCATCAAATTTTACTTTAGTGGTATCCGGAAATATGGACTGCCCACTAATCCGAAGATTTGCGATTTCGGTTTTACTATCCACGACATCGCTGATTCGTTTCTAGGGTCCTGCTATCCAATTGATAAGATCCCCTAGACCAGCCTTTTCAGCTCCAGCCAAGTAGACAGGGTAGGCAATCATAGCTACAACTAGTAGCAAAGCCTTTTTCCATTTTTTAGTCTTATTTTCAGCAAAGTTTTCTGCAGAAGCTTCTTGTCTAAATTTCTCCAGTTCTATTACCTTTCCATTTATATTACTACAGTAATCGTGTACATCAGACAGATGTTCCATTTGCCAGCGTTGCTGTTGTATTAATACTGATATACGTTCCAACAAGAACTTTTGTTGATCGTCGCAATCTTTTAGCAAGTGCTTTGGTATAGTGGGCTTAAACTCAGGAGCGTCAAAGGGCCTACGCTGCCGCTGTATACTGTCACTCATATTATTATTTATTCTTCTACCTTCTTAGATGGCATACCACCAGCATACCACCCCTCGGGCAGGGTTACTTTACTTTTGCTCTTTACCCACTCGCCTTCATCGTAATAGTAAACGTGGCCTTTAACGTCTGGACCGAGTCTTACGAGTTCGCTGTCACTGTCCACGAAAACGACTCTTCCGCCCCCCAGGCCTAGGTTTAGGCACCCCGTCATCGTCAAACTTATCATCCCAACGCTCACGGATGTGAGAAGGAATTGGAGTAGAGTCTTTTGCTTTGATTGGTTTTTTTGCTTCATTTACTGTCCAGCCGAATAGGCCTTTTAACACGTTAACTATTATACTCCAGAGGAAGCTCACTTATCGCCTTTATCCTTTGCCTTTCCTACGTTAAGTGCAAGCAAGTCTACTATCTTGTAGGCTTTCTTGACCCACCCGTCATCTTTGGGTGTAGGTGTCAAAGCTGCAACAGCTGATGCTGCAGCGACAACTGCGGTTATAATGCTAAGTATGGCTTCCCAGTTTTCTTGTATATATTCCATGGTTTTCTCCTTAGTTAGGTTAGAAAATAGTTAGTTGAAAGTTTTCATCAATTGTAAATGGAGCTAGCTCTTCTGTTGTAACTCCTGTCATTATAGATTTATTAGCAGTGTTTCCAGCTAAAACGCTTATAAGACAAGTATCCGACTCTTCAGTGACAATAGAATGATCCCCTGCTGCAATCAATATATTATTTTTTATCCTGCAACCTGTACTGTTGGGGTATACAAAAATGGCCCCGCACTCGGCAGAGTCACAAGCTGTTTCCAGCTGGCAGTTATCTATAAATGCATTTACACTCTGCCCTCTAATGCAAATAGCACAGCCGAGTTCTGATTTAACGTAACTGTTCTTTACAATTATAATATCCTCAGTGGTGCGTATTCCAGACCCAGACGATATAATTTTTCTACTCTCAACTTCAAGATTACCTGCGTTATGTGTAATTACGTTCTCGCTTACAGTTGCTGTCGTAGTCTGTATTAAGTTTGCCTGAACCTTTACCTTGGACGATGCGTCAGTAAGCTTTATAACAGACCTATTTAAATTGTTGTTGGTTATGAATGTACCATGCCCGTAAACATTAGATGTTAGACCGCCACTATCACGCATGATTATAGTGCCGACATCCAACGCAGGCGTTTGCACAACTTTAGAGCCTGGGAAGAAGAAAAAGTCTACACCGTCCTTGAGTATATCGTACTCGTCGTTATATGTGCCCGGCCATACTATTATAGTATCACCAGCTACGGCAGCTTCCTTTGCAGCCCTTATTGTTGCAAACGGATATGAAAAATCATAATTAGTTAAGTCGGTCCTAGTATCAGTACCGCTGGTTACGTTAACATGGATTGCGTTATCCGTTTCAACCATTCCAGAAATACCACTGAAACCTAGGTTGTACGATTCGTCTACCAGCTCTCCTGTAAGCGGCGCGCTTACACTAAGCATAGCGTTAACCTTATCCTTTACCTTAGTGTCTGTGTAGTAATAATTACTATCACCCTCATCAAGGTCATCAGTAGTTGCCAAAGCTAGTAAATCTTTAACAGTTGTGTCAGAAACGCTAGAGAGGTCAAAGGTTCCAGAAAAATCTCCTGATATAGTGTTTGCAGATATATCCCCCGAAACTGTGAGGTTTCCTCCCACATTCCAATTGTTCTCAAGAGTATTTGAGTCCCAAGATATAGTAGCAGTGCCGCTACTGTTAAATAGTTTTCTAGACTCAAAGTTACCAGAGTTAACACTAGAATTATCTGTAGCTATAAGGGCTTTGAACAAACCACCAGCGACTAAGTTATTTTTGTTACTAGTAGTTAGTAATGAAGACAGTATGACATCATTACTATCGAGAACATATTTTTGCGCGGTAGTCATACTAGTTATATTCTATTTAAAAAGTATGTTAGTTCAGCTCCCTGAGCTAAAGTCCCGGGGGTTGTGGCCTGTACGCACTTGATGTGGTATGTGTTGTTTACTCCTAACCCTGATACAGCTGGCGTGGTAGATTGATCTCCTAGTTGTGCGTAGCTGGAACCGGCGCTTAGTGTAAACTCAATTGTGTTAACCTGCGAAGAACCATCGTATAGCTTTAATACTATGTCTTCATCTGAGGGAGTCTGTACAAATAACGTCATGCCGTATAAAGAATACGTGCTGTACCCGTGATTGTATATGGCACTAAAGTGTGCAAATTCAAAATCGTTATATAGAGTAGGAGCAGTGTAAGACGCCAAACTCCTAACTGGAGTCTCACTCAAGTTAGGTATGTCATAATTACTAGCAACAGCTAGTGTTTTAGAGAACTGCCTGGTTTCACTCATTTAGTGTATATTTAACTCCATAGGTTCGGACTTAGGCCATGTACCATGTATTTTTTTTGACCACTTAACTCCATACATCTTAGAGTAACTAGTAGCTTCATCATCTTCTGGTGCTATACAAGTTACAGCTTCGCTATCCATTATATCTTCTTTATAAAAAACCATTGCTACGTTTCCGTCACCATCCAAAATTTCAATAAACTTTAAAGGCTCCTCAACAATTATAGTCTTCCCTGACTGTGACCTAACTCTTAGCATTTTTCTTTTTCTTTTTAGGTGAATCATCTATTACACCCTTACCTTGCGAGTCAGAAAGTAAATGAGCGAGTATAGCATTGATTCCATAGAGTCCAGCAAGTCCTCCAACACTACCTAAGCCCCAAGCCATAGGGTTATCACTACGCCAAAAACTTTCGTCTGGAGGTCTGTGAGGATGCGCACCATCCAGCTCTGGAGTCTGATCTGGATCTTCTTGCATTATCTACGTCTCCTACGTTTCTTTTCTTCTTCGTCTTTCCCGCCGAATAATTTGCTTAGGGCCCAAAGTCCAGCAAGGCCACCTACTCCACCTGCGCCCCATGCCCAAGGATTGTCGCCACGCCAGAATCCCGATGAATGCTCTTGCCCAAACATTCCGGTTCCCTCGGGGCTAGCACCGGGAACTGGGGCGCCAAGGGCTCCAGCCATGTCACCACGTTCAAAATTTTGAACACCTTCTTGCGGATCCAAATGTCCGGTGCCCGGGGCAATGCTGTCGACGCCTAACCCTTCAGCCGTCAGTTGATCTATAAGCGCCTGGGTCTCTGGATCTTGTACGTCATCGCTTTGCGGCGAATCTTGAGAAAACTCACTAAATGGCTCATGCCACTCATAGTCAACTCCTGGAACTCCCTCTGGTCGGTCCCCGCCTTCTGCTTTCTTTATTAGCTTACCTATGTCTTCTAGTTTCATTTTTAATACCCCGATGTTTCGTCTATAAGGCTCATCACCTTGTCGACTTGTGAGGCCAACCCTTGGATCTGGCCTTCTAAATTAAATACTTGTTGTGCTAGTTTTTGATTTTGTGCCTGAGATTGTTGCAGTGCCTGTGCCAGTTGTTCCACCCCAGCGTAAAGCTCTTGTACTTCTGGAGAAGGTCCTTGTTGCGGAGGTTGACCGCCTTGTTGAGGTGGGGGCTGACCACCTGGAGGAGCACCGCCACCAGCTTGCATCTCCTGTTGTACCATTTGCATCAGCTGGTTGGGGTCAACTTGAAGTTGTTGAGCAACCTGTTGTGCCATGTTAGGATCCTGCATTAATTGATTAGGATCCACACCCATCTGACCCAGAGCATCCAGTACACCTCCACCGCCACCACCTTGAGGAGGAGGTTGCCCACCTGGTGGTGGCTGACCACCCTGCGGGGGCGGTTGACCACCACCGCCCTGTTGTTGCGGGTCGGGCATTGGGGAAAAAGCTGATTTGTTTAGCTGTTCTTTTAATTCAGCAATTGCATCGATAGTTTTAGATAGACTCATAACTAATTTTTCAGTTTACAAAAAAAAATTTATTTTACCAAGCTTTTTATACAATGTTTACTTCGTCATTCAAATTTATATGTCCTGCACGTATAGCTTTTAACGCATCCGCTTTACTCCTAAAAGTAAAGGGCGTGCCACCTTTGGATTTCTGCGAAGAATATAACCCCAGTATAAATTCATGTTTTGGTTTAGGCACAATATCATTTCTCTTCTTAATTGAGAATAACATTTTAGATGGTAAAAGTTTGTTCTTAGCATCGTCCACCGCTTCGGGTAATGCAGGTAACTGTATATTCATAGCATCCCCATCAAAGTCTGCATTGTGACCTGTAGTTACTAACGGGGATATCATAATAGTATTACCCTCAATTAGCTTAGGGTAACCAGCAGTAATATTATATTTATGCCAAGCTGGAGACCGTGAGTATATGACTGGTCGATCCTTAGATTCTAACTTCATAGCATGCTCTGCATGAGGGGCCCTGTCCCTAATAGCTATAACAGCATCTGCAGCACTTCTTCCAGACCTAACCAACCTGCGCTGAATGTAAGGAGCGTATAGCTTCCACGCCATCTCCTTTGGTATCCCTATTTCATCTAGGTCAAGTTCTGGGTCTACGCCAATAACTCCTCTGCCAGAAGAGTCTACTGGTTTAGATATCAACCTACGTTGAAAAAAACTAAACTTAGCTTGGTTACCAACTAGTTTTTTTAGAAACCCCGAAACTCCTCTGGATTTAGTCTTTGGTTGTACGGGGTCGCCAAACCCGTAAACGGCTTTGACTGCGTCATAAACATTTAATCTGCTGTCACCTACAGCTTCATCTCCCAACTCGTCTCTCAAGTCACGATACGAATCCCTTACCTCGAACAAATCTTTGTACAGTTCGTTAGCATCTCCTGGGACAAAAGAATCACCTATGATGTTAAACGGCCTAAACTTAGGAGGAATAACAGGAACTCTTGTTATCAAATAATCCGAAGGTGCTATATTATTTTTGCGCATCCCATGGGCGTAACGCATAAGTTTAATAGATGGGCCGCGAGCAGATTTCTTTTTGCTGTCCAAGCCCTCCTTAGACATTTTCTCAACATCATTTACAGAGAAGGTTCTTAGTGCAGCGGCTAGTGAATCAGGCCCAGTATGCTTCATCTGGGAAACATCTGCAGTGCTGGCTGCTTTATCAATATACTCTGGTGGTATGCCACCACTGGGGGTTATAATTTGAGCGTGTGGCACATTGCTCGCATAACGAGCACCATCCGGTTCATCGTAATGCTTCCATAATTCTTCAGGAGTTTTTGAAATATACTTTCTAACATCCTCAATACCTATATCCTTGTGTCTCTCATCACCTTGATGCTCAGGACCCTCAGGGTCATAAGGAACTAACTCAGACCCAACTATACGTGTGCCCGGGTGATCCTTTAGTAATTTACTTAAGTTTATTCTGATCAATTCAGATTTAAGTTTTTTAATTGGATGCGCATCAGTTATCTTACTAGAATCGGGATCTCCGAATAGTACGCTTGGTCCCTGCAGCGATGTTCCCCAAAACTCATCCTTAAGTTCCTCACTCACTCTAGCTTTAAAATCTTCTTCCGATTCTTCCCAATCTGTCCCAGCCCTGTTGGCTAGCACTGCCTTTAGCACCTCTTTGTTATCCAGCAAAGACTTGGAAGACAACAGGCCATGCTTATTTACTAAATCCGTAGATCCTCCTGGAATTGCACTTGTGACATATACGTCGGCCTCAGTGCTGGATTTCTTAACAAACTTAGCTATCCTATCAATTAAGCTCTGTGGAAGCTCTTCCTTACCAGATAATATATTTCTATACTGCTTTTCGGTAAGCCCCAGTATTTTTCTTACCGGCTCCTCGAATGCTGGGTTTGGAACTTCAAATGGTAATCTCACAAAGCCATACTTGTTTGTGTTTGATAAGGAGTCATCAAACAAACCACCTTTAACCGGTACTACAGCGCCCTTGGACAACTGACGCATCTCAAGCAAACCAGGGTTGTTTACCTCTACAGGGTCTAGTTCCGTAAGAACTTTCTCGGTCATTGGTCCGAGTCTCATGTCGCCCTTTTTATTTATCTGCCTAGCGTGATACCCAGATCCCTGAAGCAAAGTTTTAAATTTATTATATACCAGCGGAGTATCAGGCATCTTTGGATCGTACCCGCTCCTTAGCTGTTGCCAGTAGTCATCGTTCTTTGCTCCACGCAATAATGACATGTCTTTCAACATGCCGTAAGCGCCAGATGATAACAGCCCATGGGTTTCAAGCCCACTTAACCGCTTGCTCTGAGCTAATTCATCCCCGCCCTTAAGTGGTTGCTCGTTAATATCATACGCTCCTTGGTTTCTAGCTGAGAACCCCTTAGTAGCAGTGTGGTGAAGCTTTAGAACGTAAGCGTCACCAACAGTTGCAGGCTTTTGTAATTTCTTATCACTTTGCGGGTCAAAGATTTCCTCCACATCAGAAATCCCATGCTTATCCAACTCACCCTTAACATAACTAAACCACTTGTTTCCCGGCTGTGTAAAAGCATTTAACTTGTAAGGCTTTCCCGTAGCTTTTGCAGCTTTACCCAACAGTAACTCGTAAATCATAGAGTTATTAACACGTGACGGTATCCCAAGAGGGTTAAGTAAAAGCTCAAGCGGCTTACCATTAACAGTTCTGGGCATATGGTCGTTTGGTATTATTTTACTTATCGTTCCCTTTTGACCTGATCTAAAAACAACCTTGTCACCAGGCATGGCTGGCTCATCAGAGCGTACTGTAACCTTAACCCCACTCCGAGTTCTTACAACATCTGTAACCACCCCGGGAGTTTCGTGCTCCCAAACTAAAGAGGCATCATTCCTGGCATTCTTCATATACGATGAGAGCTTACCAAGTTTTTGTGATGAGGAAGAAACTACACGAGGCTTACTAGCAAGTGCAACTGGATCACCAGGTTCCAGAGTTTGGCCCGGAAGAACCACACCGTTATCATCTAATTTATCTAACTGTGATATAACAAATTTCTTTGGGAAAAGACTTACGTAGTGGTTCTTACCACCCTTTACACCACGCTTATATTCCAAATCGTCAGCATACATATGCTCGCTGGTAAGACGTTTTGCAAAATCTTCAGATACCACAATAGCGTCTTCCATTGAGTGACCCTTGTAAGGTAAGAGTCCAACTCTAGCATTGAGGCCAAGCGCCAGCGTTCCCCTATCGTCTGTGTAGTTTGATTTGGCTAATAAATCTCCAGACTTAACAACGTCACCCTTTCTTACTATAGGAGTGTTGTGTAGGCTGGTTTTTCTATTGAAGGGAAAGTTATGATAGAGTGGCTTCTTGATAAGCTCGCCATCTTCAGACTTTATAGTTATGCTCTTTTTGTTAACATTTTGAACCACACCGTTCTTGTCTGAGAACATAGCGCCTGCATTACGCCCAAGCGTTTCGTCAAAGCTTTCTCCGTTATCGCTAAGCTCGTTTATATTTTGAATGAGTGGAGCTTCAGGATTTGAAAGAGGCAAAGCCTGATTAAAATACTTAGACCCGTAAAAGAGTCTAGAGCCATGAACTGAAGATTGAAGTGGTATTAGATTTAGATGACTACCGAAGAATTGGTTTGTGGACGGCAGCTCATAATCTACTTCCTTATTATCAACCTTAGTTATAACATCATTCTTAATTGCATGTCTCATCATGCTTTAGCCTTCGTAGGCTTGTTTTCCAACGCTAGTTGTTCTTCTCCGCCAGGGATTGCTTTCTTGGGTTTTTTCTTCGGATCTTTAAATAACATATTCCTGCTTAAGTTGGTGTAAAACCTGTCTCGCACTTCGCCCTCTGGTATCTCAACAGTCATCACTCCAGGCTTTGCTTTGTTAGGCTTCTTTAATGCATTGTAAAGGTACGCTCCCAGTAAGGAACCACCTAGGGCAGATGTAACACCCCAAGCAGTCTTTGGATTTTCGCCAAACCAATCCTTTGTATCCTTCCACCAGTTGCCTTTCAATCTTTCCTTCTCTGCAGCCAAACGAGCTTTAGCGGCATCTAGATTAGTAGCCGCATGCTCGCCGGCCTCGTCAGTGTACTTCTGCATGCTTTCTGCTAGACTTCCAGCATCCGCTGATAAATTTTGCATCCCCATGGTTCCCAACAAACCCAGCTGCTTGTATGTCCAGCCAGATCTATTAAGTGCTCCCAGTAAACTTTGCCTATCCTTTGCTTCCGAAACAAACCTGTTCTTAAACATCTTACTGCCAGCAGAGCCACCAGTTAGTGTACCGAGAAGGAGGTTGATTTTATGGATGGCGGGATCTGCATCAGGAATGATGTACTCATTCTCCGCTGCTGCAGTACCAAACCCACCACCAGCTCCACCAAGCCTATGGAGTGCTCCAGAATCACGCAGCCTACCAGCGCCGCTAGCTAAGGCCTCTGCCCTAGGTGCTCCAAAGATACGTTGTAACAGTCTCACGAGTTTACCTGGGTCCCTTGTGGATTCCTTTACGTGAGCCTTCTTACTACGTGGCTTGTTAGGATCTTCAGAGTACATAGTACCCATCTCGTCATCTATAATATTAGGGTATAACCCAAAGTGATCTGGGCCCGGTCCGCGCATCAACAAACCACTGGTGGGCTTGCCTCGCCGCTTAAAGTAATCTTCGTCCATCTCCTGACCAACAATATCCCTGCCAGGAACTCGATCTGAACCAAATCCGAAATGGTACCATGGCCTTGGTTTTGAATACCTCTCAACCAAAGCCAGTAGTTTTGATCGCAAATCTTTGGATCTGGTGCTTAACTTTTCTTTTTCCTTCTTTGCAGCGGCCTTAGTTATCTGTGTCTCAACGCCATCAATATTTTTGGCTAATTCAATAGATGGCTTGTTAGTATGAGAGATTAAAGCTTTAACAACATCCACACCTGCAGCTTTTTCAGAAAGTATTTTTGTTATAGCTTCCTTAGCAAACCCCCTACGCCTATGTTCGGGCAATATACCTATACTGTAGTACCCAACCTTATCCATCCCCTCTTCACGCTCTTGCCACCCCACAAAGCCCACGGGTACGTGACTTGCACTTTTTCTAACTAAATATAACCCGCCATCAAAATGTTTGGAGGTAAGACCATTTGGCCAGTGCGAAGGGTTCTCATTATAGATGTTGCTCATAATTTCCTCTGCCTCGGAAAAAGCAGAGGCCGTTTTTACTAAAGACCCGTAATGCATAATATTAAAAGTTAAGGTATTATCTAGAAGCAACCCCCGCATGTCAACGGATATATAATTAGCTAATAGCTAAAAAAAGGGCCCCCTGAGGGGCCCACACATAAATAAGTTAATAGAGTTAACCGTTATGTTTTTTTCTTAAGATAAGCAGGATGTCGCTCAAAACGTGATAGAAGCGTACCCTCATAAGAAGATCCACCATCACGTCCGTCAAGCTGAAGTTTACTACCGAAGAATGATTCGAGTTCTTCATCGTGTCCTTCCCTTATTACGGTAAATCGCGGAATTCGGCTGTTGTTCCAATCAAAAAACAATATCTTTGTTGGGACATGCCTTATTCTGCAATTATATATATTTTTGTCCGTTCTTATTTCAAACATAAGAAGCATGGACACCTGAGCGTCTATCTTGTGCCCAAGCTGTTTACAGTCAGCCCAGGTTTTCGAATAACGCCCAGTTTCATCAGTGCCAAGATTTTGTGCTTGGACGACATACCTATCTGTTGCATGGAACCACTCTACAAGAATGGATCCGCAGGCGTAAACGCCATCTCGTTTAGACTCAAGCGGGTAGCTATGTCTATACTTGAAAGCGCCACGTTCTTCTGAAATAAGCGAGCTTATTAAACGTTTTTTAGGATTAAGGAGCTGGTATGAAAACATACGGTGTGCTCCTGTCCTAGATTGTTTATTACCAGTATCACTTGTTGTTTTTATATTATTATATTTGAAGCTGCTCATGGTCCCCCTAACTATTTGTTGTTTACATCATCGATTAACTCTTTGCTCAATATGAGTACCTCTTGTTTGAGACAGTAGCCTCTACTAGGGTGCTCACAAAGAACCTCTTCTGTGCCCGTCTTACGAGCAACCCAGACCTCACGTTCGCTATCATAGCGAACGTTTGAGGCCCGAGAAATATCGGGTGCGCCCAACAAGGGGCGCAACCCGTTTAAATTATCGTTGTAAATGGCGACCACTCTAGAAGCGTCACCACTTATTGCTAATGCATTACCCATCTTCCTGAACCTCAACATTTTCCTCCATTGGAGGAAGTTCTTCAGTTTCATGGAATCTTTCCGTGTATGCAAATGAACCTTCGTCTTGCAACGCCATGGGGCCAAATATTCCTTCCCAAGTGGAAGCACATTGAGTTGAGTCTGCCGTACAAGCATCGTCAACCTTGAACCCATTACCATCACCGTTTATAGTCATCTTTATTCCTGCCATTTTATTCCCTCCTATAACATTAACGCGGTTGGATCTTCTAACGTAGACAGCAGCAAATCAGACTGACCCTTGAGATCTTCAACAGTCATTGGATTGCCGTCAGTGTCAGTTACATATTTCCTCATGAACTCGTCAAAACCGTAACCCTGAATTATAGAGTTATGAGCAGTTCTTACGCTTTCAATGATTACTTCTTTCTTCAACGCAACAGCACCTTTACCGAACTCGTTCTCTACAGATCCCTGATAGGAGTCGTAGACAAGTTCAGCATTCTGCCCTTCGTTAGTAACCTCAACGCCTATATCGTAAGCATTGTGTTCTGTTGACGGATTAACTAGAACCATAGGATACACAGTAGTGTTCTCATTTCCATGAGCCCGAACCATTACTGGGTCCAATCCGTTCTTTGCTCGCTCCTCATTATTTACCATCTCCCAACCGTGACGGTTGAGAACATTTTGAAGAGCAGTTCGAACATTATCGTGGTTAGCGGCAATGTTCACACTTTGATATGTTGATGTGAATGACATTTATTTTTTATTTTATTTTTACATTATACCGACGAAGAACTCACCGGACTCTGGATCCAGACTAGAATCATCTAACGCAAGTTCGACTATCCTGTCTATATTTTCGGAAAGCATCTGACGATCTTCTACATGTTCCAGATCAATATCTTCCATGTTCAAGCTGCGCCTGAATTCGGATATAGCCTGGTAGAACTCATCAGTACTATCAAATGAACCTAGTTCTCCAGTTAGGTCGTCTATAATTGAAGTTAACTGAGTTACAGAATTTTCAGTAACGCGAGCTGGGTCTACAACCCGCTTAGCACCACTATCTTTTCTTTCCTCAATTTCATCCTCAGTCATTAGCGTCCTATCTAGTCGAATCTTAAGTTTCGAAACCTTATCAGCAATCATGCTTCTGATTCCCTTCTGAATGTCAGATACTGTGTCCAGTGTCTTATTCCTCCAGGATTCTATTTCACGTTGACGAATTGTTTCTTTCTCATGATTCAGCTCATCAGCAGCGCGTATCCTGTCAGCTATTGCTCGGTAAGAAGTGTTACCCTGCATTACGCAGGACGGTACCTCTTGTGTACGAGTCCACTCACATTTAATACGCCTAGGATTTCTTAGCGATTCTCTTGTTGGGATAAACCCTGTGATGACATCCACTAGATCTTCGGAGAACATTCTACGATACTCTGAAATTATTTCAGCTCGCAAAACATCATATCGCTCATACATATAATCTATGTAAGAAAGATACGTTACTGGAGCTTGGTTATTAAGCTCCCACTCATTTCTCTTATCCAGCTTCCCGTCTATTATAATCTGAGCCTGACTACAAATGTCTGTACCGGCATAGGTTTCATAATCAGCATCAACAATTCCACGAGCGGCGAGCAAAGATGCTTCAACCTCCTCGAACTTGTCGAACTTTATCATGTAACCAAAGCGGATGTCGGCATTCGATGAATAACGACTCAGCGTCGAACTGATATATGAACGTATGGACGCGCCAATCTTTTTGAACCACGTCGGGAAAACATCCATCTTCCCCAGTCGCAGCTTTTCATCCTGATAGCGCTCACGCATCTCTTCGGGAAGAAGCTCTGGCGATATAGTTGCTTCCATCGAAGCAGGGAACCTAACACTATACTTGTATCCCATGTATGACTCATTTAACTTAGCATGCATACGCAATGCTTGGTCATAATCGGAATTGATATCCTGTGCAAGGTCACCAGTAATCCGGTCGAAAGCAACATCACCGCTCCCAACCTGCACAGCAGGCTGGGAGCTTACATCTTCAGAATGCTCACTAATATCAGACTCCGTTGTTGGAGTCTCATGATTTTCAGTTGTCATTTTCTTTTTTCTTTTTGTTAATCTTTTCGTCGCCAATCATGATCATGTTGGGAGCAGAATCGAGTATTCCTCGCTCATCGCTTGCAACAGTATGATTGACGCATTGATCCATAAACCCAGACTCTTGAGCCCAACGTGTTTGCCTATCATACTCACTGTTTTCACGAGTACTCTGCGGGTTATGCAATTTAGCTATACCTACAGCAAGCGAGCCTTCATCCTCTATCTTCTCAGCGTAAGCACGCTTTATAGTCTCGACGACAACATGCTCTATCTCGGCTCCAGTGAACCCGCGCGTTGAATCTACCAGCTCAGAAATAGGAAAATTATGTAATTCCCGCTTTCTCTTTTTAAGATGAACTGCGAATATCGCTGCACGAGCTTCATCTTCTGGAAGACCAAGCCAAGCTTTGGAGTTAAACCTACCGGGCCTAAGGAGTGCATCATCAAGCATGGCTCCGTTATTAAACGTACCAACTATATATGCGTTGTCATTCTTGTTATACTGACGCTCTTGAAAGTACGTAAGTAATGTACCAAGTAAACGCAGACCGGTGCCCATAGTGGAATCATCTCCCTTACTGGAGAAGCTACCAAAGAGCTTGTCACATTCCTCAAAATAGAGGATACAACCAGCACCTTGATACAACTCTGGAAGAGCAAGAATCTTGTTCAAGTTCTCCTCAGACTTACCCAAGTGAGAATGCAATATCTTATTTGCGGAAACCAATAGTACATCCATTCCAAACTCACCACCAGTTGCTACAGCAAGAGCAGACTTACCAGTACCTGGAGGACCACCAAACAAAATACCATTTGGTTTATCCATTCCAAAGTCTTGAGCTTCCTCGTTAAGACCATTTAGATCTCTGGTTATCATAGACTTGGCATCTTCATAACCACCGATGACCTCAAAGCCACCCCTTGGTTTTACTAATTCAACCAACCCAGTCTCCCGAATATATTCTCTACGTAGACGAGCACACTCAGCCACATACGAAGGATCGTTGTAACTAAAGTCAGACCTGACAAGAGCTAGAGTAAAAGCTTGCCGTGCCTTGTGAGTGTATAATCCCTGAGTAGCGGAAATAGATTTCTCTACAGTCTCATCAGTAGGTAAATCAAGGTTGGGCCTGCCCCTTCGAGCGGAGTTATGAATTACATCAAATGCCTTACCTAGAGCTTCCTTGCCAGGGAGCGTGTAGTGCAATCTCTGTACGTCATCCGACAATGTTTCCGGCACGGTCATAGACGGGCCGTAAAATATAAAAGAACACGTACGATGTTCAAAGAAGGGAAGACAATTAATAATCATCTCCATTACAGAATACGGTCGGCCTGGGCCCCATGCCATACCCGACCAGCACTCATTAAAATTACGCATAAGAAATACGCACTTTTGGTTGAGTTGCGGGCAGTCGGCTGGAGTCTTACCCTCCATAACCATCTCCTGAATTACACGAAGAGCTTCCACAGGATGGGTTGTATCCCCAGTTCCCAAACTACGAGCATTCGTGCCATTGTTCGGGAAGTAGTGCAATCCTTCGTCACCATCCCAGTACACTATACTGCCGTCAATAGTAGGACGACTTACAGCTTCCTTGATGTCCTTAACGAATTGGCGCCTGTCGTGTACGTCAACCACAAGTGCTGGCACAGCGCTTCTTACGTGTACTATTAGTTCATTTATGAACTTTTCATTCAGTATCGTGTCTTCTTGTTCCTGAGGAAGTTGAACTGTTTCCTCGTTACCTTCTTCTGAGTTAGTCTCAGCATTATTATCTGTCATCAGTATTTTGTATTTTTTATGTGGATGAACCTAAACCTCCCGTGAATAACATCACCAGGATAAACATTACAAATAAAGCGGTTAGCATATAAAATTAATCAATATGTAAAGAAGAAGACCTATTCGGGTAGGTCTTCTTCTTCTTTTAGTAAAAGTTTAGCTTCGCTTTCCTTTCGAAAGCGTGAAGCGTTGATATTGTTGATACAACCGTAGTGGTACTCACCAAATGAGGAGAGAACCATCAACAACAAGAACAGACAGACGAAGACCCCAAAGGACTCTGCCATTACACTAATTATTACAATCAGTGTGAATGTAACGCAGAACCCTGTTGGCCCAGCCATGTCTAACAACAGGGGCAAAATGTTCTGCCCAAAGATCTTCCGACCTTTTACCGTCCTATCACGGAGACTTTTTAGCTTGCCCATCGTCGATATGCTCCTCCGATTGTTGGGCTTGTTCTCCATGAACGACAACGCGAGCTGCAAGCTCTTTAGCTTCCTCCGCAACCTGACCCGCCGTAGCGTCTGACTCCTTCTTCGAGGTTCGAAGATCTTCCACCGCTTCCGCTATGGAAACAGTCTCAGGATCCTCAGGCTTCTCAAGCTCCTTAGGTTTAGCTGGCGCCTGCTTATCCATCTCTTCGAGATACCCCAAAGAGAATGTGTATGCAAGGCATCCTAGGATTCCCAAGGCTGCTAGACCTGCAGCCGAAGCTGATGCTCTACCGCTCCAAACAAATGGATTGGCATACGCCTCAGCTTTAAGAGCAGCTAGGACAGCTGCTCCTTCGCCTCTGTGAGTCCACTTGGTCTCACCAACCTTCCTAGAGATATACTCTATTTCAGCTAGTGGACCGGTCCGGTATCCTACTGCCGTCAAATCAGGCAGTACGATTACCGTCCAGTTCAAGGACGAGACGCTGGACGCGGTGGGCTGATCTGCGATCTCGATCTCTGGGAGTCCGAGTTCACTGACCCTTTGCCCACGAGCCTCTGCCAGGCTCGAAGAGTCAACCCCGTTAAGGATTGAATTCCCCCACCAACCCAGCGCGGCCAAGATGGCCGCGAGGGAGGTGAGTAAGATTAGCTTTCGCGCCATCTCAAGAGGCCTTCGATTTAGATTTCTCCGACGTTTCCAAGGTCTCCTGTACCCGGGCAAGTTGGTCGGTGATCTCCTTCACCCTGGCTTCCTTCTTGGCGATTTCTGCCTTGAGCTCAGTCCGCTCCTTTACAAGAGCTTGAACCGAGCTTTCAGCCTGGGAGGCTTTTGCAGAAGCAGAGGTTTTGGCCGGCTCAGCTGGCTCTCCCTTTTGGGGAACTGGCTTGTCTCCGCAAGAAGCGAAGAGCATGGCGATTGCGGCGAATAATGAAACGATGATTTTTTTCATAGTATGTTGTATTTGTTTATTTTACTTTTGGTTTATTGGAGCAGAGGACTAATGACTAATCGTACTCCAAAGATATATAACCCGTTTTAGGTTATTATTTCATACGGAAAAGGCGGGCTCGAAATCAATCGAGCCCGCCCAGTTCCTATACTATGAACAAACTATTTAGTGACAACTGCGCGCTTGATTATACTAGCCATACTTTCTTCGCATATCTTCTCTTTGGTCTTAGCTAGTTGCCCTTCGTCAGAAGCGTATAAAATGTCCGCGTCTTCCTTAAGCAAACTGAAGTCGATGCTTGGGTCTTCATTCCTCCTAAAAAAAGAGGTTCCTTCGCCACGATCATCATTCGAAACTACTACTGACACATCATGATCATTATCATTCAGGTAGTTATTAACGTACTTAGTTGGGTTATCATCTCCGGGGATAATGCTAGTAGAGTCAAATACCTTCACGCCTTCGACGTAAAAAGTTCTGCACTGTTCTAGAACGACCTCGCGATCAGTCACATTGTTGAAAGATTCAAAAATAGACCTACCAATTTGGGCTAGTAACTCTTGAGCTTCAGCATTATGCCATGGATGCTTAATGTCGATAAACCACTGCTCGATAGGTGACTGCAGAGCAGGAGTGTACTTCTTACTTAAACGAACAGCAAAATCAAGCAACTGCGAGTTAGCCTTATTTTCTATACGCTCAGCCATCTTTGTAGCGAACAGGGCTGGGGACCTGCCGAAGCTTAGTTCCATATACTCAACCCACGGATGTGCTTTCACTGCTACATCGTATACATCGAAGTAACGTAGTATTATACCAGTTACGGATTTTCCGTTGGCATCGTCCGAAGCTTCTTCATCGAAGCAACGTAGAGCTGCGTTATTCTTACCACCAACCCCAAGTAATGCGATTGTTGGGTTATCATAATCATCTTCGGTTATATCAGATGATTCTTTACATGTTATGTCCGCGTGACCTGCATTGGATTTAATACCTATAGCTCCCAGCAACAAACAGAGTGCCGTGAGGCTATCCCTGTTTTGTTCTGGAGAGACTATGATTTTTTCAATGCCCGGACCAGCGTCCAGGATCTTTTCAATCTTAGCTTTCATTATTATATATGGTTAATTACGTTAGACATAAAAAAGCGACGATTATTAAACCGTCGCTCAATTATATATAACACAAACGCGTATATAATTTACTTAGCCCTAGTAACCTCGTAATTAACCCCTCGAGTGTTAGGGTCTTTTGTCTTCTTCCAAAAAAAGCGTATCCACATAGCTCCATTGGGTTTGGGAGGCCCACCTCGTTCTATATGCCAGCCACCATAACCATCTTCATATTCTTCTTTGTATCCTGGAGTTTTTAAATGCAGCTGTTCGTCGTGATATACTGTTCCCGTATCATGAAGCCTAATTCGGGTAATAGGAAAGATCCATTCATTATGTGTGTGGCCTGTGCATACAATGTGAGCATCAGGTACATATACGGCTTGTCGTCCGGTCTGTATAGTCCCCTTGGTTACAGGAGCATCTCCTCCATAACCATGATGATACCAAAGATTAGTTGATGCCTGGCATTTTTGACTACCGTCAATCCGCATGTTTGAACCGCCTTGGGGTTTTCCATAATTAAATTTAAACTTAACCCACCCGCTATAACCACCTGTGCGTATCTTAGAACCAGTAGACATGTTTAAACGTTCAACGAGGCGTTCAGTTAGATTAGTCTCATGATGCTTCAGCATAGCAGTCTCATGATTGCCTGGACCCATAACGGCAAAGTTATTTGCGTAAGGTGCGTAAAACTCAGTAGCTGTGGCTACGAGCTTATCTAAATAATTACCATGCTGATGCTCGGGACGTATGTCGTCTTTACTAGCTCTTCGGTCAAACTTACCCTGCATAGCACAAAACAGATCTCCGTAATCTATAATTACGGCGTTTCGTTCTTTAGCTTCGTCAAGATGCTTTTTCTCTAGCTCTTGATTACAATGGGGGTTGTCGTGATGTCGGTCACTGGTTAACAGGACCCAGAAGTTATCAGAAGTAGAAAGAAACCTATGATTTATAAAGTGAACGTTTCTACTTATCTCTTCTAGTGTTGTGTTGCCGGGTAGGTGTTTCTTTTCCGATTCCTCGGTCTTTACTTTTTTCTTGGTGGTTGATGTTTTATTAGTTGCTACTTTTTTATTTTTTTTAGTTTCGCTCATAATGTGTTAAATGATTTAAGTAGGCGGTGTGTTGTCAGGGGCGTCTTCCGCATCAAACGCTCCCCCGGCCCAGGCACCAGCAACACCGCCAGCACCTGTTCCCAAAAGCGTAAATAAAGCACGACGTTGTCTCTCTTTTCTGGCAGCTTCTTCACGAGCCTTAGAACTTCTAAAGTTAACCACGTTTGGAGTAAATAGCCCGGAAGTAATGTTTCCAATTAAACCGCCTGCAGTACCACCTGCTAAGCCACCAGCATAAGGAGCAGCTCCTTCAAGCTTTGCGCCTATTTCTGAAATAGGATCCATTGCTTTTCTTATGCCGTCAAAAAGACCCACATTGTCATCATCACCCCTGATGAGATCACCTATGCTATCTATGTTTTCTTGGAATTTAGTTCCGCCAGACTCAAGCTGAGAATGAAGCTCAGGAAGTAGGTGGTGTCCAGTACTCAACCCAATACCTCCAAGCATCTTCCCTGCAAGTGGCTTCCAATTCGTTACGGGATTTCCGAAAATAGCTCTGCGAGCTCCTGGGTGAGCCAGTCCAACGCCATGGAGTCCACCTATAAGTTTATCAACAAAGTTCGGTTCCTCGCCTTTATTTTCCTCATCCTTCCAAATATCAGAATACCACTGACCGCCCAGGGGTATGTCAGCGTCATGCATATAGTAGCCGCCACCGGCACCTTGTAACCCATGCGTACCCATCTGCAGACGTTTAAGTGTAGCGGGACTCCACCCACCAGCCCTGGTTGCCATATCACCCCCTCGACCAAACAAGGCATCAACATTTTTCCAGTTTCTTCCAGAACGCAAAGCAGACCAAAGCCTTGCTAGTTTACCAGGATCTGCTGCGGACTTTACAAATGGTAATCGATCCAATTTTTCAGATAAGGTCTCCATAATACTACAAAATACTTTACATGTTTACTCTGGAAGCGCAATCACTTTATTGGCCAAGTCTTTGGCTGACAACCACTCGTACTTTCCAGTGCGTGAATTTTTGAATCGTTGGTATATATTACCATCGCTTCCGAGCTTGGCTCCCCAAGCAATTCTAGTATCAACTCCAATACGTTCAGACTCAGGTCCTTCTATTGCAGAGAGGAACATAAATTCTGACGGGTGAAGGTTTTGTGCATCCTCTGTAATGGATGTAGAACTAGGTAAACCACCAGGTCCCATTTGAGAAACCCGCCTAGCCTGCTCTGTGAGATGCATTGGGTTTATCTCCTCAAGAGCCAGGGACAATGGATTACCAGTAATTAACTTTTCCGAATACTTGTTAAAGTGGCCAGGAGCGATGCTGTTGAGATTTCCCATTCTGGATATCCTACGAACAGTGTTTCGCATCAGCTTCTCAGCATCCATGTCTATGCGCTCACGCAATAGTTTGTCAGGACCATACACCTTCCTGAACCTAAGAGAGTCGCGTTCGTCCGGGTCAACTAGGCCACGATTAATTGCCAGAACCTTTTCGGTAGCAGACAATATAGTGTCCACTCCACCATCTATCTCATCATCAGGGTCTTCGTCGTCGTACTTAAAGCTAGTAGTTGCAGCCTGCTTTTCATACTGAGACTCGATAGCCATTAGCACAAAGTCATCTATGCTATCATCTTCTTCGGAATAACTCATGTGATGCTCAACGATGAATCTATAAAGTCAGATTTTGCATTTGATGAACCGTACTGGTAACCGCCTAAGCCACCAAGTGCAAGACCTCCCATACCGCCAAGTAAATAGTTTGGAGTTCCTAACTCATCTTCTGCATCCTCTTCACTTATACCATTTCTCTTAGCATAGTTAGAAACTCTGTTCTTATGAAGTAAGTATTGACCACCAACTCCCAACCCCGATCCTAGTATACTACCGTACAGCCCGCCACGCAGTCCCTCTCTAGGTATAGCATCCAAGCCAGAATTAATAGATTTCTTCCAATCATCAGTAATTTCATTGAATGTGTTCTTTGCCATTGCAAGTGCTCGGGCATCTAAATCTGCCTTAGCTGCATCTACATCCGCGTTATGTTGATCTGTAGCGTCAATAATTTCATTTTGTTTGTCTTGGAGGAAAAGGTTATTAGCAACGTTTACAGCCTTGTTGGCTTCGTTGATGGCGCGCCCCTGCATGACGCCTGCTGTGCCAAGTACCATACCAGTCACGGGGTTCCAAAAAGTAGTTCCCAGCTTTTTACCTAAAGCGGGAAGACCAAACTGAGGCCCACTCATAAAGCCGGGTTTTGCAAGGCGGCGAAGGAAGTTACCTACGAAGCCTGTACGACCCTCAGGAAACAATGTGTTAAAAAAACTGATGTTTGTAGGTTTGTATGTGTTAGGCCCACTAAATATTCCACCATCACCCTTGCTCTTAGTACCAATTCTAAACTCATCAGGAAGTATCCTGAGTCCCATCTTATCCTTAATACGACCCAAGCCATGCTTTAGGTTACTATACCAACTCAGAGGGTTTGCGGTAAATTTAGGCCGAACGGGGTTGTGTCTTACAATATTACTTGACTGGCCTGGGATAACATTGGGTGAATTAGATGAGCCAGACAATCCAGACCTATGCAATGGATCATTTGGGTTTGATTTCATTTCCCTGGGATTTTTTTTACCAGTTAGCTTACCCCCCGTTCTAGATCTAGCTGCAAATGTACCGTCATCGGCCTTCTGCAATACAACCCTAGATCTATGGCCCATACCTGGGAAACTCCCAGGAGCTCCCATAGTTGCTGGTGTGTGAGTTTCAACACGACGAACAACCTTGGGCCCTACACGGTTCTTTGCTGCAGTCCTAAAAGTATCTATGGGATGAAGTAGACTCCTGAAACTTATTGGAGTCCTAGCTATGCCGAGAGCCCTGCGACCTAAATTGGTGTTGAAGATAACGTCACGACTTACACGCCCTGGCTGTTTGACGAAATCCCAAATCCCGATTTTGGCCTGCTTCTCAATTCCGTAAATCGGATCTCGTAACGCAGCTATCTTCTGCTCTAGAGTCATTGCGGTGGCGGCGTAGGTTGAACTGGTTGAACTGGTTGGACGGGGTCAACTTCTGGTGGATCTTCATATTCCGGATCCAATACTTTATGGAATCCTACATCAGCTAAGTGCTTGGGTATATTCGACATGAAATTACTAACGGCGGGAATTGCACTAAACGCATGGTTCATGTTGTCAGTTGCAGTCTGCCTGTAATCGTCAAAGTTCCTAGCAGTTAAAATGTCTTGCTGGCTCTTTGGCATTTGGCTGAAAGCAATTGCTGCCTGCGCCTGATCTAGCTTACCAGCATCCGGTTTAATCTTGAGATAGTTTTCACGAGCATCATTATATCTATTAGCGTTAGTAAGAGCCCAATTAGCCTTACCTATTAAGGTGCTAGTATCGTGCTCAGGATATTCTGGCACATCAAGTTCTGGCATTTCCTTAAACCCAAGCGCTGTTGTTGGGTTGTCCATAAAATTAGCTAAACCAGTTCTGGCGTTACCCACTGCGTCTGACAGCTTGGTTTTTATAGTGTTTCCAGCTGCAGCAATATTGTCTTGTTTGTTATCCAGGATTGGGTTTCCTGTAATTCTGTTAACAGTACTGGCAAATGTGTTAGCGCTGTTGACCTTATCTGGAAAGTCAGAAGCAGCTATCATATTTTGCCTGCTGACAGGCATATTGTTAAAATCGTTAAATGCTTTCCACGCACGGCCAAAATCAAACCCCTCGTCAGGATTTAACTTTCTATAATTCTGATAGGCATCCCAGTTACGCTTTATTCCTTCGAGACCTCCGACTTTGTCTAAAAGCCATCCGCCGCCACCTAACACTCCCAATGTTCCCAATGTTCCCAACATGGAACTCTTACCACCCATTATCCTGTTTAGTAACAAAGATAAACCGCCAGCACCAAGGCCCCCAGCTAGGTAAGGATTGTTTCCTGCCCACCCACCAAGTTGCTTAAGTAGGGAAGAGTTAGTACCCTCTAAAGCAGCACGCTTAACTATACTATCCAACACAGCACGTTCTCTGTTAGGAAGATTAGACATTACTACAGATTACTTAATAATTAAATTATGTAAAGTTTATTGCTTTGTACTGGATTCGGAATCAGGTTGATTATTATCCGTGTAGCACTTTGCTACATCCTCATCCGTAACGCGGATAATATTGATGCTATCCGCATCACTATCCAATAACTTATAATACCGATGCCTACCGTCAATAATATCATTATTCTCATCAACCAATATAGGCTTAGTTGTATCAGCTTCTTCATAACGTTTTGATCCGAAGCCTGTGCGTTTGCTTCGGTTAGCCCCATTTGTAGAAAGACGTTCTAGAGCTATAGACTCAGTATCTCTACCCCCCACCAGATCAATTAATTTTATTATATCTACTTCGTGACCGTTCTTTAGAGTCTTGGTGTGCAGGTGCACATTCTCTGCTTCTGGATTTTGGCGGTACTTACCTTTACGAGCATACTTTATTGTATTCTCTACCCACGCATCGCACGTGTTGTCTTTAACGCAACTAAAGTTAAACGCATTACAATGACCAACGTTAGTCCTATGTTGGCAAGTCCCACAAGTCTTATCTGGAGATTCAGAAGGACGATAATTAGGAGCTTCCAAGTTTATAGCAGCACCCTCTATAGAAGCCGCTGCCTTTGTGTCATCCAACCCTAGTATACCCATAGCTTGATCCCTGATATCAACTTGCGACTCATCTTTGATATCCAAGTCAGCCACAACATGCTTTGGGAGATGCAATCTAAATCCAGTGGGTGAGTGAGTAACTCCAACAATACCTTCCTCACGAGTAGTTATAACAAAATCCTTAGGATTCTTATTCATTAAAGTACGCAACCGAACTTGCTTGTGGTGGTACTGCTTGTTGTCAGATTCATTCTTGGCCTTGATTAATTCGTCTAGAGCAGATCCCGGTTCCACTGCGGAGCTCTTCCTACGCTCCTCCTCCTCTTCAGCTTCCTGTGCAGCAAGCTCTTCCTCTTCTTCAAGACGTGCAAGCTCCTCATCAGTAAGTTCATGGGCACCATATATTTTCTTCTTATGACGAAAAGCTGCAGAGATAGGGTTGAACATAGCTTCCTTCTCATCAAATCTTTCTCTCTCTGGGTCCACTGCACCCATCTTGGGCATCATGGATTGTTCGGGCATTCCCATTTCGGGTTGCTGAGGCATTCCCATTTCGGGTTGCTGTTGCATCATGTCCTGCAACGGAGGTTGTTCAGGTATCTGCTGTTGCGGAAGACTTTGCCTTATTCTACCAAGAACACGTTCGCGCTCTTGCTCTAAACGCTCCTGATCAGCACGATCCTTAATATCATGGAATTTATCCTGCAGCTTATCCTCTGCCTTTATCTTCTCCACATGTTTCTTGTTCTGGTGCTTTAGATCCTTTGTAACTTTCTTTGTCTTAATGGCCCTCTCAGTCTTCTGCTTATTATGCATATTTTGCATAACTTGCTTAACAACAGCATGCGGGTCGAGCTGACCACTCTCATTAAGCAAATCAGCGTTAAGTCCCTGTATCTCCAGCTTCTTCCTGCGTACCTCTAGGTCACGCTTAAACTCTGCCTGCTCTTGCTTTTTCTTAGCCTTGTCTTCCAGCTCCTGACGCTTCTGGTCCCACTTAACGAACTCCTCGGAATTTTGAGCCATTGAAAAAGGCTGTTGTGGAGCAGCAGGAGCCTGAAACCCAAACTTCCTCCAAACTGACGCAGCCTTTTCATTAAATAAATTAGGGAGTGTTCGCTCAACAGAAGACTTTGAAAGTTTAGTTAACTGTAGAGCATTCCTGACTGCAGTAACTTTATCCTCCCTGGATGCATCGGGATCCCCATTCCTAACAAGTTTACTGTATGCCTTATCCAGTACCCTAGAGTCATACTTAGCCTTGTTAGCCTGTAGAACTTCAGGCCCCCACCTAAGCTCAAGGTCATCATCCGGTACTCCTATATCATGCAACAATGAATACAAACGAAGAGAAGCTTGGTCTATATCCATTTTGTAAAGAGAGGTCTCTGGCTCTAATCTCAACCTGTAAGATTTACCAGTACCACGCTTTGCATTGATATGAGCCTCGATCTCTCCAGATTCTTTTTTACGAGTGTATATGCCCGAAGATAGGCGGGCTTGATTTAATGTTACATACTCATTCCCATTATGTATCATGGTCCCACGATCTGTAACGTAGGGAACACGCATTAACGTAACTTTCTTTTTCTCTATAAGTCCGCCCTGATCTCTGTCGTAAAGGCTGAACGTTCCACGCAACCTGTTACCAAGAAATTGATTTTTCATCAGGGCATTCTTCTGCTGTACAAGATCGTACTCTCCCTTATCAGCATAATGAACGTCATCAAGCTCCAGACGATACTTTCCGTACTCCTGTGGAAAGCGTTTCTTAAATCCCTCAGCTACAGAGTTGAATGTGTCTTCCCTAAGTGCTGAGAAATCATCTAAGTCTCTAAGCCTAACTCCTGTAGGTACTATGTCTCCTTTTCCTATCATAACTAGTTTACTGGGGGAACTTCTTCGTTAACCTGACCCTGTACTTGTTCATCAAATAAATCTCCATATGCTTTTGAGTTATCGTTAGCTTCTCCTATTTCTCGTGCAAGATTGTGTATAGTATCGATTGCGCCATCCTCTTGAAGATTTACACTGGGGCTTACAGGGTAGCTATTTTGAGGGCCGAAGCGTGGGCGCTCAAACTTTGGCTGAATCATATTCTTAGGATGGTCTTTTATATTTCCAACCGGTTTTCCGTCATTATATTTCGGATCCCTCATCAACCTCTCGTACGGCAGAGCCATGTCATTAGACATGCCAACCCCGCTACTACCACCAGCGTCTACGGAAAAGTTAGCACCTTCCGGATTCCAGGTGCGATTTTTGTGCAGCTCTGCTCGGGCGTTCGCTTCATCCTCGGCTTTATACTTAGCTTTTTGTGCCTGAGATACGAAGTCAACACCTCTGTGATCAGTTTGAAACGTTTCATACGGGAAAAATTGCCCACCTTGAACCATACCAGTGTTTGGGTCCCAAGGAGCAGCAAAGTTATACGTGTTCAACTGCTCGTCAGAAAACCCTTCAACATTTTTAAGGTATTCGTATTCTTGTGGGCCCATAAAGTAGCCAGTTCGAGAGTGAGGCTTAAGATCGACATACCTACCATCCTCACCGTACGGTACTTTCGTAGGATAAAATTGGTCACGCAGATCGGTGTACTTGAACGTGTGACCTCCGCCCATCGTCGCGCCAGTAGAAATGCTGCCATCAGCTTCCCTATACTGATAGGGAAAATGCCCTCCCTGATATGCTGAGTCATTCCCACCAGGAAGTTCGCTAAGTGGAAGGGTTCCACGTCCACCAGGATCGTAATCAGTAAGTGGATGCCCTTGCTCGATAGTATCGCGCCCAGAATCGGTTAAGTTACCGTCTGCATCCAAAAAGCCTCGTTGGATAGAGTCCTCAGGGTTACTACGCATATATTCCTCCGTCCACACTGGTGTCTCAGTATCTATACCAATACTGTTAGCTCCACCGCCCAGTCTCCCGCCACCCTGAAGTGCTCCTATTGCACTAGGACCACGGGATATATAATTACCGCTACCGTCTGGTATGGGAGTACCAACGGCCATATTAAAACCGTCGTCATTTCCATAAGCCTGTATGTGTTGGGCTCTATATCGCTCAACATCCGCTGGAGTAGCAGAAGAATAGCCACTGCTATGACCAGCGTGAATGTTAAACATTTTTCTTAATCCTTGTGTAAGAAGTGGATCCCTCATGGTACCATCCGAAGTAAACGTGGGGGAGGCAGCGGGGGTACCCACTTGATCTGCCCAAAAAGTACCTATGGCCCCTTTTTGTAAATTGCTCATGGGAACTCTAGTGCCAGATGAAGGTAGCCAACTCTGAGGAATGACCTTCCCACCACCTCTTTTGATGGCCTGTGTAAATGCACCACCGGCGATGGTTGCGTCCACCAGACCCAATCCAATATCCATACTTCCCTGCAACGCAGCTTCGCCAGGAGTGTATACGGCAGTAGTGCCATCTGGATACACCACTATTTGCGGGTGTAAATCCCCGGTCTCCTTGCCGCCTCTAAAAAAGTTCCTACCTGGAGCGCCCCAGCTTTCATTAACCTTAGTAGCACCTCCCCAAACACCAGCGTTTATAGCCTGGGCCATACCCCCCACGGTGTTTCTGATTCTGTTACCACCACCAATCCTGGGGGCACGCCCAAGAAGGTTGGATTTTTGGTGAGAAAAAAGACCATTGCCGCCATGTGTGTCACCTGCCAAGGTGAAGAAGTTTGGCGTGCCTTCATTTTTACCCCAAGTATAATTCTCCCACCTTTCCTGCGGAGTGCGAACAGTTATGGGATCATCCATACTCTCGATCACACCATCTTTAAGAAGTCGCTGCTTTAACGCATAGTGTGGGTTCCAAGCATTTTCAGTAGGGGCATTAGCCCAAGTCCCGGTCTCATGATCGTACTTTGGCTGTATATAAGGAAGTAAACTTTCTTCCAACGCTTGTCTCTCTTGTACCTTAGCAGCAATTTGTTGGTCGATGCCAGCTGCATCGGTAGGGCCCCCGCTTTGTTTGAGGGTTTGCAGCTGAGCTATCTCTTCTGATATCTTGTCAAGTTCCCCACCAGCCCCCTGCAAAAGCTTCTGGTAATCTTTTTTCCAATAAGAAGGATACATTTTTGTACCTGACGAGCGTTCCCCTGATGGAGCTGGTAAACCATGCTCATCTAGATTCCAATATTTACCTGGGTCTATTTCTGTTGTGTTGCCTATATTGGCATGACGCCAGCCGCCAGGCTGATTCATCATAGCTGGGTCTAGGTGTCGAAGTGGTTTACCTTCCCCGTCTAACCTTACATATTCACCGGGTACAATGCTGTTGTGCTCGCCTTGTGTCTTATGGGTCCAGCCATATGGCTGGCCGTATTGCTCTTGAGGAGGAGTTGCACCACCGCTAAATGTGAGGTCTGCATATTCACCTGTAGGGTTGCCTTCAGCATCAGTGGGTACACCTGAAAACGGGAGCCACTCACGAAACCTATAAGGTGCACCATCTTTACCCGTAGGTACTATATGTTTGTTCGCTATAGGATAGTAGTCAGGAGACAGCTGCTCTAATATGTGTTTCTGGATATCGGTTGTACGCATGGGGTCGTAATACCCACCCCCGCCTGGTAAACCAGCCGTAGATTGCATAAAATCTATATCTTCTTCTCCAGGAGTTCCAGTCGCACCGTACCACGCTGCCGAAGCTGCGTCGTCTATCATATTGGGAATGGAGAATAGCTCCTTATTCCTTTCCTTCCAGTACGCGTCATCTTCTTTTTCCTTAGCAAGCAGTTGTTTATACTCCCGGTCACCTGCCTCATTAAGCTGTACGTATGTTGGCTTACCCATCTGCTGCGTACTTAATTTCCATAACTTTTCCTTGTAGGCAAAGTCCTTAGCAGACATCTTGTCTGGCCAGTCAGGAGGGAAGTTACCAACCTGTATACCATTCTCAGTTGTGATTTCCCTTTGGGGATAAGCTGGAAGCTTGCCGCCATGGGAGTAGTCTATTTTTGATTTCAGTATTGGTAGTTCTTTTTCTTTTGGAAAGTCCGCTTCTATAGTCTCCTCGCTTACTGGCAGCATCTCCTTCATAGCTTTTTCATACGAAGGCCACTTTTTTTGTGGGTGTATAACTCTTAGCCGGTCTACCCAGGCAAACTCTTTAGGTGACATGGTGTCTGGATAACTGTCGTCGTCAACCCATTCACGCGTGTACACTGTACCATTTGGGCGTGTGATCCCAACCATCTTGCCGGCCTTCTTGGTGAGCATGGGGGTACCAACTTTAAATAAATTGTACTTATCCTTATTAGTCACGTAGGAAATTAAATACCAAACGATAAAGTTATGCAACAGATAAAAAAAATCGCGGGGGCAAAAAGCTGAGGGGCTTTCGCGATTTTTTTTTGATATACTAAATGATATGTTTATATTTATTATTCACTTAAACCCGTGGGAGGGGTCAACTCATATACGCCGGCTTGGGAGCTATTATGCCAGGTAACATGATCTATCGCGTAGTATATGTACCCGATCTCCTGCATTGAATCTCGAAGTATATGAGAAAAGAATCCCGGGCATTTGCTTAACAGGAAACTTTCTATAATCTCTAGAGACAACAGTAATACCTCTTCTACATGTTTTTGGTTCCTTACTCTAGAGAGCTCTGCCCATTCTTTACGAATAGCGTTTACTATATAACTCTTTGGCAGAAGCCTGCTCTCGCAGTAGGAATCAAGCATTAAGAAGAACAAGAGGCGTGGGCAGGGGTTCTGCCAGAAATCAAACCTAACACTGTCAGCATTACCCGACACTTCTTGATTAGATACAGTGTTGTTAACTATAGAGTTGTAGTCATACCAGCGATGATTCCTATAAGTTTTAGCATCCAGATCTATGTAGGTACCAGTAGCACCGAATAGATTGGAACTAGCTCTAGTATTATCATCTCTGCCAGAGCCACCGCGTAGTACAGCTTTAGCAGGACCTCCAGATGATAGAAGTAACATATGCATCAGATATGATTTTATTAGCCCATACCGCAATGTATACGTACATTTTACATAAGGGTCCATAAGGCTCTCGACTGCAGAATACCTGTTCCTAGAATACCAATCATTAAAATCAAACTCTGATAGGTGGTCAGTTGGAACAGAAGGGTCTATTACACCATGATCTGCATCATAAGGAAAAAACGCATTTCCTCTTAAAGCAAGTATTGCCTGCAGAAGAATACCGTAACGTAGTATATGTTTATCCTTGGTTCGCAATAAAGCATCAGATGAATATAAATCTCCAGTAAGGAAATCACCATCTGGACCTCTCCAGCCCGCGTCTAGCCTATCTACTAGATGTTCTTGTGTTACGCCAGTATCGGAATCTTCGTACCTAGCGTTCCTGTGAGAAAAGGGAACTTCCTCGTCTGAACAAAAAGAACAAAACGAAAGCCCGTAACCCAAGCTTTGTGTATATGCTTTAAGATAATCAATAGCGTAATTACGTATGACCTCCTTTAAAAACCGGATGCGATTGGTGTGAGTTCCGAATATAGAGTACATCCTACCATAACCACCCTCGACGGTCCACCAACCACGTCGGTGTTCCATCCTGCCGTTTATATTGGTGTTGCCGTTCCTAACCATCCTGTAAGAGTAATACTGCGTATACTTATTGTTATGGGAATAATCTATAGTGTATGTATCCCTCACAAACTTGTTGTTGTCAGCGCCAACGCAGAGAATACCGGAGTTCTCAGACCTGTAGATACGAGAGCCAGTGTAGGAGAGAATACGATTCTTATAACCATTCGTTAGGTAGTAATTATTTCTTTGCTTGTGCAAAACCCAATGCGTGGTATGAATATCTATAATAGGCTCGCCGTAATACGACACCCTGTAGTATGACACCGGCGCACTGTTTTGGTTAGCTTTGGAAGCACATGCCATAGGGTAAAGGTACGTACTATCACATAGTTTCTTTCGACGTGATCCATATGGTCGTCGCCTATGTACCTGACGGCACTTATCGAAAGTCAGCAAACCATGGGCCCGTAATGTATAATTACCGCCAGGAGTGTCTCTGTAATCCCTACTAACTTTATGATCAATCTTGGGTAACTCTGTATTAGCATAATTAATTATATCAGTCATTGTTGTTATTTCCTTCTGTTAAACACTTATCCTCCACATCCACAAAACTACAAGAATGTACAAGGTCTGAATCGCCTAGAGAAGCTAAACGCTTTTTTATTGCAGATCGCAAAACCCTGCCGTCTATCTCATCCCAAAGTATTAAGTTATTATTCTCTGGATCAGTAGGTACCTCGGCTGCGAAACAAATGTCTAGTACTACAAACATTGTTAATCCTCCTCCCTATTCTTACTGCGAAGCCAAAGCGGCACAAGGCCCACTGCTATAAGTGCACCCCAAACTAAAAAACCGCCGTTCTGCAGAAATATACCCAAAAGCAAAACGGCGGCTACCATCAAAAATAAACTATTCATTGTTTAATGTAACCATGTAATATTCTAACTCTTTCTTTATCAGGAACTTTTATGAGATGACGTATGAATGTACCATCCAGACCATTAAGCTCCTTATAACTTTTTACAAACCGAAAACTCCTGGTGTTGGATTCCCACAAAAACCACAAAGCAAGTTGCTCATAAGGATGATGATAGAGAGAATCAGAGTTATCCAAGTAGCGATACGTGTCATAGAATGTTCCACCATAAGAAGGATCTTCGGGGACGTTCCACCACTTGTCCGCTAACTCAATACCATTATTACCTCTGCTAAACAAAAATACTCCAGCGTTTGCTCTATCCGAATGGAAGACTGAGGACTCCAGCATTTGATCTCTGGCAAATAGCCCACAAACATTGGGATCTTTAATATACCCTGTAAGCGGGCCTAAGTTCATTGATTGGTTTACTACGAAAGCATCGCCATCAACATACAAAACGTAATCATAATTTGGAAGCTGCTCACGCAAGTGCCAAACCCTGCCCCAGGCTGGGTGCCTGGGAAAGGATTCATCTAGCTTAAACTCCTTATAATCATAGCCATGCGAAGCTGCATACTGCTTGTTTATTTTAGAAGATAGGCTAACGTACTCGGGTTCTGGAGCACCATATGATACCTGATATATAAGAATGTTACTCATTCCAACCTACCACTGTGCCGTCTTACAACCTGTCTCTGTAGTAACTTCGGGCCTATAGTCTACAACGCATTTTAATGGATACCCTGTTAAAGGGCAGTAACACACATCATCCATATCTGCGTAAATCTCACCCTTACCTCGCTTGGTCTCATCTGATGTGATCTTATAACTATATATATCATTCTTTACATTCAACTCCCCGGATTCGCTGTGAACGTCACCTAGGAACTTTGTGATTGAAGAATTAAAAACACACACTGACCACAAGGATGAAGTTCTACGTATCAGAGTAGATTGTAAAGCAGTGTGCATGTTCTCACTACTCATTGTAAGTGGAAGCCACATTTGATTGTTAAATGAATCATCTATGTCTTCCGGAAGGTCTGCCTTAATATATAGTAAATCTTTAAAGGCACTAGTGGGGTTAGAACCCTGACCGAACCTGGCGGATAATATCTGATCCTTGAGCCTAAAGATAAAGTGACTGTCGCTGCGTGGAGTTGATGGCCTATCATCAAAGTTGTACTGCACTGGATAGATTTCACGCGATACATCGGTGTTAGTAAAATCGCTAGTATTTTCAAAATTGATAACCATGTAGCTACCAGGGCCATGTCGAAGATAAGCCCTGTTAACAGTATTAGGACCATCAATGTTTCTAAGTTCGAAAAAACTAAGATTAAATTGATTGCCCAAGACTTCCCTAGCAACCGTGTCCCTGAATACTAGCGGCCTTGCGGCAAACCTATTACCTGAATTTCCAGAATTTATGTAATCTATAAAGGGATCCACATTATTCCGTTGGTCACTTGCGAATCGCGAATCTAACCCAACTCGTTTCCAGCTATTGAACCAGCTGGTAAGTTGGTGGCTATAATCATCTATAACTAAATCGAGCCAGTCATAGACATTAAACAATGGTTGTAACTTTCTCTTCTTGTTAAATTTTCCATTATCTACCAACTCAGCTTTAAGGTAGGGGGGCCCCATAGATTTGAACTTCCGCCAAATCTTGTTACCCATGCCCATACCCTGCTGCAGCATACCAGCTTTACTTTTGTATAATATGTTATCCATTATTCTTTTTTATTTGTTTCTTGAAATGATCTATCGCGTTTCCGCGAAATACAAATGTTCCTCTATGGTGTAGCGGGCACATAAGATCAGCCCACACCTCCCCGCCAGCTTCAATCCAACGCTGACAAAATGCATAATCCTCAGAAAGATAACGCTTAGATTCAGGGTGTAGCCAAGTGTCAAAGAAAGCCCACATGTTTTCTGCCAAAGGAGTGCCAGCAAAAGATTTAATATCATTACGATACTGTAACTCAGGATGCTTCTCCATTAACACAGTAAAGGCTTGTTTCTTTACTAGCATAAATCCCGTACCTATGTTTGCAACTCGAGCAAATCCGTCTTTTATCTTACCTACAGATTCCCGGTCAACTTCGGTACTATGAACATTGATTACATACCGTGCAGAGCTATGTATAAGTTCGTCGTTAGACAGGTCCGGGTTTTGCTTTATAGAATCCTTTACTGCATCCCAGTTAACCGTCTTCATAGGGTACACACCGCCAACAACATCCTTGTCAGCAGATAATAACCGATAAATGGATTTTGGGTTAAACGTAATGTCTGCGTCTATGAACATAAGATGCGTTGCATCTTTGTCTGCTAAAAATGTAGCTAGTAAACAAGCACGGGCACGTGTGACCAAACTGTCGTTTGATATTGTTTGAATACTGTATTTTATACCAGTGTCGGATAACTCACTTATTAAGTTACACATACTGCGCATATACTCCACGCTAACCATACCGCCGTAACACGGCGTAGCTAGATGTAGGTTAACGCCATCGAAATCATATGATTCGGACATAATAAATATTAATGCTTAGGTTATTGTACGGGTTAAAGAATCTTCCGATATTGCTCGAGATGCCGGAGAGTTTGTATTGCTGCTCAACGAAACGTTGTAGTTGGTAGATCCAGACGATGAAAACAAATCTTCCCAGTATACATAGTAACGTTGTTTCTTATAGTAATGGTCGAAATGCCCAACATACTGCATGTTTGAATCCGCTGTAGGTTGCATATTAAAAACACTTCGCAATGCAACATCGGTATTATAAAAGGTGTCGTAAAGACCTTCTAACGAACGTGGAGCAGGAATCGAATAAACCGTAACGTCAACTAAGTCAGATGCAACCGGGTCATCTGCATCATTAAAAGTCTGTAAAACAATTTGAGGGGCGACAATGTTACCACTAGGCGCTGGGTTTACAACATCTACAATCCTAGCATTGCTGGAAATAGTCACAACTTGCGGGCTACATTCTAATATAATCGAGTATAGTTTCATAAAATAAAAAACCCTGCCTGGGCAGGGTCGTGTTAATAGTTAGATAATAAAACGTCACACGACGTTTTATTTATTAATTTAAGTTCAAATCATCGAGATCAATATCATCATCAAACTTTAAGCCAAACCTATCCGAATAATCGTGCGGGGGTGGCTTTTTCTTCTTATAAAATAATTTAGGATTTGCGGGTTGTATCTCACTGTTGCTGACATGTGACAACTTACTAACTGGAACAACACAAAATTTACCGTTTGATACAACTATAACATTATGGTCACTGTCTACAGCTGGTACTAAAAGCCTAACCATCTTTCCCCTGTACATAGCTGCGCCACCCTGCAGCATACAAAGGAAAAAATCAAACTCACCTTGTGGCATACCTGTAGGTGGTTTTAGAACAGGGGAGTCGGAAATACTCTTAAGTATAATGTGCTGTGCCTTGACATCGCCCGTGGCACGATACACTACTACTCGCTCTTCCTCAACAAGGGCAGAAACATCTAGGAAAAAATCACCAGGGTTTGGAGTTCTTATAGTGCCAGTCATAACATAGCCGTCTGGAAGATTAACCAGGTTGTCTAACTCATGAAGTGCCCAGTCACTAAGACAAAGAGAGTTATTACCTCGATCGTTAAGGACCGAGTCAGGGGATAATCCCAAAAGGCTAGAAAATGCTTCTCGTAATTCGCCTCTATCCATAGCAGCTATTATAACCCCTACGACACCTAAATAAAAGGAAAAACACTAAAGTGGGCGCGACACAATCTTTACTAACTTACACTTATTATACGGCCTAGCACACACTAGTACCTTCATGCCTACCTGTATGTCATACTTCCACGCATCTTCTCCTGAAATTAAGCGAATATTCTGTGCACCCTTGGTGTCTGAGTATACCGCAACCCAATGTTTGTGCCTAACTAGGTCAACCTCGGCTTCGTATGTCGTAGTATACTTTTCTGTAAGTTTAGACTTGGCCATGTCACTTCAGTGTTTGTTCTGCAAGATCTGGTATACGATCAAAAGCACAACTAAGACAATGCTCTAATAATTTAGGATCTTTCAACACAGTATCTTTCATACCCTCTGTTATAAATGCTGTCAGTGCAAGCAAAACACCATTTGCTATACTCCTTTCGACAATACTCTCATCTGAAGGTATCGGAGTGCTGACATCGGTTAGAACATCTCCTGTATCGTTGGTCTTGATCGAAATACTTATACCGAGAGAGTCGAAATTTATACGCTCTTCATCACCAGGCTTTAATAAACTGTAAGGCATAGTAGGTATGTTATTTGACTATTTTCCTAAAACGGTCAAGTAACAAGTTACCATACATATCAGCATTTTTCTCAGTGTCTTCTGCATCTATCTGTTCTTCAGCGACTAAGTAATGATGAAGTTCATGACCAAATAAAAAAACCAAAGCTTCGCCGGGAGTGTTGACCATCAGGGAACTCTCGAGTTTTACAGACACGGTTTGCTCCTTAAGGCAAACATTCCTAGACGTTATAACCTGGCCACTAGGAATTGACTTTTTTAAACCAGGGAGCGGGAGTACAAGCGGGGGTTCTTTTGTGGCGACCCTAAACGGGTACGGGCCTGGTATGTGAAGGACCATCTCATACGGACGATTTGCACCGTCTATATGGTCCAGCCAGCCGTATACACCAAACCCGTACTTACCCCGCTTAACCTTAACATGAGACATGGAGTCACAGTCAAACTTGTATAACCAGACCTTGCAAAAATCCAATGCAGACTCGTCACATAGCTTGGTACTGATTCTCCAGTTCATGCCTCTAATTCAAACTCTCCCTGAATTTCTCTAAACCCACCGCTGGTTAACTTAATAGTTAGGTCAGCTAAGTTAGCCTGCTCCCTCGGGTGAAGGCAAGTCTCGGGATACTTTATGTTAATCCTAAGCTTGCCCTGCTTCCACAGTTCAGCGTTTTGAACTATAGAGTTAAGAATCTGCATAACAAGTACGAACACGCACTTAACACCAGAACCTTCAGACCGGAAATCCTCCAGTGTCTTTGGTAAGTTTATAGCATCATCTTTAAACACAGTGTTGAAGCACGCCCGGAAAATACCAGAACCATTCGCAACTCTAATATCTTGCTCGTTTATACCGTCAGCTATCTGCAGAGATCTGGTAGTATCTATGACTACAGCATTCGGGACGTGAAGCGTAAAGCTATACCCGTAAAACAAAGTTATGGGTGCTAACTCTACCTCCTCCTCCTGCCCGTCTATTATAACAATCTCCTTCTCATTCTTATCAGACATATATGTTCCTTTCTATATAGGTTTTATAGGTTCCCAGTCACGTATACCGCACTGAGATCGTAGTTTATCAGAAAATAATAAAAGCTGTCTTAGCCACTCAGTTATAGCAACTACATCCTTAGACTCATCAGTCATACCTGCAAGCAGACATGATAAACGTAAAATAATCAATACCCTGAACTTAACCTCATCCTTTACACCAACATCAAACGGGTAGAGCTCCTTACGTAGCTCATCTGTAAGATGTATACTAGATCCAGCATCAAGGAAGTTGGCATCAAATACAGGAGGGCGAACCCACTTGGGGGTTAGCTTTCCTCGTCCTGCAATGTACTTTTCAGACTTCTGTTTATACTTTTCCTTATCTTTTTTTTCAATCTTCATAATAAAGTTCTTGTAACCGAAAACTAAACTGCGTATTTATGCAACCATGAATAAAGAAGAATTAGTAGTAGCGTATGACGAGTGTCAGGAACTTACTTCAGACTACCAGAATATGGTTGTAGACTATTGCAACAGGTTAGAACTTGCAAAACGCGCAAAGACGGATGAGGAGTTTACTATGGACATGCAGACGATGGAGTTCATGGAGAACAAACTGCAGGAAGCAGCAACTACGCTGGAAGACAAGATCCAGCGTCTAGAAATCTGCGTTGGGATGTAAGCTAGTATACTTCTTCGTCCAGGAACTTGGTAAGCCTTACTTTAAGCTTACCGAGATCTCCTAGAGTCATATCTAACTCATCAGATAGCTCTATCGGCCAGTTAACTATAGAGCGCTCGGCAATTTGAACTATGAGTAATGTGTCCTCATAATCAAATTCTGAGTTTAGCCCATGGTGTTTTCTAACCGGGTGATTCGACTGTTGGTTTTTGTTCATTGTTGTCGCCAAAATGCTTCCTTAGCGTGTCGAGCTTTGCTTCTGTAGCTGATAACTCATCTAGCTTAGACATTACTTTAGAACTGCATGTGTTTCGCTCAGCCATGAGCTGTAGGTCTGCTAATATAATTTCTTTCTCACCAACTAATTTGTTGTGGTACCCAGCAACTGCCCTAAAGAAAGGACTTGGTGCTTCGTGACTATCTTCTTTTGATTCTGACATAACTTGTGGTTGTAAGTTGTTTATTAAATAATAGTTGTCAAGCGTGTTATTCTGGAAACAGTTCAAACTCAGCTTGATGCACTCTAACATTGTGAGATTCGCCAGCACTAACTACATGAGATATGCGAACTTCTTTAGTATCGTAATCATACGTTATAGATATGGGAACAACGGCGCTAGTACCGGGATTGTTTAAAAGCCCAGAGCTGTCACCCCTAGGCATGACCTGCACGAAAAAGACATCGCGTGCAGACTTTACTGAACCGTTAGGATCCATCTCGCCCTCATGTATGTGCCTACCAATAACTGTTACACGAACGTGATGGGATTGGGCTTCAGAAGTTATCCCCGTAGTTTTATGACCGCACCTAGTTGCAGAACCTCTACCACCTAATACTTTACTGTAAAAATGACTCATAGTTTTATAAAAAAAACGCTCCCCACTATGGGGAGCGCTCAACACCACCGAACAGAAACAGCCGGGCGTTATGGCCCGATGTTTTTGTTTAGTAAATTTTAATTAAAAAGAAGTCCTGGTAACATTGCCAGAACGAAATTTTTTGTATTCTTCTTCTGTCATATCCACTATACCTTCTGGTGTGGATACCACATACGTCTTACCTCCGGACTTATACTTTATACGAACAAGATTTTCATCGCGCTCATACTTGCCAAAAACTTTCTCGTAGTTATCTAAAAATAACTTACTGACAGGCTTGTCTACATCGCCCTTGCCCTGACCGCTCCACCTAGAAGGGTCGTCAACACTATGGCCTGGATGTGTGGGCTCTATGCCTGCCGCCCTATCGAGCTTCTCATCCTTTAGCCAGTTACCAAGTGAAGTTACCTTTTCTTCTTCGCTCATAATACTTTTTCAAAAACATTGTCACTTAAAACCCAGTAGCATCCCTTTGGTACGCCAACCCCCTTGGGCCTAAAGAACGTCCCCATAATGTCTTCCTTTACCTCAAGTACTTCAAACTCATCACCCACTTCGAGGATGTGATGGTTTATTCGCATCGGCTTTACCACTCTTACTTTCTTTGCATCTTTCATTTTCTTTTAAAGGTATATCGCATGACTGTCTAACACAACCCATGAATATCTCAGAAGATTCATTCCAAGATTTTGGCTTAACTAATAGATCAGTCCTCTTTCTCCAATATTTTCTTATTTTTTTCAACATCATTATCTAACGCAGCAAGACTCTCTTCGAGCATACTGGTAAGTCCTATTTTAAAATAATCATTTCTAGTAATTTCTTCTTCCCCAATTTTTACAATCATATCGTATGTTTCGTCCTCCATCTCCAAATCTACAGCACAAGACTCAACATCCCTAACCTCTAATACTTTTATAACCGGCAAATCTAACATAAAATTAAATAGTAACACTGTTGCGTTACAGATAAAGAAAAAAAAGGTCGGACCACCTCGCCCTGAAACCAAGGCGAGGCTGCAAAATAAACTCGATAAAGAATTTTAAACTTTAATGCAGGAGGTTTAACTAATGAACATTCAATTTTGAATCTTAATGGCTAGTTACTCCGGGCCTTCAGCCCTTGTCGGCATCAATAGTTGGATTTCTTTATTCCTTGCATAGGAATGTTATAGCACGTTATTAGCGCGCAGTGAGTTTGTGTTTGCTGGTCACGACCTTAAAGTCTCTTCAAACAGAGATGAAGGTTGTCGCGTTAATGCGATCTATTTCATCCTGAAGATCGGCAAGTTCTCGGTTGATGTCCTGCTCTTGCCTGTCCACATGCTCCTGGTTGAAGTGAGCTGTGTACTTAAGCTCGACAGGATTCTCAGACCTGTAACTTAGCATCTCTTCAAAATGCTTTCCGTCTTTTGTTTCGAGCCCACGAAAGAAGGATAAAGTATCCTTCATCTCCGAAAGGCGGTAAATCTTTTCCTGGACTCCAGTTTCAGAGTTGGCCCGCTGGATTGCAGACTTCAAAGAAACGAGCCTTTGCTTTGTTGTGGTGTATTCGTCAAACACCAAAGCACAATCCACGGTGGACGTGCTCTTTTCGCTCTTGGAGTTTTCACGCTCCATTATTCCCCTTAAACGGGAAATTTCCTTAACTAGGAGGTTCTTTTCCTTCAAGGCTCTCGCGAGTGACATTTTGCCCTCGCCCACTTTTTCTGCATTACTTGTATCAAGTATACCGTCACCAATATCTGTCATGATTTATTTTAGTTTTGAGTTTTATATAAAAAAAGCTCTCTAGGAAAGAGAGCTAGCTAATAAGCGTTCATGTATATATAACGCAATTATGGACAAGGTTGCACTTTACCCGAAAGCTGGGGCAACCTTGTTATAGATTAAATACCATAACAGAATCTCTAAACCAACTACAATTTGTGCTAGATTTTTGTAGAGTTTCAGATAATTCATTGTCGTGGGTTAGGCCATACTCGTCCATAACGTCTATAACGTAATCTTGATTTTGTTCATTAACATGACCACATCCTCTTTGCCCAATTTTAGCCCAACTAATTATTAGTAAATTGCTGCAATGCCTTAATAAGTTTTCAATATATATTTTTTCATATTCTTTAGGAATGTGTTCAGCAACTTCTAATGAACAGACCACATCGTACTTTTTATTAAGATCAAATGTTTTAGATAAATCTAAAACCTTACCAAATCCATCAGTCACTAATTCAACTTCTGGATTGCCGTCGTATGCTTCAACTGCAATTAATGGATTATTCTCTTTTATGTACTTTGCATACTTTGCATCACCACATCCAAAGTCTACATATGTATTATAGTTAGAAACTATAGTATTAAGAGTTTTTGAGAAAGATTCATCGTAATGATGATTAATACACGCTCCTTCCCAGAATCCTCTAGAATTTATTTTTTGTCTATATCGTTTCACTTTAAAAGGGGCTTTTCAAGTGCCTCTTGTAGGGAGTAATGTAATTATCTCCGTACTGATCGGCCAGTACCTTTACCGTGTCCTTCTTGCTTGGCGCATACGTATCAACACCATACAGTTTGATTTTACGCAACTTATTGTAATCTATTTTGTAATCCATCCAGAAATCCGACTCTATGATATTAAGTACCAGGTCGCAATGTATGTTCATTTGGGGGAAAGATTTAGGACTGCCGGCAGTGTCAAACGTTAACAGCCATGCCTGTATTCCATTTATCTTCTGCTTGTCCATGTCGTGAAATCTTTTGTCGAAGGACAAATTGTATTTCGGGTTCTCTATATTGTTATCGTCGCTACAATATATTTCCCATTGTGTAAGGTCGTCCACACAAAACCTGAGATCTATGTCATCATCGTGATAGATTGGCTTGCCACGCTCGTACTCTATCAAGTTACCATGCGAAATTACATATCGCACACCGACATCATCTAACAAAGCGGACATACCCTCCATCAACTGTCTTTTGTAAGACAATACGTATTTGTAAGTCTCCTCGGTTACTACGACTTTGTTATGTTTGTATTTCATTTTTATTAGAAAAGTTCTTCACAATATATCCCACTGTTAATACCTTCCCATCTATGCCCATCAACGTTAAAATCTTTTAAATCCTCTATTGGGATAGTAAGCCTTGAATCTCCCTCATCATACATCTCCGCAAATGCATCACGCTTTAACTTATGGTTGAATTGAATTTTACATGATTTAAAAACATCCTCACCATACTGACGTTTTAATAAATCTACGGAACAGTTTGGCACAGGGACAGTAAGTCCTTCGTAATCGGCCTTTAGAAGTGGGAATATATTGTCCACTGGATCCGAAAAAGATTTAATGTGGCCGGAGACCATTTGACGTTTGGGAATTGTCAGCATGCCATCTTTAATATCATAAGTATAAAAATCGATGAATGGGTAAGCCCTACCCCTGACATAAGTCTTAAATGGAACTCCCCAATCTTTTTTCCATAGAGTCAAGTCCCCTGGCCACAATCCATCTTCGGTATGTTTGTTTTCCTTTGTCTGCCCGGGAACATATTTTTCTGACCCGTGAATTATCCATTTAGTATATCCCTTTTCTATGTCCTTTGGTGAAGGAACATGTTTCTTTAAATTAGACGTTAATTTGGGTATGTCGTCAGCACTTATGACAATATCAATATCATCATCCCAAGGCATTCGTCTACCATGTCGCAAAGCTCCTATAAGTGTGCCAAAGGCCAGAAAAAATTTAATATCCTGACTGACTAGAAAGTTAAATGTTTGCTCAAATAAATAAACCAACCTAGCCTCCTGCTCTCGGCTGAGGTCCATTTCTTTAGATATGCTGTTCATGAATAGACTAGTTTAGATTTATGCAATTCTTTCCATGAAGGGGCACGCATCCATGATATCTTCGTAATTAAAATTAATGGGCCTATCATCAAAGTTAAAATGTTTTTCCAGATTAGACGCGTCAAGAGCACCAGGGACATTTTTGATTTTATACATATGCCGGTCACGGATCTTATCTACTGACATAAAATAATCCAGATATTTAAATCGCCCAGAGGCAGAGCAAGAGGCCCCGGTAACTTTTGGTGTCCAAAGCCATGCATTAGGAATATTAAATGCATCGGATATGATCAACCCATGCAGGGCTGAAGATACGATCTTCTCGCATGACAGTATATCTATAAGAGTTTTCTCAACATCCGTTGTTTTAAGGTCAATTAACTTTACATTATCTCCCGGTACAGCATCTTTCCAGGCCCAGTCATTACACCGTATAATTACTCCTATCTTATGTGTTTTTGGTATATCTTCCCGGGTTTTATCAAATAAGTAAGGTACTAAAAGCGCTGGGTCTCCATATACTTCTGGGCAGTGGCCGCCGGCAGATGCTATTAAGCTCCGTGTTAACGGTCCACGTACTGAATGATATTTAGCTTGTTCTGAATGATGTCCGGCACCTAGGGTCTTCATCTTTCTAAACGGCTCGGTACTATTTGCACCAGTTCCCCATACTATACTTGTCGGCCTGACATACAGTAGCATAGATCCTATAGCTATATAGTGCGGTTGTTTAATCAATTTAGTACATGTAGACGGGGGCTCAACAACACTCCTGGCATTTATACCTGTCAATTTATGTATTAACCATGGTGATATAGCATCTCCCCAATTGTCGATCCGCCTCCACCACGTAAGTGGGACTTCACCATCCCTTAAGATAATATCTTTTCTAGGCCTGTATTTAGAAGTAATTTCATTAACACCCATACTGTCATCTCCTCTATTTAATCTATCTAACTATCTTCTCAATTAACATTGTTGTAGATATCGAAGGTGTCCGGGGCAGGTACACTACTTCACATATATCCTTAAACTCGTCGAACTTACCCTTCCAGTCATCCCCCATAACAAGGACATGCGCCTCATATTCTTTTATATATTCCCTTTTCTGCTCCATTGATTCCTCAAGAAATACTTTATCAACTACGCTTAAGGCCCCGACAATAGCCATCCTATCCTCTTGATTAACCACAGGATATTTCTTTTTTTTATCATAGTTCATCTTATCACTAGACACTCCAACTATTAGAGTAGGCTCTGGTCCAAACCAACCTAGTTTTCTAATTTTTGGATTTTCAGTTTCCTTGTATGGGTATACCATAACTCGGCCAGCTTCATTCGCCCCATTAAGAATATTCAAATGCCCTATGTGAAATAGATCGAATGTGCCGAATGTGATTACATTACTAGTGGTCCTCTCTGTCATGCCTTTGTTGTTACATATTACATTCGAAAATCTTATAATTCGTATCCCAATATTTTGAGTACTCACTTTCGACTAATCCCCTATTCCTATGAAATGTGGTATCGGCATGTGAGCCAGAAGGAACTTTCCAATTACCATATAGTTGATCTAGATATAGCTCGCTTTCAATTGGTATTGTGTAAATTTCTTCATTCATTTTGACCTCCTCTAATTTCGGGAATGCTGGATTTGCGTAAACGTCACAATATAATTCAGCCCATTTAGTTTTAATACTAATCATGTTACCCCATTTTTTTTTAGGATAATGCTCATGCGCTTTAATTTTTATTAAGTCATATTTTTCAAAATTAATTTTCTTCAATTTGCCCCACTGAGATAGGTGAGTAGTTATATCGACGTCAGTATCACTTATTATTAAATCTTTATCTCTCACACAACCTATCAGTGTACCACAATCCAAATAATATTTTATACCCTTAGCATTTAATATATGTACAACCTTTTTTAAAAGATAATTCATTAACTCCAATTTATGTCGAGCTACCTCATTCCAATATGCAAAATCCATTGAACATTATCATTTATTGTTTATTTTTTTGGCTAACCAAATAATCAAAACACCCTTGATATTTGTAAGCGTTAACGCCATCCGGGCGTATCCATTTCTTTTCCTTGAACTCTGGGAGGCCGCTAGCTTTGAAAATAGCATCCTCTCCAAAACCATATGTAAACTGCGTTACTAATTTAAGATTATAAAACTCATTATTTAACACCTCTGTGCCAATACCCTGTTCAGACAAAAGAAAGGAGTGCACCATATCATCAGAAAACCTACAAGTACTGCATTCGTTAGATACGGAAACCATTTTATTTATTGTATCCTCGTGTATGTCCGAAACCTTGTATGCTACACCTGAAAACCCTTCAGAAACAACTTTGTTCTCATGCGGCCAGTCTTTATCGTCAATGTCCCAAAAGGACAAGGTTGGCGCAGAAGCAGTAACCACCTTGTTATTGAGTTTAGACATTGCTAGGGCCATTTCATTAACCATCCCAAACGGGTAAGCAGTGTCGTCATCGATTGTAATTAAAATAGCACTAGGGTCATGTTCCTTTAGGTACCTCAATGCGGGAATCAGTTTATTTATGGGTCCTAGATCATGCTCACCCCTAATAAGAGTTACCTTCTCATTAGAAGTTAAATCTTTGGGTATAATATAATCTTCCTCATCTCTGTACTTATCGGGCAACGATAATAGTATGGCATTAACAAACTCTAAATCCAATGTGTTTAAGGGGTAGTAGATTTTATCAAGCCTGGAAGGAGAAGAAGTCAACGACACGTAAACGTTATGTTCTGAAAGATACGCAGAAAGCTCATCAGATACCACTCTTCGTTTTTGTTTAAGGCAAGCCTGTACGATACCGCGAAATTTATAAATTGATTTATCACAAACATCACCGCCTGGGTATGGGAAATTAACAGTTGTAAGTTCACCGAACGAGGGGGTGACGCGGCCTTGCCAATTTTGCTCTATCTCTCCAAGGTGTACTACACGTACGCTTTTTAACGTAGTTTTCTTTTTAAACTTACCACTAAATAGTAGGTCTGAGTGTGAGGCATCACGATGGTGCTCGGGGTATGGCTGGTTGCCTATTTTACTACTCTTGAAGTTTAAAGAATTAAAAAGTTGAAAGTAACCTATAGGCATTCCGCGCGGGCTGTATGCTTTGGGTAGAGCTGTAAAGTCGCGTCCAGAAGACTTGTAGCTATCAAACTCCTCAGGCGTTTCCGCGAAATGACGTATTGCTCCGTATAAAGTCGTAGTATTCAAACTACGAGTGTCCATGTAACGCTTGAAATATGGTGGAAACACAATATCTGCATCAAATATCAAAACCCAATTAGATTTATTAGTACCGATTTTCGAAAGACCCAAATTAATACCTGCGCCCTTGTCAAAGAAAGAACCACCCCGGTAAAACACGTCAGTCTTTATCAACTCTACGAAATCATATTTTCGGCAAAGCTCCTCAGTAGCTTTATCGTTAGTGTCTGTTACTACATATAACTTTGTAAACACACCGACTGCAGACTCCAAACTATACTTAAAATAATCAGCATAGTTAACACAACAAACAACTCCATACAACTTAGCAACAGGAACGGATGTATCTGGTACCCAAAGACCAGAACCAGAATCAGATGTCTTAGCAGCCTTAACCTCAAGCATAGGGTCTAAATCCTGACCGCCGCCGCGTCTGGGGTTGTCACCAATATAATTAATACTTTTCTTTATAGGAACGTTCCTCTTCTTTACATTTAAGTTAAAATTTATATCCATCACTCATCACAGTTTACAGCTATTGTGTCAGCAGACCACTTCGCGTAAAGATAAAAATTAGAATTATTAGAACCAACTACGTACGGGCACAATGACATTATAATAGCATTCATTAATTCAGAACGTATAGGGTCTGTGTCGTGTTCTCTGAAGGTGAGTCTGTCACTGTACCTGTTTACAATATACTCAGCGTATAAACTGTTACTCCCTATGGCAAATAACCTTATATTTATTTTCTTACAAACAAAAGAATCTACCGCATCTATAAAACTAGATAAGTTGCTTTCGTTAATGCAATTAAGATCTACGCCAATAACCGTACTGTCCTTAAATTTGTCTCGAAAATAACCCCGGGCTGCTTTGCTCTGAAACCACCTCGGGACTACCTTGTCCGCACAGGCATTCCATAAAAAAGACCCTCGTGCCAAATCATCCGTAAAATACTCGTGCTCAAAAAAAGAATCATATGTAAATAGGCTGTAATTACCAACAGCGGAAGGGCCCCGCAACAAAGCGTCCCGATCTATGTTTTGTGGAGCAGCATTATCACGTATGACTTCAGGTATGTCTGAAAGAGAGTAAGCATACTGCTCTTTTATCTTTAGCTTAAAACAATCGTGAAAAACATTACTACCGTCCGTAGATACCTTTGAATCTGACCAATCGACAAAAATATTATACCCGCGCCAATGCCTGAGTGAAACCAAAACATCCACAACGGTAAGAACCCTGTTTATTACAGAAGAAGTCTCTGACCCGCGAATAACAATATATTTGTTAAACGCCTGAGGTATAAGACGCTCGGCAACGTAGTGTTTGTTATCAGTCATCTTCTTTCCTGGAAGCAAAGTAATCTCTTATATCCGAATGCATAGTGCCTTTGTCTGAATCCCAAGTTAAAACACCGGACTCGTCAGAACCAAGATCAGTAGCAGGGTCAAACTGCGCCTTAAGCAAAACCTCGTGTCTATCAAGATAATTTCTATTCTTGAGATTACCATGAAAGAAAGTATCGATCTTGTTTTCAGCGTAACCTATGTCGCCAGCAACCTTCGAATACCACTCATTTGACCAAGCTATAATGTCGTATATATGCTGCAAGGAATATGATCTCTTGCTAAACCAATCACGCAATTCGTTAAAAGCAGCAGCATATATAAGAGTATCGCCACCACCCACAACTAGGTTAGTGTATAGCCCAAACCCGTCTGCAAATAAAGAAGAGGGGCAAGCCCACCCAAAACCCGTGGCAGGCGAGCATTGACCCATAGACGCCACAGTACTCTTCATTACCTTAAAGGCATCATCATCATCGTAACGTTTTATAACTTCAAATACCTGAACCAGAGTGCTCTCTAACAAAGCTTCTATAATCTTATCGTACCAACCATCATTTATAAAAATTATATCAGCATCAAGCCACGAGACATACTCGTACCCGCGAGATAAAACATCCCTTATGCCAATGTTAAGCAAAGCTTCCTTCTGCCACATCAAATGCTGTGTCCTAAACGACAAACGGTTTGGGAGTTCATCTAGATGAAAATCAGCGTCATCAAAAGCCAGCTCAACAGTAGTGAGTTGTTCAGCGTAGTCGCCAAGGCCTTCGTAAAACCTAAAGTAGTTATCCCTACGTCGTGAGTATCCGCACGGATTAAAGTAACAAGCAGTTAAGCCTAAATCAAAACTCATGACACTATATCAAAATTATGTAAGGACTTGGCGCAATGTATAAATTCAGCAGCCTCAAACTCTGGATCATGAGAAGAATGTAAACGCTCAGACCCATGGTAGTGACGCCTGGATTTTCCAAGATCAAAACCGTAAAGCGTTACTCCCCCGAAGACCCTGATGCCAAACGCAGCTGCAGCATACCCTATAGATGGCTTCTTGGTAGAATGTAAAGAGCTAAGACATGCACGAAAAGAAGGCTTAAGCACTAACATAGCTGAAGGGTCTCCGCCAGAATCTAAGTAACGAGCATACTCTAGTAAAGCTGCAGTTTCATTAGTCGTGCCTATAGCTATGTTTAAAACACCGAGTAGCTGGAAATCATCTCTGGTTATATCGCGCGTGTAGTCATAAATCCTACGTTCATTAAATAAATGTATGGTAGTCTTAGTGCCTATATCTTCAGAATGCTCTGTTATAAAAGGATGATTAAGCCTACACACCACTTTGTTGGAATCTATATGCTTACCGTACTTTGAGTTAAGCAAACAACTACCCCCACCGACTATGGTTATATGACCACCATAGATAGAAAAATTAGATATATCGGAAAGACTGGGAAGTTTATCAGAAAAAACCGAACATATGTATGGAGCTGAATTGGGATCAGGCCAATCTTCTTCTAGCCAGTGCGTAGGCATATTCTCGCGAAGTAAGTCGCTACTATTGTCTGATATAACGCCACGCTCGAAATCAGTGAAAGCTTCTTTATACAGAACAACTGACGATAGGTCAGATGTTACTGGGATATGACTTAGTCTCTCAAGCGTTGGGAATTCAGGTATGTTAACTAGTAAGTCCTCATTCATTTAGGAGAACTGAAGTAACCTGATTTCATTAGAAAGGTCAACTCTTCAAAGTCTGCTGGCTCGTCTATCTCAAAGCTACGTTGCCTAGGCATTACATAGAGTCCAACATTACCACTAGCTCTATCCTTAGACGCTTCAAGCAAGCCCTTGCTGGTTATATAAAAAGCGCCGTTTTCTCTATAGACCTCGGGCCTGTCTTGTCGCTGATGATGATACTGGTTTGATCGTATAGCGCCATGCTTGCCATATGACCACATGAACCCCCCGCACAACCACCCGCCACTGTCTAGACAAACAGAGACCACAGAATCGTATGGATTGTATTTTAAAACGTCCAAGCCACCCTCTATATCTTCAACAGAAGTAAGAGGTGCAGTACACTGTAAGAACACCAACGTTTCAAAATCTGGTACACATTCAGCAAAATGAAGTAATACCTCTTCACTGTTTGTATCATCTCCAGATATGCAGTCAGGACGCCTTACTATCTTTGCACCAGACTCAACAGCAACCTCTTCTATATCACAACAATCCGTGCTAACCCACACGTCGTCAACATTAGACTCCAGCGCAGTTTTTATAGAATAATCTATAAGGGGCCTACCGTTTAACAATTTAATGTTTTTACCGGGAATGCCCTTGCTGCCACCTCTAGCTGGAATTACGGCAATAGTTTTTCCACTCATTATTTATTAACTACTAAACGAAGAATATATAGAAATCAAAGATAAAAGTAAGACAAAACAAAGTATAACGTTAACAACTAAAGAACTACGTTGCGATGTATCCTGTGAGACACAGCATTTGTTAGCACCACATTTGGGGCTTGTGCATTCTCGAACTTCGTAAGAGTCATAGAGTGCTTTGTTTATAATAGTGTTCATCTCGTAGTCGTACTCCTCAGGATCTACTCCGAGCTCATCGTGTAACTTTACTGGGTCGCTACTCATAACTATACTCGTCATCGTAGTACCCATCACTTTTAGTAAGCCTGAGCAAAACCAAATCTTCTATAACATCACAACCTAGTTTTCTAAGAAGCTTAACACAGTCCATGCGACTAAACTTCTTTTCAACCTCCTCAAGCTCAATGGCATCGTAACCACTGTTTAGCATAGTGCTAACATAATCGCGTAGTAACTCCATGTCTTCTTCTAAATCACTCATAAAACGAATAGTATAGAGATTCTGTCCATTTCTTACTCATTGCTTCGGGCGAAAAGTATTTTTTAGCATACATCCACCTGTCAATTCTTTTTTCTTCAGGATCGTTATCTATTAAATCCATAATCTGAGATACAACATCGTCAACAGAAGAGCTAGGATCTACACTTTCCATCCAGGGCTCGTCAACGTCATAGTTCAAAGTCCAGCGACCCTGAGCTACAACGTCATAGTTTATTCTGCCGAAATCTCCCAATTCGCCAAAGCGCACCATGCCGTGTACCATTGGTAGTATCTGACTGATGTTGGCCTTACCCAAGGCAATAACGTGAGGGGCCTGAACCCACCCCGATTTATGGGGCAGCATAAACACCTTAACACCATACTCGCCAAGTTTTTTTATAACAGCTTGCGCCAATTTTTTATGAGGCTTGAGACAACCATTCCACGGGCTGGCATACCACAGTATGAATTTATTGAATGAAACAGGAGGACACACATCAGGTATGTCAACATGGTTTGCCCTATACATAACCTTTGGGTCCAATCCTACCTCCAGAAGCTTACTCCGAAATGTGTTGTTGTTAACCCAGTAATCCTTGAGCGGGTGCTTGATCATGTACTCACGTATATTCTTTTTTCTCAAAAGCTTCCTGTTACAACTACCCAAACCAAACAAGATAGACCTGTCCCTGTACTCTGGAACTATGTGAGTTATACACTGAGATAATATACCGTCAAAAGGCTCCTGTTCAGGAATCCTGATGTCCCACTCATGTTTCTTAAAATCAGATAAGTAAACAAACTCTATGTCGTCCTTAACTAGATCTCTGATCCTCTTAAGGCCGGATTCGGTGCCACTCTGCGCTATCCCAAGTATTTTTAACATTGGGGGTAAGTGACTTATCTAAGCGATGTAATTTTAGATAACTCGCTGGGTGTTACAATTTTATCAGAACTACCAAGGGCCTTTTCCATATCTCGTATACCTCGAACCAGCTTAAACATAGCATGTGGCTCAAGCGAACACAGCTGATCACTACCCCACATAGTTCTGTCTAGAGTAACGTGACGCTCTATTATTTCTGCACCAAGAGCAACTGACGCTATAGTTGGGGTCAAGGCAAACTCATGACCACTGTAACCTATCTTGCATTTTGGGAATCGAGCGCCAAGCGTGGGCATACAACGTAAGTTTAATTCTTCTAATGGGGCTGGGTAAGATGAGTTACAGTGCAAGATTGCAACTTTAGTACTCTTATCTGTTTTAGTAATCCAACTGTAAGCATCCTCAACATTAGACATGTCACTCATACCAGTGGACATAATAACTGAATCAAAAGATTCAGAGCATGCACGGACCAAAGACTCGTTAACTATAGATGCTGAAGCAAGCTTCACCCAAGGAAGATTAAATTCTTGTAAGAACTCAACAGAATCCAAATCCCATGGAGACGCAGACCAAGCAATGTTGTTTGTACTGCAGTGCTCGTCTATTTCCTTATACTGATCCAAATCAAATTCAACACGATGCTTGTAAGCCAAATAAGTAGTCTTGCCCCATGGCGTATCCCGAACCTTCTCTTTCATATGTTCTGGAACGCAAACATCAGGATTACGTTTTTGAAACTTAACTGAGTCAAAACCAGCAGCAGCTGCAATAGTTATAAGGCGCTTAGCTACATCAAGGTCGCCATTATGATTAATACCGATCTCGGCTATTGTATATACTTTACTCATCTTTAAAGAAATCTTCAGAATATACACCGCGATCATCCACATAACAGTCAGCGCCGAACTTTACGCCTAGCCGAAGCTCGTGGTACTTCAGCCCCCATTCCTTTAACTGTTTCTTGGTCATCTCGGTCCACTCTTCAAGCTTTTCGGGATAACTGGTTGCTCGTGCGGTATCTATGTATATGTAATGCCCAGATTCGTAGAGACGATTTACTAAAGCTATACGCTCCTTGTGAGGCTTAGCATCTCTATAAGTCTCCCCAACACTGGAGTATACACCATGATTCTTTGGATCTACTTGTGTACACAATGTACCATCCAAATCAAAACAAATGGAAGGCGCGGAATCTTTTTTTACTCTTTCACTCATTACTCAGTTATATCAACATCTAAAAGTGTATAGTAGTCGTTATCGGAAGTTGCAAGTATTTTGTAAATACAATTGTTAAGTCCGTCTAAATCATTGAGTTCAGGGTATTTTTTAAAATTTTTAGTAACCTTCTGTTGAGGCTTCTTAAACTCCTTCCTGGCGGGATCATGGTTCCCCTTAAGCTCGCGGAAATGTTCCTTACCCCAAGCCCACTTCCTGTAGCCTTGAGATTCCTCCAACTGTATGCCCTTATTGTGAAACCTATGGCAGTAATTCCTATCCTCTCCGCCCCAACCCCAATAAGAATTAGCCCAGCCATTCAGCTCCCAATTAATCTTATTGTTAACTATTGATATCCCACCCATGCTCCACTTAGTGGGGCTGTGGACCTGCCTACCTGTTTCAGTGTAATGATAACCTGCGTTAGGTTTCTTAGGTAGCATATCCACATCATGAAAAGCAGTGTAGTCGGACTGGTCGTGAGTCTCCAAAAAACCAATATTCAATAACTTAGCACGATTAAATAAAAGATTATCAGCCTGGTTAACTACAGTGATGTGAAAAGGTATACCCTCTGCAGTTAAGTACTCATGGATAGCGGGAGCAAACTCGGATAAATGTTCCGGGCGGTCTCTGTAGGGTACTAGTATTTCTAAAGTGTAACTCATGCCTATTTCTTGTTTATCCTCCAGCCTTGCTTAATCTTCAAGTCACGAGACTTCAGGACTTTTAAATCAGTGCCTTCTGTAAACCTAGCTACCGCACGTATAACTTGCATACCGTTGGTCCCCTTTGCAACATAATCGTCGCCCGCAAGAACACCACCAGCCTTTATCTTAGGCCACCAAGCAACGAGCTCTTTATATACGTGCTCCGTCTCATGGTAATCGTCGACGTAGAGAAAGTCTATAGAGTTATCTTCGTACGCATCAGCAAGTTCAATAGCATCTCCTTTTATGATGTTAACATAATCAGATACGGGAGATAAATTTTCTCTACATTTAGCTTCTATCCTACTGCCGTCTCGATTAGCGACATCCGCCTTCGTTTTTCTGCTCCCCGTGTCTCCTTCAAACAAGTCAATAGAATCGAAACGTATGTTCTTACCACTATTGATAATCTCCACAGCCATACACGATGTACTCTTTCCCAGGTAACTACCGAGCTCCACAAATAAGGCGCCGTCATCAGCTTCCCTTACCATATTTCGATATAACTTTGCTGCATCAAACCAACCTTTTATTTTTTTGTAATAATGTTTCATATTTTTATTTTATCAAAACCATGTTGTATCTTTGAAATAGACGAAGAGTCTCCAGATCTTTTAGCATGGATAGTTGTACCACCATTGAGTATGGGCTCCATGCCTTTAAACCTAGTATCCGTAGCTATGTTAGTATGTACAAATATACAATCCGTACCGAGTGCTCGGCAGGGTAGCGCACAATGTAACCTAGGGGTAACAACAAGATCCGCACCTGCGTACATAGATAATCTGTTCCTAGCAATATCAAGCCTGCGCTCAGGACTTGAATTAGGTAATACAGACAACCTGTGAGAAATGACTTCGCCCGAATAAGGTATGTCTTTTAAAAATGGCTTGTTACCTCCCTTTGTCCACTGCTTATGACAGTCGCAAAAATACGTACCTCCTCGTTTACCTGAATAAGACTCAGGATTTAGGTATAGGGTTAAACAACCCGTAAAGTACGCAGAAATGCCATGTGACTTAAATAGGTCCACCGTCGAATAGTCACGACAGCCTATAGGCTCGTAACGTTTAAAATAATCCTTATATTTCTCAACCATTCCTACACTCTCATGCTGTATGTGAAAACTTATAAAAACAGGATGTATATTATTGGAAGGAGGGAACCTACTAAAGTCTGCCATGAACCATCCATTCATTATAAGGTTAACTGGATGTCCTTCGTAAGTGTGAAGAGACTCCCTATTCAAGATGGAAAATGAATCTACTCCTTTTTTACTTAAAAAATCTATAGCAGCTAACGTCTGTATATCGTCACCCAAATTGTAAGTAGGCGCGTAAACCACGGCGTAATCCTTATAATGTTTCATAATCTCTTAAAATGACCCTGCTCCACCCACTCGCCTATTAGCCTGCGTTCTTTGCCCATACTATGGTGGTGCCGGTTATAACTAGAATCGAGAGCGCATATACATCTTTCTAAGCCGGGGAATAGGTTCTGGTCTTTTATTTTCTTCAACACAAGGAAACCTGTAGACGGTTTTTTATAATCCAAGTCAGCCATAACATCCGAAGCCTCTTCCATGCTTATGACAGTTCGAGGCTTATCAGTTACTCGAAGTCTTTGGAGTATCGTGGATTTTACTTTGTCTGCAATAGAATCCGAATCTCTCAGCCATACTGCTTTAACGGTCTGGAAATGCCTCATCCTAAAAGGATCCATTCTTCCACGGAAGCAATAGTGCCGCAAACTCCAGTTAGCCACAAGAACAATTAGATCCGTACGGTAACCCACTTTACCAGTGCCTAAATTATCCATCTTGTTAAACCTAAGAACAAGATCAGTATCCTTTATGTCAGGAGTAAAGTCTCGAGAAGGACGAGAGTTCCCGATTATAACCAGACGATTTTTACCTTCAGTAAGACTCATTATATTTTAAAAACTTATCTTCAGGAGAACCCATCAAATGTTTCTTATCTGTGTAGTGACATATACTTACACGCGTATGCTTATTTAGCTTGGAATAACGGTAGTTCCAGTGGCTCTGTAAAGCGGTAATCGGGACTTTAGAGTACCATGCAGAAGCGAGTAATAAAGGCTGCTCATACTTGAAAGCCCCGTATTTGATCCAATCCAGATGATCTAGCCCCGCATAAAATAAACAATTGCTCGTAGAACCTTGATCATCCTGATTCGATATCTCTTCGTAAGCTTCTAAAAACTTTACGGCACCAGGAGTATTAAAAAAACCAACTAAACCCCCGTTGTAAAAATTTCTAAAATTTTCTGGAATATGTAGAAGAGATTTACGGACTTTCCAATTCAACCTCCATTGATGTCCCTTAACGGCAAAGACATCACCGCCCAAGTTAGACATCTCTTGAAAAATGTTACCTGCCGAAGATGCTATGAGCATATCTAAGTCTAAGTGCAGTACCTGATCGTAACCTGAATTTATGTAGTCTAGAGCGTACGGCAATCTGTGCCAGAAGTAGTTTGGGTTTAAGATACGTGGATGGAGCTCTGTCTCAATTTTAAATTCCGCACCAACAGAGTCACAGTAACGCTCGATACAGGGTATGGAGAGATCCCTATATTTGTCATCAATACAATTATTGGTAGCGAGTGTATATATTATTCGGCGCATGACAACTCATGATAATCCCGCCATAAGTTATTTACTAACTTATAACTTCTGTGTTTACCCTTAAGGCGTATCCTGTCGCACGCTGTTGTAGTAGGTTTCCCACTAGTGTAATGTATGATCTTGAGACTAGATAGAAAATCGGGTTTTCTTTTTACTAGACCGTCAGGAACCACACGACGTATTCGATTGTAGCGATTTGATACCAAGTAGTAGTCGTGATTGATAAAAAATCTGGAAAGTATTGTCTGCTCTCCAACGCGACCCCTCCCTAGCCGCTTGTAGAAAGATTTAAAATCCAGAGAGTTGGCGAAAGAAATTAGTTCGTCAAAGAACGAATCAGACATGTACTTCTTGGAAACAACGTAAACTCCACCGTTTATATCCCTAGTACTGCACTGCACGCCAGTGCCTGCAGGGTAAAACCCGTTATATCGATCCAGATCCCATGATATGCTGTCGGCAGCTCCAACAAAACCGTAATCACTTGAAAGCCTGAACAACTCTGTCAAATCTCCAGTAACCAGTGTGTCTGCATCCAGGTAGATTATATGGTCATATTCTGAGGGTTTAAACACCTCCCACTTATATATGCAAGGAAGTGTTCTTAAACGAGAGCCCTTGGCATTCTTCCTAATACTATAAAACAAATCAGAATAAGTAGTGGTATCTACTTTCTTAAATTTAATTTTTTTATAGGAGTTGCTCAGCAGTCGCTTAGCAGTGGGGGTAAGCTTACATATATCATCATCGTGCAGTATAACTATATCCCCACAAAACCATTTATTGTTTTTAAGAAAAGAAAAAATAAGAACATTAGCCATCAGTACGACGGCATTATTACAAACAAGATATAAAGCTATATTCATATGTCTGGGTCAGCGCGGAGTAAGATTGCTGTATCTACTTATAATGGCGTCATCTCCATATTTGTTTAAGACAGACTTCATAACATCCAAACCATACATCCACCGAGATCCGCCAAAATCTTCTTCAGCTTGCTTTAAAACTTCTCTTGCGCTCTCAACATTATCTTCACAAAGATAGGGATAACCCTCGCCCAACATATCAATAGCACCTCCCGAATTATAACTGCAAAGTATATTACTCTCGCTATAAGCAGCTTGTATTATTTTGTTACTGGGCTTGTATGGGGAATTGCGTATGGAAATATGCATGTTACAATCTCTCAATCCTTCGCCTATTGGACAAGAACCAGGATATGATTTGCACTTCCTGTCTAACTTGTACTGATACTTACTGAGAAATTTTTTTAAAGTTGGACCACCGTCATACCGCAAGAGGCTTCCAAAAAACCCGGGCTTGAACTTTGATTTATTTTCATTAGCAATTCTAAACGAAGGACTTATATAGTGGGGTATTACATCAAACTTGGAGTCCGGATACAGCTTAAAAAGAACATCTGCGTACTCTTCGGTACGGCAAATAAAAGAATCAACACCTATAAGGTGATCGGACCCAGAAGCCAGAACTTTTTTTATTACAGATAAATCGAGGTCAATAATGTCGATATGTACAAAAAAAGAATCAGGTATTTTGTTTATCCTGTCTATGTGTCCAGACCTGGGCTTTAAAAACACATAAGACTTAGTACTCTCTAATTTGAAGTCTTCCATCCACACAGACTTGCAGCTGATACCGTTAGAATTTAGAAGATCGGAAACCTCATCTCCGCAAGTGACTGCGGAAGATGTTTTCCTACATTTTACAAATATTATATCATACATGCTACCACCCCATGTAGTGTTTAACTACTTTTTCTTTACTTATATAACTTGGGACTAAGCCCGCTAGACATTCTTCTATATTAAAAAGTTTATAATTATTTTCCTCTTTTACTTTTTCTAAATCTGGGAAGTCAGAGTAAAATAAAAAATTATAGTCAGTACTAGATTTCAGATCTGCGGCAACCGGATCAGCTTCTGGGCCCGACAATAACATGTCAGTCATGACGTATACATTACCCGAAACATCCATGGAATTTAGTGTGCTTAGTATGTTATCCTTACTGTGTGCAGAACCCCACTGTTCGGGAGTGATGTCTACTCCAGGTAATGGAGAAAAGTGAGCACGCTTGTAACCATGTTTAGAGACTCTGTCCCCCCTCCGTACATGGATAACGCAATTGATATTATGATCAGTTAACTGTCTGGCTGACGTTAACGTCGTTTTACTAAACGGTATGTCTATACGTAAACCACGTGTAATTTCCTTAGCGTAATCTCCATACATATCGCTACAGTAAAACCTTTTCATACACAGTAAAGAGCCACCGTAGCATTGCTTAGGATTTCGACAAAGCGCATACAACTCGCCATTAACCTTAATGCCAGCTACATTATAGTAAGCGTACCACGCAAGAGGAACCTCCCTCCCCCTATTATGCTTAGCTGCTAATATAAAATTAGGTAAAACTAATTCCAACCCAAGTTTGTAAGCCACAGATATATATACTCGAAACTGTGAAACTAAATCCAGCAACCCAGAATCTCGGCTTTCGCAAGCATCTGTGATATATAAATACTTGTAGCTACCCACGGTATGGGCCGGGGCTTTGGTGTATTTTTTTAAGAGTTCGTCTAACATTACTTCTACATATGCTTAACTCTGTATTCAACTATAGAGTATTTATGAGTTCTATATAAAATGTCATAAGGAGACCTAGCAACAGAAGAATTACGATGAGCTAGTTTTCTGTTAGCTCTTTCAGATTTTCTCCTGTCCTTAATAGGGTAATTCTCAGTACGCTCACTTGTCGAATGAGGTATATGGAAAATGTAGTCCGACAAAGAATTAAATATAACGGACGTCACACCACTCTCGTCAAATCGTTCATATAAGTCAGTATCGTCATGACCCCAACCAACAAGTCTCTCATTGTACCATACAAAATCAGATTTATTGAAAACACAAAAACCCCCAAATGATTCGGAAAACCACCAAGCACCACGAATGTAGTAATCTGCCAGCCTTGTGCCAGTTTTGCGGTCAAGCAATAGGTAGTCCATCCATGTAGAAGACTTTATTGCGTAGTCAGTATCCAGCTTGATAACTACATCAAACACAGCCATGTCCACGGCAAGATTGTATGCCTTTCCCAAAGAAAAATAAGACTCGTCCTCTACACGTATAATCCTGACATACCCAGCATCGACAAAGTAACGTATGACTTCGTTATCCATAATAGGAGAATCAGAAGCCCAATCAACTACTATGATCTCAGTTATATATGGACAGTTTAGCCAAGTTGGTAAAGATTTTAGCAAGTTATCTATACGATTCATACATGCGCAAACTGCAGAAATTTTTAAATCGGAATTCTTGTGGTAGGCCCGTACATCCTTAAACCGTTTAGTAACTGGCAACTCATATACAACTCCTGTAGGTTCTACTCCACAAGCGGTGCCTACATAGAAAGAATCCAATTCTTCGAATTCGTAAGACTTTTTTAAACCCCGAGATTCTGCGTAAGCATCCCATTGCTTTGCCCGATCCTCCCTAGGCATAAAATTATCCATCTCACTTATGTACGACCTATAGTTGGGAAGGTCAGTTCTCAAATCAAGCCCACGCCTGACACCAAACAGGCGCTTCTGTCTGTTCAAAACTACAACAGTGTCGACAATACATATAACACCTCCGCATAATGATGGGTCTACAATCTGACAAAAAAGCATATCCATGCCCCAACCTACCAGCTTACCATCGTATGCGCCCATGAACATAGAAAGTGACTCCCTCTTGAAAGTTACAAAGTTCATCTCAGTAAAATTAGTTACACGAGCGTAGTTTTCATATACGGGGCGCATAAACCAATGCGGTAGAAGACCTGCAGCGTGCTGAGCTGCTCCAGCTATTAATAGTTCTGAGCTAGAGTTAAGTACGTCAACTATATCCGACAAACTGCCCTTCTGAATACGAGCATCGTCATCCCATACAGTTACTGTATCAAACAACTTAATTCTTGATGACGACTTATGATACACGTAATGAAGATTCTGAAACTTACTCCCAGAGCGTGCGTAAAATTCGTCAGCACCGCCGCGCAACTGTTTTTTCTTAGATTTGGATGTACCATAGAATACTATAATAACATAAAACCTACTCTTCAAATAACGAAGAGAGTAAGACGCAAAAACCTCATGATCACCGGCGGAAATAAAAATACAATCTCTACGCCCAGATAATTTAGGTTTTTTAAAATTACTCCAAAAACTCATATCCAAATTTATTGATGTCCTCAGAGTAAATGTCTGCCACAGCGGCTACGGAATCGGAGTCATAATATTCCGAGTAGCTCCCACGAGATGTTTTGTTAGCGTGACCTAGTTTTAAATCTGGTAGTCCCAGTTTACTGGAAAGAAGAGAGTAATCCGTAGATAAGTCTTCAAGCTTGAAAACCGAATCAACGAGAACGTTTCCGGAACTGTCGCAAACGTACTCATACTGAGGCTTCCTATGTATATGATTTTTGGCGTAGTCTAGGAATGCTATCTTCTTGCACCGGGAGTGCTTTCTTAGGAAGCGCCTGCACTCCTTTCTGATCCTTGTGACGCGAGGATCGCAATGGTGTGTTATCCACCTTCCCTTTATATTGAAATGAAACATTGAAACTAAGCGATCCCAAGGATTTCTTACTACCGCAAATGTAAAGTATTCGTTCCAAATGTCAGCACCATAGTGATCTATTATCTGCTCAGCAGTGGAATGTCGCCATATATCACCCTTATTCTTTTTATCATCGGGGACGTAGTAATCCTTAGCACACCTCCTAATGCTTCTGTTTACAGAAACACTTCCGCACTTTCCTATGTTAACGTATATAAACTTATGTTTGTGACTAATCATTCTCCAAATTCATACCCAAAATACTCAATGTCTTTTGCGTATTTTTCCGCAACGATTTCACGAGTTTCATCATCGTAGTATTCGGTGTAGTGTTTATGCGTTGATTTGTTGCGGTGTAGAAGTTCTTGTCGGGGTATTCCTATCTTGTCGCAAACAACGTTGAAGTCTTCTTGGAGATTTTCAAATCTTCCAACTAAGTCCACCTCACTCGACCAAGTTAGTTGCTCGGGTTCCCAGTACTTTCGATTTCTTAAAAAATCGCAAAAAGTATTACAACCCTCCAATGCTTTGGTATACATTTTGTAGCTTTCAATCCACACAGGATTAGTTGGGGGGTTTTCCTTCCAGTACTTCAACATTTTCTTGCGATAGGTATACTCACTAAAAACTTTAGCCCAAGAGTTTCTGACAAAACAAAAACTAAAATAACCAGCTATATCTAATTCTAAAGACCTGGTACTAAGAAGCTCATGCTTACCTGTGAATAATCTTCCCCTCCTAAGAACTGGGTGGTTACAAGGTTCCCCATAATTACCCAATACGGACTCTATGGAACTAGTACCCGTCTTGGGAATAGCAACAAATACAAACCTATGCTTATGTGATATTATCATAACTTTTCGTAAATTAAATCCATGTGTCCTTTGGCAATCCCTTTTGTGAAAAGTTTGTGCTTATTTAAGAAAGCATTTAGTTCGTCAAATAGAACTCCACCTGTATAATAGATTGCCTTCACAGATACTTCTGTGTGCAGCCAATCAATTTTATATATATGGTCATCAAAACTTTTTAAAACTTCAAGCTCTGCGCCTTGCACATCTAAAAATACATCATACTCTTCAATATTTAAATTGAGAGAAGATATTATACTAGACATTCTTGTTGACTGTAATTTTATTGACCCTTTGTAGCCTAATTTTTTTTCGTGCTTTTTGCGCATCTCAAATATACTAGAAGAAGCCAGCATATTGTCTGTGCTGTATAACTTAAAATCGTATGTCTCCGATTCTTTATTGGTCACTAATGCTTGTAGTGCTTGAAAATTATTTCCGTTTGATTCGTTTACTTGATTTAAATTTTTCTGTAACTCTTTAAAAACTTCGGGAATCGGCTCGATGAATAAACCTTCTTTGTATTTGTCTTTGTACTCAGGACGCTTACCAGTAGGAAGCATTTCACGCATATCATTTGCGCCTATGAACAAAATTTTCTTTTTATTTTTCATTAAGACCTTTAATAGACAATATTTCGCCAGTCTAGAGTTTTAGAAACAACTCCAAAACCGGCTCCGTAATTTGACAAATTTTCAGACTGAAGTTTTTCGACGTAATCCATATCCACTAAATCTGGGTGTACGTACCAATCTTCATAAACCCACTTTGGGTGCTTGTTGGTAATGTCCCCAAATACTAAGTAGTATCCTCTATCTTCTAGTATTTCCCTAGATTCATTTCTTGGGCCTGCATCTTTACCGTGGCAGTAATCATGCTCAAATGTTACAGTGGCAAACTTGTAGTCACCCATAACTTGCCCATCCAGAGCTTTAAGCACATTTAAAGTTTTTCTGGGGGGTTCAATATCTAATTGTAAGTAGTCTATGTTTTGAGGGGCGTTATATGTATTAAATATTTCTCGGTAGTTGTGTTGTTGAGCATCACCAAATACGTAGTTACTATTAGGCCTGTGCTTCTTATACAACCTTTCATATTTTTTTCGCTTAAACTCAAACATTATACCTGTCCAATTTAAACTAGATTCTAATAAGTAAGTATTATTTATACGTATTGGGGTATGCGACCCCACCTCAATAAAGAAGCCATCGGTTTTATTTTTTAGAATCTTGCAGACAAATTTATCTTGTTCTGCTTGCCCATTATATTTTACAGGTTTCATTATTAATCTTCAAATTGATAACCGAAGTATTCTATATCCTTAGCGTAGCGTTTTGCTACAATTTCTCTAGTTTCATCATTGTAGTACTCTGTGTAATGCTTACCCTTTGCTTTGTTCACATGCGGTAGTTCCAAATCGGCACCTATACGTTCACAGACCTTTGGCCATTCTTCCTTAAGGTTTTCCATCTTAATGATCATGTCCATACAATCTTGCCGTGTCTCGTCGACAATAAACGTTATCTGGCTAACGCCATGCCACTTCACCCACGCGTAATCGGAACCTAACCATTTGTAGCCGTGACAGTTTCCTGGCTCAGAAAGACTTTTGACAAAGCCCTCAAAAGTGTCGCCGTGCTTGTCGTGAAACTCTTTAAGAAATTCTCTACGAGTACGTAACCATTTTTCAGAGGATGCACTGTCGGGGTTCTCGACTACGGAGTCGGTAGTAGCGATCTGTATGTCGTATTTGTAAGAAGACACGAGTCTAGACCAGGGGTTACGCACTATAGCAAACTTGAAGTACTCATCCCAGCACTCTGCATATGACGGATCATTATGAGGAGAAGGATATATCTTAGGTATCGGGTACTCCCGACCAATTTGATTCTTATGCCAATATCCCTTGTTAACCCAAGCGGGATCGTGCTTACCCTTACCCTTTATATGCTTGATATACCCAAACGCTCGCTCTACCGAAGAGCCTGCGTTCTTCGGAATGTGTATAAAAATGCATTTATGTTTATGGCTTATCATGTTTGGTTGGTATTCCTAAGATGATTAGTATAACCTGACCGAAGTAGCGTCCTGTATTTATCGTCAGCTTCTTTCCCGTGTATACTTTTGGGAAAGGTATTAAAGTCAGGAGGGTCCTGTAGATCCCATATTACGTTATTAGGATTGATACTAGCTGCCAGCCAACTAAAGGAACGGTAACCAACTAAAAAATTCTTTGCAGTGGCAAGAGCACAAAAGTCATCATCCACAGAATTTGAAACAAGCTCGCACTTCATGCCGAGGCCTTCCAGTGCAGTTACGAGCTCATCCAAGTAACGCTTTGAAGCAGAAGCCATCAGATTCGTATGGTTGCCGTGAAATATGCAACAACGATCAAAGCTCTCAGACAGTCCGTTGGAACTTATTATAAAAGCATATTCTTCAGGAGAGGGTGGCTTTTCTGTAGGTATCTTAAATACATCTCCAACTCGAACGTGTAAAGCCAGGGCATCATCCGGTACAGTCTCAAAAGTTCTTGAGCTAACTATACCTGATAAAAGGTCAAAGTCTAATTTCGTAAAAGAAGGCATAAGACCCCATGCGCTTTCCTGTAGTGGTAAGTCGACGCTAGACAGATATCTGTGCACTATAGAATCCTCAGGATGTAATAACCCTTTGGGATTCAAAGTTATTATCATATCCCCAAGGTTATATATGCTAAGCCACTTCTTCTGACCTTTGCTAAGTTTACGTGATCCCATTATATATATTTCTTCATACAATCATCTATTTTAGAAAAATCTGGGTACCCTAGATGTTTATAATATCTTTGATGCAGGGACAGTCCTATCCTTTTACCTTTAAGTGTTAGTCCTACTAAAGGAGATGGGGCACCTCTATAATGATTTATGTAAGCCAGATTAGGATCGCATACGACACTATGCGTATCCTTATCTGCACAACCAGCATTATGTATAGATATGATGACAGGACTCTTTGCTAAAGTTTTATACATACCTTTAACCATTACCCATTTCTTCTTCTTTGTTTTTTTTGTCGGGTGATTAAATGTATCATAAGCGTATTCATGCATACTTCGTACTGGCACACCTGGTTTTCGAGATGGGCGAACTCGCTGATGAAGACGAAGGGCACCTAGTTTACCTTCTAGATTATGTTCGGATAACAAATCACCAATAGTGTCAGCCTCCATCCAAATAAACTCATCTGGGTCTATCAACATCCACCAGTCGGAATCATTATTCTCAATAGCGTCTTTATAAATAGATAATTGGGCATTGCTATTAACCTGACGTTTTCTAGAAACTCCCCAATTTTTGGACTCCAGCCGATATGGCTTGTGCCAAGGTTTTAAATGAACTCCAGGGTATTTGGATGCGATGCTACGTAACCGTTCCATATTATCTTCATAAGAAGCATCAGATATGTGAGCCCCGGGCTTCATTTTCCACGCCTTGCCATCTTCCCTATCACCCTCAAACCAATCCGCAAAGTCCTTCTTACGAACTGATTCCTCTTTATACGAGTCGCATAGTTCAACATCCCTAGAAGAATCGATTAAACGCTTATCTATAGACTTAGGGCCGTTCTCATAAATATGTATATCCGTGAAGCCGATTGACAAGTTGTGGTCGATCCACTCTTCTATAAAATCAATCTCCAAGCTAGGAAGTATAACAGTGGCTATAGAATATTTCATTTGTTAAAACCCCAGCCAAACATGTCAGTGTCCTCACAATAGACTTTGCCAACTGTATCCACCAAGTCCCCTGTATAGTGTTCAGAACAAGAACCGTGCTTAGTTGTATTCTTTTTGGGTAGTAGAGAAACGTTAGGAGCTTCAAGGTAGTCGCAAAGCAAAGGTAGCATGGCGGTAATATCAGAAATATCGAACAAAAGTCCTACATCAGATTCAAACACGTTCTGGTAAGCAGTAATAATAGTAGAAGCTGGAATAACATGCCAAGCATCTCGCTCTCTACCCCCTTTACTACCGCCCACGTAATCCTTTACAAATTCCTCAAACGATAAGCCCTTTAGTGGGCTATACTGCTTGGGCGAATTGTTTAGCATTGTCCAGTAAGACAATATCCGCTCCCAGGGATTCCTTAATATTGCGAACGACTTAAAACTGGAATCCACTCCAGCGTCCTGTAAAACCCTAAAATAGTTCTTATAGCCATCCAGCATCCACGCAGCATACCGCCTATCCACATTCTTCATCTTTTTAAACGCAGGTAAGTCCTTAACCTCCAGAGAGTTGTCAGAAAAGAGTCGAGACTTCTTTATGGACGTACCGGCACACTTTGGTATGTGTATAAATAAAATCTTTCTATCAAAATCAATCACGACATTCTAAAAATTACGAAGCTTGGTCATAACTTGTTTTATAGCCATCCACATGTCTAAATACTTATAAGTAGCCAGCCGCCCCAGGAACAACACATTGTTCTGTGATTGAGCTATCTTCTTGTACTTGCTATATATGTACCGGCCCTCACCGAAGTTCATTGGGTATATGGCGAGGTTCTTTCCAGGTATATGTTGTTGGGGATAGTCCCTGGTTATCACTGTTTCTGGACCTTGCTCGTTCAAGTATACGCTATTGTCTGAAGTACGATTGTACGGAGCGTCTCCACATTCATTCAATATAGCACCCTTATCCCAGTTAAACTCTGCCTCATCCTTGGTGACGACAGTGTGCTCGAACCTAAGGGATCTGTACGGAAGGTGACCATGAGCGTGGTCGCAATAATCATCCACCTTGCCTGTGTATATGAGTTTGTCACAACTGTACATGCCATCCATCCACCGCTTCCATTCGTCGGGGCCAACGCCAAGATTAACCTCAATACCGGACAACATGTTGTTCATCATATCAGTATACCCACGAACAGGTATGCCTTGGTGCTTATCTGTAAAATATCTATCGTCCCAATCGTCGCGCTTGCCAGGGACACGGTTGGTTATGGAGCTGGGGAGGTCACACCAAGGTACGCCCCAGTGGCGCTCCGAGTACTTGGTGAAAACAAGATCCCTTATTTCTTCAGGAGTGAGTGATCTGCCGAGCTGCTCTTCAGTCTTCTTATTGTAGGGTATACTGATCCTCCCTAGATCAGTGTTGGCCTCTACACGATGCGTATATCCGTTAAACGAAGTATACCTATTTACAAACTCCCAGACCTCATCGTCATTCGTGTGGAATATATGCGGGCCGTATTGGTGTACGGTTACATTGTTAAGCAAGCCATCAAAACAGTTGCCCCCGATATGACGCCTAGTGTCAAATACCTCTACAGAGTGTCCCTTGTCCCGCAAAAGTATTGCAGAGACAATCCCGGATAGTCCGCAACCAACAATGTTGATTTTCATCCAGACTTACTACTAAACGGCAACTCATTTAGCAAGTCTTTAGGGCCATATATAACTGGTGATTGTTTCAACTTACTGCGTTTCCTGACCCTACCCGAGAAGGCCCTGAAGAGTTCAGCCCAAGAACTGTTTCTATACTTGGGAGTGCGTATGTAGTTAAGGAATACGGCGGTCATCAAACCTTGCCTGCGCCTGCGGTACACAACCTCATATGCCACGCCACCAGAGTTGCAAGCAGCCAGCAAAATGTGACGCTGAGTTTCAGGATCCTTCTGCTTCCTGCCTAGCTTGCGTACGGCAACACCATCGCCTAGCTCACTTATCTTGTCACGTATAGGCTCGGGGTGAAAATCCGTTTTGTTATCCTCATCAGTCATGGTGCCGCTATGGCATGCATCTATTATAAGCGTAACCCCAACACCTCTGTTGTGACCCCACAAGCATTGCTTTATATCATCATCAGTAAGCGCATCATCCCAATCGTGGTCATAAGTTATAAGGCATTCGTCTAAAAAGTCCGCCTCGTCATCGTCCTTATCAGGTACTTGACCGCCGTGACCACTAAAGTAGAACAGTACATGGTCGCCACTAGTTGAAGTGTTTATAAGAGTTTTAAGTGCAATCAGTATATTTAACTTTGTAGCTTTTTCATTAAGTAGCATTTGTATGTCGTTAAACTTGAACCTGTTAGAACATACACGAGCTACCTTAGACGCATCATTCATACAGCCTCTAAGGTTTTTTCTTGAATCCGCATATCTGTTTATACCAACTATTAGTGCTCTATTCATATTATTTATCTATTTTAGAGAATCTGTACCAACTAGCCAAGCTCATCTTTACCACCCCCTGCTAAGCAAAGTGCCATGCTCGCCATGCTTGATGACACAATGGCCAGCATAAGAAGAATCGTGTTCCTTGAGATCAGAACACGCAAAACCCTTATAGTCTAAATATGTTGGAACCAAAGACTCACAATAACCACGTATACCAGACCTGTGACCTGACACTAAAGTTTTAACAGCATCATTACTCAATCTAAACACAGCAAAATGGCAGCCATAATTGTTAAGAGGATCGAAACCAGAAACAATCTCCCACCAGGGCCACCAAGAACCACCCCCGCCTTTCACACTAAGATTGTACGCCAGAAAGCCATCATCCACTGAGTCGTAAGCAAGAAGATACTTAGCAAAGTCACCGCTAGGCCAAGAGTCATACTCTATGTTCCAGTAGTATGCTGCGCTAGAATCGGAACGAAGATAGTAATCTAGTGTGCCGAACTCGCCATTGAACCATAGCGGGTTTCCTTTGAGGAACCGTTCGGTTTTGTCGCCTGGTGTGATGGGGTAATTAAAGTTGGGACACTTATTGGTTACGAACCCGTTTGCTATAATGTCCTTAACAGTAAAATCGTGAACAGCAAAAGCCAAAGGATCTCCCAAATTATCGGACGCATTATCATACAATATTACAAGCTCGTAATCATATTTGCGAGTACTAATACCGTTATATTCGGATATCCCTTTTTGCAAGCGTGCTAAAACACTTTGTTGTGATATGCCCTTGGTACGGCTCGTATCGTCCGTAAAAGGCCAAACATGTGTTCTGTAAAGTAGCTTACAAGTTGGTAGTTGTTTCTTTACTGACACTGGGATCAATCCAAGTGTTTCCAGTCTCAGGGCCAAACTCCGCAACTAGTATCTCATCTAACTCAGCGTCAACACTAGCTTGGTGCTTGTGCTCATAACCGGCTTTAAACATCTCAGAAGCAACCGAAACATTTTCAGCGTTGTAATACATATAGTGCTCTTTCAAGCAAGTCTCGCCCTTATTTTTATATCGTATCTTATATAGCATAGTTTATCTGTTTATTTTATTGGGATTAAAGATATACGACCAAGCTCTTTCTAAAAAATGACCTTCTTCTGGATCGCGTTCATTACTTACGGTTGTTAGTAACTTTCTATAATATTTTTTCGAATGTGACAACACATATTTCTTTGAAACTGAGAAACATGCACCAAAAGAACATCTAAATTCATCTTTGTCAGGAACTTCCAAATTTAAATATTTTTCCCACCATTTTTTAAAAGTTAACTCCGACCTAGTGAAGTTTTTCCATTTTAACATTCTTGGTATATGATCCCAGTTAGTATACCTGTTGCTTGATTCGTTACTATCAAGTTTCATGGAAGCAGATGGCTTGTCCGTATCTATGTCTAAGTATAAATCCCACCTGTAGCCGTAACCATGTGGTCTCGGCTCGCCCTGAACAAATACAGTTATATCTGACAGAGTATCATAGTTATTAACTATATGTGTAAGATACGTATGTGATTCCCTACCTATGTTAGGCATGCGTTTTATCTTATCTATACGCTCCAATATCTCTGGGCGTATAGCGCGCCTGTCTTTAGAGTAAACAGTTACCTTAACATCGTCAGGGACATCCAGTACCCATTTCAGATCTTCCTTATACCTAGCTACTACAATTTCTTTTGTTATCATTAACTAAATGAGTAATCAAATTTCTCACAATCAATTTTAAAGACATCACCTATAATGTCCCGTGTTTCAGAATCATAGTAAGAAGAATATTTACCACGGTCGCCAGTATTAAGGCGGCGCAAAGTATTTTGCTTATCCGGCATATCCAACTTTCTACATACCTTGTTAAAGTCAGTAAGTAATTGCTCAAAACGTCCTATGAAGTCAACTAGTATATTACCTGAATCATCGGTAAGCCACAGATATTGAGGACTAAGCTCGAGAGTAGAGTCCAAACCAGAATGCCCGAGAGTAGTGTTTGGATCATTATTAACCCATTGAACGAATCGAACCCAATCTGAAAAAAGGGTTGTACCGAACATGTTGGTGCATTGTTGCAGGAGTTTCTTGTGCGCGGGCCCATTAGATCGCAAACACATTGTATGGAATGATACCATACGGTCCCACGGATTCCTGACAAAAGCGAAAGCGAAGTAGTCCTCGTATGACGCACCCAACAAGGTCTTATATTGCAGGGCGGTAAGGTGGCGATCCCTCCTATTAAATAAAGTACGCGTTATAGATGTTCCTGCACACTTTGGAATGTGTACATGGATACACTTGTACTTGTTAGATATCACAAACCAATGCTTTCCTTCCAACCAGGAACCCAGTCCTCTAGGTTCATAGTCGGTGCCCAGCCCAGTACGTCACGTATCTTATTGTTGTCAGCAAGTGTCTCCCTAGGCTCTATGACAGGGTCCAGCTGAACTCGGTCACCACCGATAAGATCCGCCAAGTCGTTTACAGACCTGTTATCACAGTTACCTACGTTGAATACTTCACCACCACCAATCTTACTAGATTCAGATGCAAGGATGTTAGCACGTACGACATCACGTACGTAAGTGAAATCTCTACGCTGCTCACCATCACCGTTAATAGTCAGTGGCTTGCCTTGCAACCTCTGATCAGCAAAAATGCCCATAACCAGTGCGTATGCTCCAGTAAGAGGCTGTCTCTCACCGTAAACGTTAAAATACCTGAGGCAGACTGTAGGCAGAGAATAAACATCAGAGAATAGCTTACAGTAAATCTCGCCTATGAGCTTTTGCGCTGCATATGGGCTTAGGGGGTTTGTAGGGTGTTCCTCATCAGATGGTAAATACTCAGGCTCTCCTAGTACCGAAGATGACGAGCTGAAGACGAAACGGTTGACATTGTAATCGCTACATAGCTTTAGCATGCGCAGAGTACCGCCAACATTTACTGAGTCAAACCCAACGGGATCTTCTATAGAAGGCTGCACACGAGCCTTGGCGGCAAGATGAAACATAGTGTCAACACCACCGTCCAGCTCAGATATAATAGCAGCTTCGGAACACTCCTGGCTTATATCGACTATAAGCAACTTTGACTTCGTGTTTACATTCTTATATACGCCGGTGGACATATCATCTACCACCAGAACCTCGTCACCCTGTGATATGAGCTCGTCAACAAGATTGCTGCCAATGAAACCCGCACCACCTACTACTATATGTTTTTTACTCATGAGTACTGTTAATACTTAATCTTCGTTATTTGTAAACAGAAATGTTCTTCTTAATCTACAGTGATTACGCTATCTGCAACAGAATATATGTTATTGTTATAGTCTAACCTGCCGTGGTAGCAATACCCTAAGCGCATTAACTTGGTGTGGTACACGCTAGTTTTCCACTCATGTATCGGAGACTCGGATATTATTATAGGAAGTTGCTGCTCTATCAAATGCAACGCACCTCGTATAACCGACCACTCGTAACCTTCCGTATCGAGATGTATGACAGATACCTCACACTCTTTAGGCAAGTATGAATCTAAAGTTGTAGCTTCCACGGTTTGAACTTCGCCATCTTCCTCTAGTGTACTAACTCTGGACCCACCACCAAGCTCACCCCTCAAACGGGTGCTTACAACCATATCTACATGTCCCTGTTGGCGGGATAGCGCCTTGTTCTCCAAAACCACGTTGTCTAACTTATTTAACTCTATGTTACGGACAGCATACTCGTAATTCTTTGGAACAGGCTCAAAAGCATAAATAGTACCAGAAACCCCAGCACTCAAACCAGGAAGCATCTCACCTATGTACGCACCAGCATGAACTATAGATTTTCCGTCCGAATTAGCTGTAATAAAATCAATGGTTTCACGCTCCCATACTTCACTGTCGGATAGCGTATGATATACAGGACGCGAGCAGTGACTGTTGGGCATGTAGAACCTACCGTGTTCGTTCTCAAATAAACTCTCGCCCTGATGTTGTTTAGTCACTTGTAACTTGTATACACTTTCTTCCTCCTGCTTCTCACGCCAGTTGTCAAACGTAAGCTCCTCGTGACCCTTATATTTATGCTTGAACACACCGCGATAGTTGCGTCCATAACATCTTGTACATATATCGTCTTTACACACGGTAAAATCAGACCCCTCAGAAACATCCTCCCAAGAAACTGCTTGTCCATAAGATTGATTAAAATACCTCTTCACTCCCCTAGAAAACGCAGTAGGGCCCGTGAGTGCATGAACTCTATCATACCTACGACAACATATATTTCGTGTCACAACCTCTATAACTTTTTCAAGCATGGGGTGTTGGGGCTCAAACACTAAAGCCCATTGTGCGTATAACTGTGTACCATGGTAGCCATGTATAGGCTCGCTACTAATTAAGGCAGCATCTGTTTCATTCAAAAAATGAGATAATGTGCAAACAATAGTAGCGTCCATATCCAAATACACACCACCGTCTTGATACATTATGAGATAACGCCAAAAATCAGTCTTAGCAACAATGTTAGCTAACTGATTGTAAGCAAGCAATATGTCACCGTCAAAATAGTCATGCACATACGAATCTATTTCAGCATCTTCAAATATAGTATGTTTGAAATCTTTATTCCTATCCATAAATAACTCTGCTTGTGCTAAGGCAGGTTTAGGAATATTACTAACGTCCGGGTAGGTTTGGAATATTTGTTTCGGTATCATTTGTATCCAAGTAGCTCAAAATCTTCCTTAAAATACTCCCGCGCCATGGCCTCGGACTCATCGTCATAATAATCCATATAAGGCTTACCAGCATCTTTTGCCTTTCGCGTAGTTGGGAGTTTTATCTTTGGTATACCCAAATCAGAACATACGGCGCTGAAGTCATTCTGTAAATTCTCAAAGCGAATAAGCCTGTCAACCAGAAGTTGCCCATCACGGTTAGGTATATAACAAATTTGTGGGCGAGTGTGAGTCCACGTATGCGGTCTCCAATTTTTTTCCGCAGAACCAGAAAGTAACAAGCTCAAAGCTTCTTTAAATCCTACTTCCTGGTATTGAAGTACATAGTTATAACTAGAGACAAAGCGAGATAAAGGGTGTCTGCATTGGGTAAATTTGTAAGCATCTTCAAAAAATGCTTTGTAACGCTGTGAGTAATCCCACCACTGCTCACCGTTAACCTGGCAGATGTGAGTTTTGGATGGAAAATCCCCAGACAGGTACTTACCAGGAAACTTATCCAATGGATGGTGGTCAGACATGATTCGAATTATGCCGTCAGCATTTAAGCGTTTACTCGTTCGGTATTTATCAAACATATCACACTCAAACTCATGTGAATCTGCATGCTTGCGCTCAAAATAAAGATCTGACAAACCCAGAAGTGCAGCCCTGACTGATGTGCTGGCCGTCTTGGGTGCTCTAAACCAAATTGCCTTCATGTGTCCATTTAGTGTTAAAATATTTTTGTTTTTCTGAAAAAGAATCAGGAAACAATTTATTACCAGTACCACCCCATTCATGTTCAAAGCCTCCGGATGAGTTGATTCGTAGTATCTTGTATCCACTATCCTTAAGCTGAAGGCATAAGTCTGTATCTTCTAGCCAAAAGGGCTTGAACTTTAAATCCATCTCAAATGCAACACCATAGAGAGATCTTCTGAAAATTTGACAACAACCAGCTAGAGTGTCCACAAACCCCTCGCCATCACCGTCAAAGACATCAGTATGTTCAAACGTAGAGTAGTCTTGAAAATAAGCACCCACAACTCCACACATACCAATACCAGTGTCGGATAACACAAATTTTGCTCTATCAAGAAAAGAACTGTTACGGATGTAAGAGTCACTGTCTACACTAACAACTATGTCGCCACGCGCTTCCTCAAACAGAACAGCCCTACCCCCGGCAACACCGTCATTGTCATCAGAATAAATTACTCTAACTTTTGAAAAGCGCTCCTCAATCAAGCGAAGCCACTCTCTAAACTCAGAGTTACTAGCGTTATCATATATTAACACCTCCTCTATGTCATCACGATGCTCAGCTAACTCTAACCACGTAGACATGCAATCCTTTGTTTTATCCAACCTGTTGTGTGTTAAAAATACTAAGGATATAGAGGCCTGGGACATATCGTTGTAAGCAGGGGCTGCAAAACTGGCGTACATGGATTTAGAAGCGGATATGTATTCAGGCGTAATAACTTCATCGTTAACAGACTCATCATGATTCCACAAATGTACCGAGTAGGATCCGCGATATTCCTCTTCGTACTGCGCGCTATCTTCAGATAACAAACAATCATTTATCTTATCCCACAGAGGCCAGAAAAAAGAATGCGATCCCAAAATCTTCAGTTTGTTCTGAGGCCAGTGCTTGGAATTTGCTATAACGTTAGGGACAACAACAGAATGCCAATCCCAAGCGTCGTCCCTACCCGCAGATTTGAAGGACCTGTATGAGTATATCCAATCAAGTATAAATTCAGATCCAGGCTTGGCCACTATAGTCGCATTACACAGACCATAATAATCATATTTATCGTAAAGTGCAGGATCCATAAAAATGCGAGCGGAATCCTGTATACCAAGAGATGTCTCAATATCGTAAAGATTTTCAAATGAAGAAACAGTTATGGTGTCCAAATCAAGGTATACACCACCATACTTGTACAACATTAGCAACCTAACCACATCAGACATATGGGCGTAATGCACAACTGGGTTACCAAAGATCTCGTGTACAAGATCAACCTTGTTCATAGTGAGGTAGGGCTTTATTAGATCCCACCACACACCATGTGGCTCAGAATGATAGTGGAAGTAAACAGCGTCTGGAGCGTTATAGTGTATAGCTGTCTTAATAGCCAAGTATTGAACAAAAGTAAACTCCTCTGGAATATTGGACATACCAAAAGAGAAGTGGAATATATTCGGAACCTTGTTGTGATCATACGAAATAGGATCTGGTATAAAATCCGGGGTTACGCTTGTGCCATTCTCAAAAACATAACCGCCTAACTCAATGTCTTCGGAAAAAGACTTGGCTACGATCTCCCTAGTCTCGTCGTCGTAGTAATCCGAATAATGGTTGGGGTATGTCTTGATGGTGTCGCTGAATGTGACACCTTTGAATATAGAAGAGTCAAGTGAGTGCCTATCTTCGACGCAAAAGACATGATCAACACAGTCGCCCAAGTAATACTGTTGTTTGCGAACATTGGTTGTACGAACGTAGTCTTCAAAACTTATAGTGTCTGAAGCACGTTTGTCAAAATCACGAAAGTACATAGAAACCAACCGCTCCCAGGGGTTAACAACAAAAGCAAAAGAAGTGTAGGAGTCACAAGTGTCCTGACCGTAAATATCTCTAACCTCAGAAGCCCTGAGCTCTACCGGGTTGTACAGGCCAGTGTCCACCATTGCTTGTTTGCAATTATCATCTGGGAGCGTAATTGGTATGAGTTGACGCTTGTGGTTTATAAGAGGCAAATGAAGCCTGTACAAATCTGCGTCCAGTTTGGTTGAAGGCTTACGCATGGAGAACCAGCCCGGGCCACACTTGCTGTCTTTACCAGAATGGTTCTCACCAGTACCCATGTTATATGCAGCAGCAGTTACATTGGGCCATTTCTCCAAACTGTCATAACAGTTAAAGAAATAAGTCTCGTAGTTCATATGACACCCCAGAACACCCTTGAGGAAAAAAGGATGTACATTATCTCGTATGTCCTTGGCTGAAGACTCAACGGACAACTTGTCCATGGATATATCTGTTATAAGAGTACGGTAGTTAAGTATATGAGAAGTACCGCAAGTTTCTCTGAAGCCCACGCGATGAGTAATCTTGTAGTTCTGTACATACACACCGCGATCAAACCACCACCCCATCCTACCAGGCATGTCCTTAACCGACGAAACTGTCTTATCCGAAATAAAATCATCAGCGTCAAAGAACATTACATACTCAGGGTCATACTTCTCAGCCGCTATCAACCCTACCACAAACTTAAGGCCCCTGTCATAATTACAAGCTGGCACACCAGTAACTGGGCCATCAGCAAGAGATGGCGAATCGAAGCCCACCTCTACAAACTCAACGTGATCCTTTATTCTATGGTTATCGGAAAAGTCATCCAGTATCCTGTTGCACACTACTATTACACGAAAGTCCTTGTCTGTCTGGCTGCACACCGAAAATAGGGTGTCTCTAAGCAGGTCCCAGACGCGCTCATAGTAAAAGCTATTCTTAGGGTGCCTTACGGAGGTTATAAATGTAAACATCAGTCAAAGGTATATTTAAACGTTTCTATATCTTCAGCATACAGCTTAGACACTATGTCCACAGAGTCACTATCATAGTACTCTCTGTAATCCTTTTTACGCTCGGACTCGTTCTTAACCTCGAGTGCGGATGTTCTCAACCTAAGCTTAAGCGTAGAGGCTATCAAGCCCAAGTCATCCGTAAGAGTTTCGTATCTTCCTATAAAGTCTGGGAGCAGGTGACCCTTGTAACAAACAAACTCAACCTGTGGGAGTAAGTGAGGAGAACTCTTGTAGCTGTAAGGTATAAAGTGAGCCTTGGCATTAAACCAAGTATCATGGTTCTTCACAAACTCGTTGAAATCACCATCGTAATGCTGAATGTATAAATTTGAAACACGATTATCCGTAAAGTTTATACCACCCAGCGCCAAATAGTGGAAAGCTGACACAAGACGATCCCAAGGATTTCTTACAAAACATAGTTTGAAGTAGTCTGCCCACAAGTCAGATGACTTTCCGAAGTTGTCATAGAGATGCTCCATACTCTCATGCTCACCGATTTGCATATCTATGTCGTGTGTCTTTCTCAATTTATGGAGTAGGGCTGTGCCAGCGACCCTGGGAACATGAAAGAATATAAATCGCTTGTCGTAGCAAATGTACATCACCAATAGATAAAAAAAAGAACCACGCCTGTCAACGGATACATAAAAAAAGCGGCACCTATTGGGGTACCGCCTTTTTCACATATGAACAAACTTAAAGTTCTAAGTTATCAGCTAATTCCATTTCTTCGTTATAGTACTCTGTGTGCAAGTGGAGGTCATCAGCTGGAGAAGGTATAAAAACACGGTTCTCCAAGTGCTTAGGTAGCTTATCCCCACCATAGTGAAGGTGCACATCGTAAGCATCATCCAGAGTCTGCTGGTCGGCCTCACCGACCTTCCACGCATTAGCTAAATACTTATCAGGTATACACCTCGTGTTCCAAAGTTGCAAAATGTGACCGTCGTCAACGTCCAGTTCGTATGAGAAGGCTGGCTTGCTGAGTGGACTTAGGGGCGTAATAACGGTGCAGCTGGTATTGGACCATATGTTATCTCGACCCCAATGTTCAGCGTTATCACTCATTACCATCACCATCAACGGCCTATTTGCTCCACCGAGAAGTGTGGGAGATAAAAGAAAGATATCCCCATCCTTGATCTGTTCTACATCAACATCGTAAGGCTTATCCAGCCCACGAAATACATTTTTACGCGCCTTAAACTTAATCCACTCGCTGACCCAATTATTAAATTGAGCTATGTGCATAGCAGAGGAAGCATGGTGCGAAACCGCTTGCATTAGATTATTCATGACATAAGTATGTTAGTTGTTCATGTATATATAACACAGGACTTAATAATATTTTTTAACCTTGAAATGAAATTAATGATACTATTATGATATACTTATGTTATCTTGGCAAGTACTAAATGCACGTGGTAAATTATGTTATGCGCTGTGCATCATCAACTTAGCTATAGCGTTTACCCTAGTAGTAAATGGACATCTAATAGGCCTGTGCCACGCAGTATTCGCAATGCTCTTGGGACTAGCTACATATGATCCAAGAAACCAAAAAGAAAATGATAATAAGACAAAATGACGATGAATGGCATTACGCTAACGAATACCAAGAATTGCTAAAGCTAGATATGGGGGAAGCTCTAAACAAACCAAGTAAGTTAGAGACTAACCTCAAGGATGTTATACTCAAAGTCCTTTACAACTTACAAAGGACAGACCTTAACCTGGAAAGCCCAGCAGCTAAGGAGATGTTAGCTACAGAAATAGCTAAGGGTATGAAAGATATAGCAGATAAAAAACAATGGTTCGATAAACGCTTTTACGAGTTTTAAAATTAACTAAAACAATTCGTATGAGACAGAACGTATACAACCCCCGCGAGCTTTTATTTCAGATAAAGTTTTTTTAGATTTAAACTTTAGATTAAAAGGCTCTTTATCTATTTCTACTCCGCTTTCGTTTTTACAGTCCAACCGTATGTGTGGATTTGTTGGCTTATCAATGTTAGGAATAAAGTTTCCTATAGGTAAGTGATCAGTAAAAACTAAAAACTTAAACGGAGTTTTATTATTTACTTGGTTGATAAATCTTAAAATGCTTTCATTGGAAAGATGTTGTAGTACCTGCCTAATGATTGCCACGTCAGCTACCGGTAAAGTATCTCTACATATGTCTAGGTGCCTAAACCTAACATTAGGGATGTTAAATCTTTTTATGTTCCTGTTTATTATAACTTCCGATACATCACAAGCAGTGTATCGTTCACAATAATTAACCAAATGCTGGCCTACATTGAAATCCCCGCACCCGAGATCAATGATGGTCTTAGGTTTTACAGACTCTAAAAAGACTGCAACTGCTTCCACATAAGACGACAGGTACGCCCCTTTACTCCCATACCCACTTGAACCCCAAACGTCTTTTGTGTAAATTTCGTCAAAAATGTTAGTATCCACAGGACACAGAAACGCTTTTACGAATTTTGATTATCTACCCAAGGTGGATTACTAAATAAGTCCACGGATTGTTTTTTCTCCATCTTCTTGTCACCATCAGTAAGAGCCTCATATGCCTTGCCACCACCAACCACAGCCGCAGTGGCTCCCAATGCTTTTGCCTCTAAAGATTGAACTTCTTTCTTGGACATTTGACTTGCAGCGGCATCTCTCTCAGCTTTAGTAAAACTACCGGGGTGCTTGGGTGTACCACCTTCGGGCACAGTCCTGTCAGCTGATGGCTTACGTGGCATACTGCCCGGATTTCCGCTAGCTGCAGGATTTGTAACAGCTGCTGTTCGCTTTGGTGGCTTGAGGCCGGTAGGACCTTGAGGGCTTACAGGGGGCTTAGGAGCGGGCGTGCCGTACGGGATCGTGGGCTTGAACTTGGGCTTGGGCTTGGGCCTGAACTTGGGAACAGCAAACTTAACAAGGGGAGCGGCTAGCTTAGCAATCTTTGATAATATGTTGGCATCCTTACCCCAGGGAGGAGTGGCGGGTAATGGGAGTTCACGTGGAGCTTCTGGCTTTGGTAACCAGTCACCAGGATTACTCCCGCCAGGCCCTTCTGGCAGTGGAGTAGGAAGAGGCCCCTCTTCCCAGGGAGCTTTACCTCCAGGGCCCCTAGGGTTGGGAGGTAGGGGGCCGTCCCAGGGGGGACGCTCAGGCCCAGGCAATTCACGAGGCGGCTCACGCTCAGGCAAACCAGGGAGAGTTGATGTAGGCTCTACCGGGGGTGTATGCGGTGGGAGCGGAAAGTCATGTATTGGACCTGCTTCTTTATTCATAGTTAGAAAGATTACGGTAATATTATGTAATTGCCAAGTAAATACCGTGGTTTATTATTACACAATACAAATATATATATATGTTAATAATAATAGATGCAGAGTTATCCGACCCTCCTAGCTCAAGAACATGTTTTAGAGATACTACGTTATATGCTTCGATTTTTGTAGATGCAGACGTTCTAGTTGAGTGCAGCCCGCATACAATAGATTTCTATTGGAAATGGTTAAAGCGGGGTGGAGCAATGGACTTCGTTTCACAAATTATAAAATTTGGCGAAGAGACAGGGTTCTCCATACGTCGCTGTTGTGGCGGTAGCATAAACTTGGAACGCCTAGATGAAGTTTCTTTATCTAGGGTCATATCTACGCTGAATGCATATCGTAAGACTTAGCATATTACTGCTCGTAAGCAGTTGTAGTAAATTTAGAGAACCGCAATTAAATATACTTGATTGTGGTTGTCACGGCCACTATCCTGCTAGAAATTGTCCATGTAGTGAATTTGGTATATGTGGGTGTGATGTAACAGTAATGTCCAGCAGACAAGCAGAATTTAGAAAAACGGTATATAAGGAGCCAGTACTTTGGTTTGTATACTATACTCGTGTGTTAGAATACGGTAGCGAACGAGATGTACGAACTGTGATCAAGGCATGCAGTGCGGATGAAGCAAAGAAAATACTTATCGAGCAGCTTGGTGTTGAGTTCCCATATCATAGAGCCAAAGCAATAACATTATATAAGTTGTGGCACGGATTTAGAAAGGGCTACAAATTTGGTAACTTTAATGATTTAAATGTAGACGACATAGCTACAATAGCGTTCCCGAACAAGGTGGGGAAACTGTACCATGTTGAGAAACAAAGGCCTGAGGGGTGGAAGAACAGGTTTAATTTCTCACAGCCTAAGGATGGTAGTAATAATGGCTTTGAATCTGGGGAAAAGAACTGGGCCTTCATACATAGGAAGGGGAAGTCACTACCTGAAGCTGAGAGGCACATGTACCGCTATAAAGGTAAGTGGATACGCATAACGGAAGAAGAAAAGGAAAAAGAAAAAGAAGAGATACGGGATGCGCTACTTAGGGCAGAAGGTAATAGAAGAAAAGCATGTGAGTATCTAGGTGTTAGAAGTCACAAACTATACAAGATGATGAAACGACACCCAGAAGTTGATTGGAACAAAGAAATTCCAAAGGGCGGTATAGGGTTATGGATGGGAGGAAAGAATGACAAGAAGTGTTGAACAACAAATAAGAATGATGCTTGATAAGTATCAGGAGTCTAACTTTACAGTACCTGAAGTTCGGAGGTGCCTAGCTGAGGTTATTGAAAACCAGCTAGAGAAAAGAATTAAGAAGATGGAGGAGCATCGTGTTCGAGGAGTTGATGGGATTGAAAAATTTCCGCATAACGATCAAGAGCGCTATCCCGGGTCAAATGTGTCTGACCAAACTCCCACGCCCCCTGTATAAGCTTAAACTCTAAGCTAATATCTGATCTAACCTTTTCCAGGTTTTCCAAAAGATCCGACAAATCTCGCTTCACTGGAACATAGTGTTCCCACGGTACGAGATGCTCGTAAAAGAATTCTTCCCACGGCCTGTCTACTATAAAAAGAGGGCGATAAGCAAAAAACTGAAGTTTGGTACGAGCCGAGTAGCCATGCCCCTCCATGTCTATTAAGTACTTAAACGCTTTAACCTGATCGACCATACTCATGTACTTTGGGGTTATAGCCTTTTCAGCAGTTCGGGTCCATACGATGTTCCTGTAAAATAGAGTGTCCTTACCTACCTCACGCGCCATACGTATAAATCTTTTCCTAACAGACGCCGTTGTAGCCCCTATCCAACCCATGGCTTCAGTAGAAGATTCCCGCATTCCCGAGCCCATCATGCGTACCCTAAACTCTTCATAGTCTCCTATGCCGGCATACTGCCAATCTTTATAAAGAAAGTCTGGATATGTTTTATTGTACTCTTTGCAAGTTGTTGAAAAGCTATAAACTGGGTATTCACTCACAGTCTCGGGCTTATCATTAAAGTCAAAAATCAAAGTAGGGAAATCACGTGGAACACTCCTGTGTTTACAAGTTTCCTCTATAAGCCACCGGACTTTGTCGCCGCGTTGCTCCGGGTGGTCGTGGACATTAAAAGATAAAATGCCTTTTTCTCGTTTGACAGCCAGTGTCCATTTAGGCATTCTTTCAGGAAATTTAAATTTATCCATAAGTAGGTAACATTTAACCGTAAACAAAAATCATGATTGAATTCTATAACGTTAGAAAAAAAGCAAAAGTGTCAATATCCGAAGAGGATGTAGAGAAAGTTGTCTATAACTCAACAACAAAAACGGGGAAGACTGTCACGAGATATGGAATAAAAGCTGTGGACGATGACGGGACAAAACTAACTAAGTTTGTAAGCAAAGATACATACGACTCGCTCGCCTAAGTTGCAACTACTAATAAGTAAAAAAAGGATCGCTCGGGGGGAGCGATCCTTTTTTGTTTTGAAATAAAACGACAGAGCCGAGGGCTCAGTGCTCTGCCAGTTGCATATAATGAAGCATACCCCTAAACTTCAAGTAGCCCACTAAACGTAGCAAACTTTGTTTTCCTTTAAAAGGGAGCGAAGGTCTACCCCTAAACCCAGCTCCCAAGGGAAAAGTAAAAAGAACTGATCACCGAAGGACGGTTCAATCATATATAACGCAGTTACTCATTAAATTTCTCACTGAGTTTTTTAGACTTTGCCATCCAAGACTTCATGGGAAGTTCTGTAAGCCAGTCCTGCATCGTGGGTATTTTCCCCAAGTCCTCCATTACGTGTTGTTCGCCAACTAAACGTACGGGTACAGTTTTATCTGCAGAATTTACTAAGATAGCACCAAACACACGCTCACATTCGTGAATACCCTGGGAGTGATGTCTAATAGCTCTATGCCTGAGGTCGGGCATAGCATTCTTAAATTCATCAAACCAGTCGTGTATTGCTAGGTAATCTCCGGCTTCGCCGCCGAATTGTTCTGCTGAACTTAATGCGTGGTAATAGGAATGGCTCATAATTAATCGTAATAATTCCAAGTTATCTCACAACCTTCGTCATCTTGTAACTCAGGTTCGGTTATATACAAGCTGCTGCCACTCAATATATCCTTAGCACCTACACGAATTGTTATCAGAGCCTCAATGTCAACTTCGTTTCCAAGAATGGACCACAAATCCCAGTCATGAATCCTGAACTCATCAGGCCAATTAGGGCAGTCGTACCATAGTTCTTGTTTATTTATTACGCCGGTAACGTGTCGTAGCTTGCATTCATCATGCTCTGTAGCATGACCTACTGTAAGTGACGAGAATCCGTGCTTTTCCAATTCATCAATGAATTTAAAAAATTCATCTCCATACTTTTGTCTAGATGGGTGAGCACCACCCAAGTCCAGGACTTGTTGATAACTATTATCTTTTTCCATAACTTCAAAACATAAACATAACAGAGCTTATACGAGCGTAACGTAACCCCCGTAACTTATCCCAAACAATCACATACGTAACTTGCCAAATCAGACAAGACACATCGCTACAAATCTCAAAACAACCCATCTTAGCTAAACCCACCAGATCAGACAGAACATACCATATCATATTTTAACTCAGCTTAACGAGACACAACTCGACTAAAGCCATACCAATTGCTCAACATATCTGACCTAAAGCAACCCAGCTCATCCAAACGGAGCAAATCGAAGCTCGCCGGAACCCAACTCATCTTAACCTATCTGACATACCAGAACTGATACCATCTCATAACAGCGAAACTCATCATAACAGAGCTGACTCAACAAAGCGGAACAAGTCTCATCATAGCGAAACTCAACAAAACAGAGCGGAACAGCCAAATCTTACCAGAACAAAGCGAAGCTTACCCCAGCTGAACTTATACTATCTTAACCCAGCTAATCAAATCAGCCACATTGGAGCGGAACTTATCCCATCTGAACCAGAAGCAACTTGACTCATCGTATCTGCCGCAACTGATCGCAAAGCACCGCAACATAGCACACTAGAGCATATAATACCAGATCACATCTGCCGAAGCGAAACATAACTGAACATATCTTAAGCCAACAGGGCTCAACGAAACATATCTGACTTAACAGAACGTAGCCCAACTAAACACAGCAAAAGACTACTTAACATGTAACGCCATATCTGACTTAACACAACTCGGGGCAACTCAGCACGTAGCATACCTACCGAACTTACGAGAACTTATCTGACTTAACGGAACGTATCTATACAAATCTCAGCCCATCCCATCTTAACTTATCTGACATAACAGAGCTGAACAAACCTGGCCGGAACCAAACCCATATCAACTCAGCTCGACAAAGGGGCATCGAATCTGACTTAACAGAGCATAGCTTATACGAACGTAGCAAAACGAATCCCAGCTAGACGAATCTGCCATAGCAAAACGGAATCATTGGCTACAACAAATGGGTGGCCAGGGTAGGAGCCTGACCACCCAAATGAAAATTACTAAGATTAGCTCCTAGCCGGCAATTTCGAACTGACCCCAGCTTCCTACTGCTTTGGGGCTACTGGGCCTCCACTCACCAATTCCATTATGGAATCCGGCAAGCTGGATAAGGTTAATGATAGCCTGACCGCTTATTATGTTCGGGCTATACTGAACCAGTATCTCTGTGGACCAGTCGTGTATTACCGGGCGGTAGCGCAGGTCTTTATCTTTGCCTACGCCCAAGCTAACCGGATCTTGGCGCATTGATACGCCTAGTGAGTGCAGGTGTTTCATTTCCTTCACTCTCTCGGGTGTCACCCATCTGGACTTGGGCTCTTCATCGAGCTCATCGGTGAACCGATAGTCCATTTTGGTCTTGAGGTTCTCTGGCAGGTGGCCGTGCTGGCTAGTCAGTGGCAGCATCTGATTATCACGCTTATCCGTACCAAATATGAAGAACCATGAACGCGAAGCTATCATAGTCAGATTTGGGTCGTTAACGTGACGACAAGCATCCACTGTGGCCTTTTTGACCTGAATGGCAGTTGCGCATAAGTGCGTTGGCTTGCCCTTCTTGTCGAACAGCCAGTAACCTGCATCCTTCATTTCCTGGAACTGATCCTTGGGTGGGCGATCTTTTCCCTGAACCTTCAACCCGTCATGCTTCTTTTCTAGATCAAGTCGGGTCTTGTTGGTTACGGTGTGACAACCGTAGATGTTAGCTCCCATTGATTTCAGGGTGAGTGTAAACTCCTCAACCTTCCGTTCCGGGATGTATATGTCTAGAGCTGTACTCTCTGGTGGAGTGCTCTTTTTACTTACTGATCCGGTTCCTACTTTTTTAGCTGCTGCCTTTTTGGCAGGAGCTTTCTTTTTAGCTGTTGTAGCCATATTTTTTTATTTCTCCTTATTATTATTATCCTGTTCTTACTTTATTGATCTGCTTGCGCACTTCAGCAGGCTTTATCTCTAGGCGCTTTGCCAAAGATATAACCAAAGGCTCAAGCTGATCGAGTTCTTCAATGAGTTCGGTAAATCCATTGAACTTACCGAATGCTCCCATTAAATATCTATACATTTCATACGTGACCGTTGACTTATGGTCCTCATTAAGAAGCACTGAATCGATTGTCCTGTAGGCCTTTCTGGCATCCTTTGATTTGGTACTGTGAAGAAACCTAACCACGGATACCTTCCTACTCTCACCACCGGTACTACGAATGTTGACACGAACTACCTTAGCCTTGATAGAACGTATTACATACCGTGCCTCATCCTGACGGCGCTTATGTGCAGCATCTGCGTCATCCCAAGTAAAGTAGGAATGCATGGCAGACTTTTTCTTACTAGCTGCAGTTATAACATCATCAGGCAAGATCGAGCCGAGCTTGTTGGCCAAGGCTTGGAGCTCAAGTCCAACCTTCTCAACGTCTGCGTCCCTAATGGAACTCCCTTCAGCTTTTACAAACCCTACTACTTCGATATCCTCTGTGGTGTCCAACGAACCCACATCAACTACTTCAGCCTCTACGGCTTTTGCCTTTATGGCTCTCTTAGTTTTAGTCATAGATATAAAAAAGGTGCCTTAGGGGAAACCTAAGACACCCAAAGTATATAACACATATAGGCGTTAAATTTTGAACGTACGCTATATGTTGTAGTCTAACATAATGTCTAGTTATGTTGTTAAAGGTGGGCGCTTGGTTTGTAAGATCAGGCGCCTACTGATTAATGGAGAAGATCATGTGCATCTTCATCATGCTTTATAAACCCCCTGTCAGAACTCCACACGGCAACTTTTGCGTAAGTTTCGTACGGATGCTCAGGAGGTTCGTTGTTAAATCGAGCACTATGCTCGGATAACACCAATATCTCTTCTCTGATTTCATCGGAGATAGATTCAATATCAGCTGCAGATTTCGTCAAGTCTATATCGCCATGCCAGAACTTCCCGAAGGATTTGGACATGACGTTGGCGTTAAATACTACGACGTTACCTGGGTTAGCTTGCCTATAGTCAGTTTTGGAGTGCCCAACAATACGAGCCGGGTTAAGCCCCTTATCTATAAACAACTCTACAGGATTATCTTCATTCTTCATAGTTATCATTTAGTTCAAATATAATTACACTTTTATTTCCATTTACTCTATACATTGATCTAGATGCATACCCAAGCTGTGCCATGCGATGAACTAGGTCGGTTACATATATAGTTTTAAGAACGACTTTGATATTACCCAAGTGGTAATTGCTATCAATAGACACTGAGTTTGAATACTCACTGCATACGTCAACTATATACGAGAACCTAGGCATTAATGCATGCCTGCGTTACAAAACGGGTTATCACAGATTCCATATTCGGGAACTTTAATCGCACCCTCTAGAACGTCATCAAAGTCAGTAATCATATAATCGCATGTTTGCGAGTCATACTGACTGTTAATAGCTTCTACCAGCCTATCGTGACCAGCGTCATTATCATACTCATGCTCAAGTTCGTCTGGGACCTTGGCTTTAGTAACCTGGCCAGCTTCGTGATCCATTATGAAAACATACATTACCTAAACTCCTTTCTAAGTAATCTCCATCTTTCCGAATCAATGACCTTAGTACCATTATCGATATCTTTTATAATCTCGATAATTTCCTCAAGTGAATCGTAGATGTAGTTATGTGGCAACATACCCATAAGCCACAGAGGTGTTTTATGCTTACCTCCGTCCATACTTATGAATATGGGTTTTTTCATCCTAACTGCGGTAACTAACTCTTCTGCACTTCCCCAACTTGCCACCTCAGGTAGTAAGTTAGCTATTATGAAATCAGATCTGTCGACAAGGTTGAGATCATACCCGCGTATAACTTTCATACGCTTGGATACATCACTGTAGTGACCCTTGATCATCTGTTTCTTTACGTGCTCTCTGACGTCCTCAGTTTCCTCAACATCCTTGATGAAAGGTTTCTTGTAAGGGTTAAAGAGGGTTATACCAAGTGGAGTTAATTCCTCCTCTACATACTCACGCCAATCACGGCCACTTGCGTATTGCATATGACCAACTAGGTAAGTGCTTGTTTTACTTAGCAGATTAGTCATTTCCAATACGGGATAACTGGAACAATGGGAAGGTCGTCAGCACTAGTGAATATAGCGCCGGGGCCATTGCCTTCGTCGTCTCTACTTGGCCATACCAACAATTCGTTAGAACCATCTGGGTCGGTTAGAACCATTATTAATCCCTTACTATCCCAACCAATGTGCTCAACCTCTTCAGCAGTCATATATCTAACTTCTGATATAACCTTACCCTTTAATTTTTTTTCAGCAACAGAACCCCATGTAAGAGTTGGGTCTGCATTAGCTTCTTTCATTAATTTCACCATTGTAAACCTCCTCGTGTATTTTACCTACATCTGTTTCGCTGTAAGGATTACCAGTTTGGTAGTTGTGAACCGCAGAAACTTCATCTGGAAAAGACTTATAAAGCTTATACCTGTTCTGTCTGTCCGCAACTGCTATCAATTTAAATAGCTTGGCAGTAAACCAATCAGCACGTGAGTTATTAAGTATCTCCTCAACATTGTCTCTATCATAATCCGACATTGGCATAACTATTTACCTTTCTTTTTGTTGTTTACCCAGTGCAAATAATCCACTGGTCGCATCCCGAGCTCTTTGGCTCTTGCCCTGACTTCATCTTCATCATAAAGCGTGTAGTCTATTGGACAATCGTCGCTTATGACTGGGTAGTTGTGCAACGTTGTTCTATTTTTATTTTTCTTAGCTTTGGAGCAACCCTCCAAAAACAATACAAATAGCAAACAAAGCAAAACTGGGAAGAATGTACTGTTACTAGTCATTTTTAATATTGTCGCTATACTTTGGGTAATCATCACTGCTATCCGACGTAAACTTTTCAAAGTCGTAGTGTTCGTCTAAAAAGTCCTTGGCGTCTGACATAGTATCATCAAAGTGCCGAGTCCTGTCCTCTTGCGGCGTGTCTTCGTCTGCCTGTATTACCATTTCGTGTAACAGCTCTGCTGCTAATTTTGCCTTCTCCGATTTTTTCATATTTCTTTTTACCATTCAGAGCCAAAGCGTAGTTACGGGAAGCAACTACACCGGCATCTGAATTTATTTGTTTAATTGTTTTCAAATCCCACATTATTTACGCCTTCCTCCATATAACCAAACTAATGCCATGGTAGCTATTGCCACTAAGCAAATTAATCCAAGTACACTCATTGTTTCGGGTGTTCTAGGTTTCTACCCATCATATTGTTTACAAAATACAGGGCACCTATATTACCTTCTAGCTCTGACAGTGTTCCACGTAATCTACGTAAAGACTCTCTATCTGCCTCATTCGGGTGTAGTCGGTAATACTCTATTAGAGCAGACACGTCTCTTATCTCAGCTTCCATATCTCTCAATGCTTCTGCAAAACCATACTTTTTACTTCGTAGCTGTGGGAAGTCAAATTCCATTTGAGTGCTCACGGAGTCTTATTTGTTTTATGCTCAAGAGTAGGTAATGTCGTAGAGTTTTTCCTGTCATGAGCTTCTATATCGCGCTCAAGCTGCTCTATCAGTTCAGCTTCATCCCTATACAGCAGTTCCTCTTGTTTACTCTCTAGAGTATGATCAACTTCCTGTATTAGCACAGCTCGTAGCAAATCAGCCTCTACCACGTTTCCAGCTTCTATAGCATCATGGAAAAGCTCTGTAAACATTTGCGTAGCATCCCTATGTATGTTTGGAGTACGAGGTGTTTTAGTTCCATCTACGGGCCCCCACTGACTTATTGCAGCGTGATAGCCGTCAGAGTAAGAATCCATGGTACCCCCATGAAGAAACGATATCCCCATCTGGGTTTTGCCAGCTTCAAAACCACGCTGATAACCTCGTTGGTCAGCCTCGTAAGCCTCATTGGTCTTAATGCGTAACTCACTGAATAAATCTGATATCTGAGCATCTTGAATAGTACTCTCTACGTCAAACGTCTTTACCAAAAAGTTCAGACGTTCTATCTCATCCTTATGACCAACTAAAAAATACCCGCCTACGCAGATAATGTTTAAGATTGTCAGTACCCATATTGTGTTTTGTTTCATTGTATTTAGTGAATGTGAAAAGCCCCTAAACGTAGGAAGCTTATGAATTTACGTATGTAGTCTTTACTCTCTTTCCCTGAAAACTCAATAGCCAACGCATGTTGAGCACCTGAAATTACTCCAGATCTATGTTTTTTATACTTCTCGTTATCTTTACCCAAACTAACAGAACCATCTTTGTTGGCCCCGGGTATTGGGACCTCAAAATCCGGTATATCATCTAGGGCGTCTTCCAAAGCCTTTGCCATATTACTGGCATCTTTCTCAGTTACAACCTGTCCGCTGTTACTGTCATAGTGACCATCCCAGTCTACAACCTCCTTACAATGTATGGCGTAATCCTCATCTGATATGTCATGCTCCTTAGCCTCTTCTTCAGACATCGCCAATACCTCTGTTCCTAATGGTTTCCAACCATACTTTGCTGCCAGCACTAAAATAGGTGACCACCCCCATATGTTCCAACGGAAGTAGTTATCATCCTCTTTATCTGACTTAGACTCATCTACTGTATATAGGTCATACCCCATATTATGCAATTTCTCCTTCTTATGTGTTATGTGTTTATGAAGAACAATATATCTACTAACTAAAAACAACAAAACTATGAAAACTATAAATATAATATTCTTCTCTTTGTTTCTTATAACAAACGCTTTGGTGGCAAAACCAACAACCTTTCTGACAGAGATAAACGATCACGCAAGTGAACCGGATCTCAGAAAGAAAATCGTTGGATACCGCGACTTAGGCGTGTCTGGTAATAATCGTTGTTTCTTGATAGCAACAAGCATTTCCGGATGGACCGCCTCAAAGGCACACCTCGCCATGGGCGTAAATCACCTACTCTTCGAGAAGGTTGAATTACGTCTCGTAAATGGTAAATGGACCGTGCACAAACGGTGGTTCCACCCGGTAGTAAAGGGCCGTAAGACGCCTTATCTAAACTCTTCAATTTGGTACGCCGACCTCACCGAGCATAACACCCTGAAGTTCAGGGATGATGCGAGGAAGTTGGTAACCGATTGGATGGACTATTTAAGGTTAGTCTACAACCCGATGCTAATTGCAATTGAAACAAGCAACGTAATATAACCATGGACATATTCGAAACAAAACCGTGGCATAGCTTCCAATGGCATGATCATTTGTGGCTGCTAATACCAGCCATAATATTATTAATGCCGTGGTGGGCGCCAAAGCTAAGCGACTTAATCTACTGGCTTAAAAACCGGAAGAGCTAGTCGCCAAACAAAGAGAAGGTCCTGAAAGGGGGTAAACAAATACACCTTCTCTTTTACCTAACAACTAAGATTTTGATATGTTCTTGTTAAACTTAAGTAGCCCCGAATCAGTGATTACCTTGTCCACTACGAGAGTCATGGTACTAAGTATGTCACCTTGTGCCTCTTGCTGCTTATCATTAATGTCAGCTTGAGCGCTAACAAAATTACTCATTGCAAGAGTTCCGATACCCAGCTCCTTGACTACAGTAGTCAGGGATTTGTTTAGGGTATCCATTTTTTTATCTATCTGCTCACTCAGCTGAACTTGACGCTCCATCAACTGGATCATCTGTTCCATCATCTGAGTGGGTCCCACTGTCTGTGGGTAGTTTATTACGTTCCCCGATTCGTCTGTTATTATTTCCATCTTCTTCTAGTATTGTTATTAATTTATCTAACCTGTCACTAATAGAATCTAGTGACTGTACCAATCTAGGTAGCGTTCCCTCGTAGAACTGAACGCCCCTGCTTGTTTCGTGGAATTGAATCATAAAAAATGGTGGAGGTGGGCAGATTCGAACTGCCGTACCATTATCGCACGGACAATGGTCGAAACCGATTCACCCCCACAATGTTAATAAGTTTAGCTCTTGTACGCCTAGCGTCCTCAAGCGCCCTGTTATAAGTTAGGCGTTTCTTACCAAGTTTCCAAACCCAACCTGTTGGGTGTTGCAAGTATGTTGCGCCATTCTCCCGAAATGTCCCTGCCCAAAACGGGAGGACAAAACATTTGGATAAGGATACCACCTCTTTGTGGTCTTCATACTTTCTCTTAAACCTAAGCTCTGGTGCCTTACAGGTACCGTCAGCTAGAAACTCTATAATCTCAACACCTAAGTCTACTCTTGGGTAATCACGTAGCTGCACGTGCCTGTACCTGCTTCCCACCGCTAATGATCTAGTCCCATCTACAATATTAATTATTTTATCATGCATCTTGTCCTTGTCTGATAGTTATACATATATGTAGGATAATCCCTACAATTATATATAACACAAGATGCTAATTAGTTCTACTGATTAATAGGTAAAAAAAATTATTTAAATTGGGACTAGGGCCCCCTTCTATTCATATCCCTTAAAATCTGCAGGAGATAGTTTTCTTACAAGTTCCTTACCAGTAACCTTGTCCAAGTAAGTAACATTTGGAAAGCTTCCGGGTCCGAATGCATTGGATGATGTGGGTGTATGGCCCTCATCAACTAGCTTCAAAAAAGTTTTTCTAGCAGGGCCTTCGACATAAGTATTCGCAAAATCCTTCTGCCATTCGCCAAAATGCTTTCTACTCATAACGCCGGTCGCAACATTACCATATGACTTACCAAGCATTGGACCGCGCATTGCTGCTTTGGGGTCTTTTAAGTAGTCATCATAGGTGCTAAAAAATTTTCTCATCCCACTAGGATTAAGTCTCTTAGCCTCGTTATACCAAGGGTTAACAGGCTGTTCTTTGCTAACATTCCCTAGAGAGAGCGGTTTCTTTGGCATTTGCCCAACCTTAGGAACAGATCTCCTAACATTAGGAACAGGTCTTACAATAGCAGAAGATTCTGGATGTTTAAATGATTTTGGTATTGGAGGAGGAGCTACAGCTCGTGGCTTTAACTTGGGGCGTACCTTGGGCTTTATTCTGGGAACAGCTTCCTTAACCAGCCAATACTTTTCCTTGTTGGTCATCAACCACCTGTGTAATGCGGAAATTGATTTCCAAGAAGTTTCTTTAGTTTCTCACTCTGAGCAGATGAGTCTAAAGTTCCCCAAGACCCAGTACCATATCTTTTATTGTAGCTATCTATTGCAGAACGACCAGCAGCGTTGGCTCTATCCTGCTGCCACTTAGCTCTCCCGGTAAGTGGAGGAGGAGCGGGAGCTGGGATCGACACGTTTACTGGAGGAACTGGAGGAGGAGATCCAACTGGTGGTTTTTTAGAAACATTACCGGGATTGTGTGGTACAGTTGGCTTAACTACCTTTCCCTTGGCGGGTGGTGCTATTTGAGCTCCACTGGCAGAATCAAATGTCCCATACGAATCAGAGTATGATCCAGACGTTGAGTTAGACTCAGCTAACTTTACTAAAAAATATTTCTCTTTATTGTTCATAGTTATTTGTTCATTTCAGACCGCCAGAAGCAGCTAATATCCCGGCCAAGGCAGCAGGTATCATAGCAGCTTGGTAGGGGTTCATTTGAAATGGGTTTACGTATTCCCACCAGTTATCTCGTTTTCGCGTAGTAAAGAATCCATCTTCTCCCCGTTGTCTGATGTCTCTAACTTCCTTCTTATATTCTGACATTGGCTCGCAATACGTACCATCTTCCTTTTCAACACACCAACGTTCAGGAACTTCTCTCTTGGGATCTGGTTCCTGAATCCCAAAAAAAGCTTCCTTAACCAGCCAATATTTCTCTTTGTTGTTCATGGTTACTCCTTTCCTTCCTCAGAATTAAGATATTCTAAATTAGCTATATCCTGTTCTGTAAGTTCTTCGCCTCTCTTTTTCTTAGCCTCTAGGTCTTTCTTTTGTTTTTTTGCTCTTCCGCCTAAAGGTCCCGTAGTATGAAGGGGAGCATAAGCACCTATTGACGCGCCAGGCATAAAAAGAGACATTAAAGTAGCGTAAGCCCGAACCTTATCCTTATTAAAAGGCTTGGCATTAGGTCCACGCATTCTAGCTACCAAGCCGGGGTGTTTGATGCCACGCTCTTCCCAGGATTTATATTCCTTTGCAGTTTTGAATAGAAAATATTTCTCTTTGTTACTCATCAGTTACATTATAGACGCTCGAAAAGCTTTCAACTTCTCGTTCGCAGTTTGCTCTCGTATCCATTCAAGATTCTTTCTCCGATGCTCTATATACTCTCTTCTCTCTTCTTCAGTAGGTGGCTCGTGTCCACGTCGTGCCCTCCAGTCATCAAGATCCTTGGTTTCAGAAATATTCTTTTCGTAAACCTCCAACAATCTACCCAAATCCTTCCTATCAAAACTAGGTGCGCCTACCCTTCCTTCCAAGAAATCATCTGGCGAATTATGAGTACCCTCAATCATACGATCCTCTAAAAGACGATTGACCAATTCTTTGTCGGTCTCCCCCCAAAACTTATACCAAGGCCGATCTTCCCCATGCATCATCTCATGCACCAAAGGACCTTCAGTCCCCTTATCCCCCAGCCATCCTGTTACGTTATACTTGTCAGCAGCATCTCCACCCTCAGTTAATCGAATGTCATCAGGAGTGAGCTCTCTATCGTATCCGGCAATACCCAAGCCCATACCAGCTAACTTAACCAAATAATATTTCTCTTTGTTATTCATTTTCTATTTTAATTAAAAAACAACCTATGTTCTTACTTAGCTGTGTAACTCGTTCCAGAGCTTCTTCTTTTTTCTTACCCCGCATTTTTTTAGCTTCCTCATAAAGGTCCAGTATAAAGTCATTAGTTATCTTATGTTTAACCACGCCAACTACTTTATCTTCCTTACTCAAGGTGACTGATTCCATTAAGGGTTATACTTACTAGAGGTACTAGGAGAATATATATCCCTAAGCGCACCAGACATAGGACCCTCTTCAGCCCAGCCTCGTTGGAACTCAAGGTCGTCAAGGTCGTCATAAACAGAACCAGGTCTTTTATTGCTCCTAGCCCAGGGAGGTGCGTCGTCGGATATGCCAGTCGGACGTTTACCACTTAGAGACCTCTGATAATCTGCCCATCCTGGAGACATAGCAGTCGGTATGGGGTCGCCGGGCTTCCAGAGAGGTGGAGGGTCTTTGGGGAATACGGGTTTTTTGGGAGTCCGCTTAGTCTTAGGAGCACCAGTTATAGGACTAGTTCCTTTACTTCCTCCTGAAGGAGGACTTTTCCAAGTCGCCTGTGGGGTTCCAAATCTTTTAAGTTCCGTTTCATTCGGAAACCATTTTCTCATAAATAGCTCTCTTTGTTGTTCGAGAGGCGAATTTCCGCGTAATTCTCTATCGAGAGACTTCGGCTTAGCTGTCACCTCTTTTTGTTTACCAGTTATAGGACTAGTTCCTTTACTTCCTCCTGAAGGATTTGTAACGGCTGCTGTTTGCTTGCCTGATGGTGGCTTGGACTTAATAGGAAATACGTCTGTGTCCCTTGGGACTTGTATCGGCTTAGCTAAAACCTTGCTAGGCTTGGGCCTAACCTTAGGTCTAATCTTAGGTATAGCGTACTTAACCAAATAATATTTCTCTTTGTTGTTCATTTCCTTGGGGTCATGTTATAGCCTGTTATTTCTTCTTTGTTAGTGGTAAGATTCGTGTTAATTGGAGTCCCAGTTGCGTAAGTTCTCGTAGGAGCATTTCCAGTCATGGCAAAAGAACCTAACGCTTGTTGCCAAGGACTCTGCGCAGTACCTGGTTGGTTTGTAGTAATCTGATCCTTAGTTATATTGCCGTTCTGCATCACTGTCTCAGCACTAACATGTTCCCCGAACTGCTTGGCTTGATTGTTCATGCCTGGTGTAGGATTAGCAGATATTCTATCTCCCATAGTGTTCATGTCTGAGCCATATAAAGAAGTGGTAGCTTTGTTTTGCGCCCAAGTCTTGGCTCCTTGTGGTGCAAAACTATTCCACATGGTGCCCGCCATACCTACCAGTGGCTGGGCAACCGTATTGAACATAGCGCCAGCTTGCTGTCCAGCTTGCCCAGCTTGCTGTAATACGTTAGTTGGTTTTTCACTCATTACTCCTGCGGGAGGTCCTGAGAAAGCTGCACCTATCGAGCCTGCAGGATGTTTGAAAAAGTCTCCTACAGAATAGTTCTGTTGGTTGGCTAACTTAGTTAAATATAATTTTTCTTTGTTGTTCATATTCATCGAGTACTGTTTTGATCCAAAGCACGAGAGTTAGGAAATGATCTAGAATCCAGTTGACTTCCTACTACACCGCCAGCACCCATAGCAGCAGGAACAGCAAGAACAGAAGCGGGGATGCCGCCCTTTTGAGCTGCCTGTCCTGACAAACCTCCGCCAGATGGGTTAAACTTTAGCTCATCAACTACAGAACGAGGTATTACAGGAGCAGTTGTATCCATTTTCTTAGGTGCCTGCAGTTTAGGTCTGGGGGTTGAAGGCGAAGCTGCTGGCGGAGCTGCTGCTGGAGCTGGCCTCTTAGGCATGGGCATAACGTTTGGTGTCTCTCCCTTTGAAGGATTTGTAGCAGCTCCTGGTCTCCTACCACTAGAACGAAGATGTTCAAACGAATCTTTGTTCTCACGTACGCGTTTAAGATAATGCTCTAAATGAAGATCTCTATGACCAAAGCGTGGGTCAGCCTTAGGCCTTGGGCGAGGATTTGGCCTAACCTTTAACCTAGGAACAGCTTCCTTAACTAAAAAATATTTCTCCTTATTATTCATTTTCTTGGTACCAATGGGTTGTTTTCTAATTGTTCGTCTGTTTTAAATTGATCTAAAAAGGAATGTCTAGGATCTTTACCGAAGCCTACGTCCCGTGTTCCCGACTTAGCATTAGGGAGTCCGTGACTATCCTCTCCTGTAAAATCTACAGCACTGGGGCTGCCCATATTTCCTGGAGGTGTTTGGGTACCAGGCTGGCCCATAGCTCCCGGATCGCCTGGAGGTTTTGATCCTATGGACGGAGATTCTTTATCGCCTACAGGTATTACTACTGGTGTCAGTGCGGGATTACTAAGTACCGCTTCCCAAGGAGCATCAGTCGTAGTTTGACCCTGATGTATCCTATCAGCAGCCTCTAAGTACGGTATCGACTGCTGCCCTAAATCTCTTGCACCAGTTGCGATAGACGATGCACCAGTTGATAGGCCAGAGGCTGCAGCAGTTGCCGCCTGATCCACTATATGTTCAGCGTCCTCTTCTTTAACTCCAAGATCAATAAGAGGAGCCTTTGCGTATTCTGTTCCCTTTTCCTTAGCCTGCGATTGTAAATCACCAGCTACAACACCGCCTGCGTTCCTTACTAGTTTAGCAACGGGAGTATTTGCAGCAGCGCGGTACTCAGCTAAGTTAGGTACATCAGAATTTAAGAACTCCTCGCTATTCAGCGTAGACATATAGTTTATTAAGTCCTCTCTCGACTCATCTCCAAACTCAACACCTGTACCATCTGCGGCCTGGTTAAATAGTGTATTCATTCCTTGCCCCGCGACCACGGATACAGGGCCTCGTAAACTTTGTGTAAGTAGACCGGAACCTTCTGGTATTCTAGCCTCACCCAACATGGCATTAGTAGCTAAATTAAGTATCAAATCGGACTGTCGATTTACAGAATCTTCGTAAGGGCTAGTCTCACCCCATATTTGGTATGGATTAAGTTTACTATTTATCACCTGGTTTACGGCAGGCCAAGCATCTTTACGTATGGAACGCAACATTCGTTCTTTAGCATCATCACTCAGCGTAACGCCGTATTCAGCTTCAATACTAGCAGCAAATTCATCAACAATTTGTGATGGTACAGCATCTACAGCATTATAACCTTGGTATGACAAAATTGGAGCCGAAGATGCTATTGTGGCTCTACCCAAAGGCGACTTCCAATATCCCACTCCGCCATAATGAAGGGGACTGAGAGCTGTGTTTACTCCACGCCGGAATAAAGTATCTTTCCTACCCAAATCAAACGGCCTAGTAGCTTTTGCTAGAGGATTATATTTCCAAACAGGTTTATTTGGTCTAACTAGATTAACTGCTGACTGAGTACCTGGACGTCTAATAATATCCAAAAACTTACCAACATCTTGTGTAAGAGCATCTGGCCTTGGTGCACCACCCGGCCTCGTAGCTGGCTTGCCCGGAACATTAGTTAATAGCTTTTCCTCTAATTTTTTAACTAAAAATGGGTGTACTGGCTTAGGTCCTCGATATCTGGACGGATTAGTAGCAGAACCTGGTCGGAAAACTTGTCTATTACCCGGGGTTTGTCTTGGGGTTGGGCGTACACCTTTATTATTAGGGAGTGACCGCAGGCCAGTTAGAGGCGTTGGCTTGGGCTTAACCCTAGGTCTAATTTTTGGTACAGCAGATTTTACAAGTGAGGCACTCTTTTCCTTTTTCTTCTTTTTATTCCTATCTTTATAGTTGTTGTAAGCCATGTGGGCCACGCCTGTAACTAAACCCGTACCAGCTGCACCTGCAGTCCAAGCCCAAGGATTGTTGGCTCTCCAAAAAGGAAGTTGTAACGTCCTATCCTTACGGAGAGCACTATCTGGAGTAAAATCAATAGGAGCTGCAGCGTCAGTATCCTGTATTACAGGCTTGGGAGGAGTAGCCTTGTTCCAGGTTCTACTAATATCAACTGCTTCATTATTAGCGTGCCTTGCAATTCGTTTTTTAAGCTCATGATGTTCACGCGCTATAGGATTCGAATTATCCCCACGTAACCAAGGTGGTATCGTTTTTGGAAGAGATTTACTTCCCGTTGAAGATATTTGATCCCTAAGTGCAATATGTTCCCTACGATCTTGTAACGGTAATTTTCTCCATTCAGGAGTTCCTATTTGCTGTATTTTATCTAAAAAGCTAGAACCACCAAACTCAGGTGCAGCAAACCCCCCAGAGGATATGCTCTGTCTGGCTTTTTCAACAGCGTCCGGACTCATGTCTATCCCGCATTTGACCAAGCCCAGTTGTAGTTCTCTATTCACAAACAAGGATGTTAGATAACTTACATAAAAAGGTCAAAGCATAACTAATAGGTAAAAAAAGGTCGTACTCGTTAAAATACGACCTTTTTAGTTTCAAGTTGTGTGTTAGTCCTTTTCAAGGCCAAGACACGACTTTCTGCTATTTAGATCCGCCTCAGAGATTAGCTGACTTTGGCGGTTCTCTATCTCAGTCTCCCGAAGTCGGGCCACTTGCTCGGGGCTGAGGCCAGGCTTCTCTGCCCCTTCGGGCATCTTTTCAAGGCAAGTCCTGAAATTCAACTCGTTGTTGATCTGACCTAACATATGTCTTAGGTCGCGACTCGAGTTGAAAGCCACAGAATGTGGCCGGATGTAAGCAGCCTCTTGGTCCACGTTTTTAATCATGGACTCGTGTCGGTTATTAGCGAACTTCATATCGTTATAACCGATAACGGCAGAGATCTTGGGCATATCCAGCTCCTCAGCGAGAGGTTTCCACTTCTTCTCAGGGTCCGAGGGTCTTACCTGCCGAAGCTTGGTTGCCCAATGCTTGGTGTTCCTGACCAAGAAATGTGGAAACCACATCTCCAACGAGTCTTTCCCATTGTAGCAGCATGCCCCGCTACCCATGATATTGGTTGTGTACTTCTTTATAAGATCCGTAATAAAGAACCGAAGTTCGGAATATTCCGGATACTTTTCGAGGTTGCCCTCAAGAAGCTTCCACACAGGACCCTTGGACTGCTTAAGATATGCAAGCCTCTTCCTGATGCTCATTTCAGGAAACTTCTTAAAGAAGTTCACGAGCCTGCTCGGATAATCCTGGAGACTTTCCTTCCTGAGCGACTTCCGTCTCCGGATGTGAGAGCGTCCCGCATAGTCCTTGTAATCCGGCTCGCTGGCTTGCAGTAGCTCAGACAGCCTATGAGCATCTCTTCCCTTTGCACGGAAGAACACCTCCAAAGGCGAATCAAGAACTGACTCGACAGTTGGCCACTCAAATGAGTCAGAGTGGGTGGCTTTCCCGTACTTGCAGAGCTTGCCATCCACGTCGACCGGCAAGGTCTTGAGATCATTGAGGTAGTTGTGGTAACCATCCTCAAAGCCGAAACGACCGAGATCGATGAATCCTTTGTCGTCTTGCTTCCCAATGAGGGTGGGACGAGGTCCCACCTTCGCACGAAGTGATCCATCGAGAACAATCCAGTGCTGCGACGTGAACACGAACTCACACGCCGCTAGCTTGTAGTAAGCAAAGCGCATGTCAAAGCACGTTGCTGATGTTGATATTAATAATTTTTTCATAGTTTTTTTATTCTTTGTTTATAGTTAAATAAATATCGTTACCATTAGTATATAACACATGACAGGTAAAAAAACCCCCTAACTAGAGGGGGTTTTAGTGGCTCACCGTTATACGGTTTACCAGAAGGGCCTAATCGCCTTCAAGGCTATACAGGCGTCACGTTCCGTTTCGGAACTAACCGTAGATTGTAGTGCGGATAATGCCCGCACTGCATTTTTCAAGGCAGTGCTGTATTCGGCATTGTGCCCGGATCTGGCGGACACCTCGGTGATGTAACTCAGAAGCTTCTTCAACTCCCATCGCGGGTCCTTAGACCAAGGACTGGTGTCACCCCGAGCACGCCTTGCCTGCATATGGTGCCGCAAGCCGTTTAGTTTCTGGTATGGATTGTACTCAATGACTCGCCGTCCGTCAGGCAGAGTTACGACCTCATCCTCAGGGACAATGGGGCCTAACTCTTTCTTGTCGAATATTCCGGCAATGCGGTCGGCCTCGGCCTTTGCTGCGGCCAGAATCTCTGGAGCTGGGGGTTCAGGTTGGGATTCACCCAGGAACTCCCACATCGCGTACTTCTTTAGAACCTCGTACTTGCCTTCGACGGAATCATAACCCTCATCATCATAGGAGATGCGGAGGGCCCGGTCGACCTCTTGGACCCCGTTGCCAGGGTACAATCCACCGAGATGTGCGGCTTGGTCCTCGATTCTACGATAGTACCCCACGGCCTCTTTCAAGGATGTGAAATATCTCGTCCAATCGTATGCAGAGCCCTTATCGTAGTTAGAGCACTCCGAGATGAGGAAGTGACCCTCCCTATCTTCGACGTTCGCTCCGTCGTACAGATCGGAGATAGAAGTCTCGACCTTCTCATTGCACGGGCGGCACAGAGCACAGGTTTCAAAACCGTACGAATCGGTCTCACCCTGAACTATAACCTCAGCAGGTTTTCCGCAGTCCTCGCATGTATCAGGTCCGACTTTGAAGGATAAACCACCGCCGTAACGAATGGTCTGCCCGTCATCCTTCCCAATGATTGCTAATATTTTATTTCTCATAATTTATCTTTGTTGTTTGTTGTATTGTTGTGATTAAATAAAATGACTCCATTATTATATAACCCGTAACAGACAACTATTTCACTAACTAGACATAGGTATAAATATGAAAAACATATTAGTAAAAACTTTGACAATGTACTCACGAGCCAGGGAACGCATAATGTCCAAGACATATTGGAAGAACTCACTAGCCTTCTTAAGGCTTCCCGAACTGAAGTTCCTCAAGACCTTCGGCTTTATAATGAGTATCATGTTTTAACAATATGTAAAAAAGACCGAGTGAACGGTCTTTTCGACCCGAAGGTCTTTTGGCTTTCACCGGAGAGGATGGGTACGTTCCAGCTCTCTGTTAGCATCCGCTTCAGCTTTGTCTATGACGTGCATCCACATGTCTTCAGTGATATACCATGGTTTTGTGCCGCCTTCAGTGTGAGCAACCTTCCAGGCTCTATCCCACAGCATGGGCCAGCCTAGTCCATCGTAAACGGTCTCAAAGCTTTCAGAGATCCAGAACCAAATAAGTGTAAGTAATTTTTTCATAATTGTTGTTGTTTTAGGTTAAATTAAGCAGTTTTATGACATGCCGGTCATATATTAGTAACACAAAACAGGGGTAAATTGCATGTTTTAACAGGGCAAAATTGCAGGGCATATCATGCATAATGATCAATAGAAAGCCGGGCTATTGATCAAAAGTCGTTAACTCTCTTCGATGCATGATATGACAGGCGCATGCAACAGCTAAAAAAACCCCCTATTTGGAGGGGGTTTTTACTTCCACTTTAGGGAAGATTTTTACCATACCGGTCCCCTTGCAGGGGTGGCACCAGCCCTGGTAATTTGTCCATCGGGCGAACTTATCTCCGCCACCTTTACCTTTACAGGTAGGACAAACTTTAAGACTGTACCCTCCAGATTTATCCAAGATCATTCTAGGCATCGCTTACACCCTTTCCTTTATGTTCAGACATTCTTTTCTCCACGTATTGATTCACTGACATCGGATAAGGATGCCTTTTATCAAAACGAGGATTAAGACGGCAGAGCCGGGAATACTCTTGTATATAATACTTCCGAAGTTCTGCTTCTGAGAGTCCTATCAATACTGCACTCATCTTATTCCCTCCCCAAGAGTTTCCGATCCGCGACCTCAAGGTCATGAGCTACCTCCAGCAAACGATCCACAATGTTCGTTTGAATGTACTGAGACTCTAACTCCTCATGGTACCTTACATCATCCTTAATGTTGTCAACGATCTTACGCAATGCAGCAGCTTTTTTGGCCAGAACGCCATCTCTAATAAGAAGATCTTCTATTGAGATGACAACCTTACCGTCCGCTTCCTGCTGCTTCTTCCTGAAATGCGCACCTATGCCCAGTCCCAACTCAGTTAACTTGGGCTCAGGCTTGGGAGCTATCTTTTCCCGAATAGCACGGATGTCGGGAGCAATAGATGATAGGATCGCAAGATCCTTACTTATTGCAATAAGTGTATCCCATATAGCGCTTAAGTAATTTAATATTCTTTTCATAGTTTTTTTATCCTTTGTTTAGTTTATTAAAAAATTGTTGTTCCTCAAAAGTATATAACACGTAACACGTAAAAAAACCCCATTGTTAAGAGGGGGTTTTCTTGGCTTCAGTTACTACCCGAAGCCGGTCGGTCCTATCTGGATCGTTGAAGTCTCGGCCCTCTTTCCAGAGGAACCCACCATACTTCTCTTCCCATTCAGGAATGTCAATAAGCAGGTAGTTTATGCCGAGTATTCTTTCGGACCCATATACAGGACCAGTTAGTTCCTTCGCCCGGGACTTGTAGCAGCTCGGTTGAAGAATCCAGACTTGGCGATCAGTATGCCGGAGATCAGACAACCTATCTATTTTAGGAGTCTTGATCACCTTGTGGTAACCGCCGTCGTATACCTTTCGCCAACCTGCATCCACAAGGGAAGCAAGCATAACGAAGGCCAGTAGTGTTGTTATATATTTTTTCATATGTTGTTTGGGTTAATTAAGCAGTTTTATGACATGCTGGTCATAAGTACATAACGCAAATATATCATATATTGCATTGTTTATGATATAATTGATATATCAAATGTATCATTATCTATATCATAATGTATCACAAACATATCACAACAATGGCCATTATATATCATACTATCACTTGTGTATCATTTATGTATCAGAACTATGACATAGTGTGATATATCATTTTATATCATAACTGACATGTAAAAAAAGGAGGGTACAGGCCGAAGCCCATACCCTCCAATGGGTGTGGTTGTCTTCTCCATAGACAAATTACTTACGTGACATGATATCCTGACCCCCCACAGGTGGAGCACGTAACTGGATATAAACTCCAGTTTCCAGCATTGTTGTATTTGTATGTTCTACTGGCTATAAAGCCACCATACGTGAATGCTCTGTTGTCTACCTCGAACTCCTCATCATGTCCATCTGGATCTAACAATCCAACACCGTTACATATATAACATACGTCGAAGCCACGATTAGAGTTACAAAACTCTTTTTCGTGTGTAGTATCAAACGATCCATCTATGCTGGCTAACCAGCAATCATGTAGATCGACATCATACATGTTATAAGCAGTGTCCAGGACTTCACGGTACTTTAACATGTCTACCCATCTCCGTACTTCACCGACAGTCGCTATATCTTTAGTCATGACTCTCCTAGCTCACTCAGTATAGAGAGGAGGTTGCGATAAGATCTCGGCAAGCTTCTTTTCTATGAATCATCTTCATGACGACACCTTCACTTTCCTATGAGCTTTCCACTCATGCTTTGGGCAGTATGTCCATCCTCCTTGCTTCACCGACTCCGCTGCCTCGGAATCGGAAACACGTTTAATCTCTTTTTTCTTTTTTATACACTTCATTGGATTGTTCCTCCATGTTTTGGTTATTAGGTATTTCATATACCTTATTATATAATTCCTCTGGTACATCGCCAATAAGCAATGGTTCAATCTCATAGGTTAATACCAAGTGAGACTTACCACTTATTGCACGTATAGGCTCATTCAAACCCGTACCAGGATGATTTCTATTTTTGTTCATATTGCGTCACACTCGCCTAGCATCAGATTGAAGTGACGTTTTGCGGGCTGGTCTATAATGTCACCGTCTGGATGTTCGATCCGTACAGGCCAATCACCAGGCTGGCATTCAATTTCGGAATTTTTAATTGTTCCAAATTCTTTTACATAGCTGGGACCGGGATCAAAATCGGTGCGTACAAATAACTTCCAACCATCAAAACGGTTAGAAATCGATGTAGTAAATTTCAATATGTTTGAATATGGAGTATCTTTTGAATACGTTACCGAGCCCCCGCAGGGTGCATCGGGGTGGATATGGAAACGTACGGTAAAGTTACTGTGCGGTGCCAGAAACGATGCCGTTATTGCCTTGCGCATCGCACTTTGCCTCTGCAGAGATGAGTGGAATTTATTAATCTCTTTCTCATGATTCATTTACTATTATCCTTGGTTTATTATTTATATAAAAGGCGGGGGACCCTGACCCCCTGACTGTAACTGACGTTAGTTCATTACGTGCCTCTGGTTTATGGTTTTGGCTTTCTGAATTAACTGTATGCTCTGGCACCATCGGTGTTTCAGAGACAGCCTACAGCCTAGCCGGGATTTAAATTGACCCCCTATATTGACTAATTGCGTCCGGTTCATTTGTGTCACCTATACGTAGTTATGGGCTGTGTACTCACGTGGGTACACCACATAACTTTCCTTCGGACGGTCATTACTCGCTTGTCCTTGTAAAAACCTTCAAGACAATACCGTGGGTACTGCTTCTGCTTGTTGGTAGCTACGTTGTCCGTAGAGTAAAACTTATAATGAGTCATGAACACATTAATAAGCGACGATCCATGGTGTATGACGCATAAGATCTCTAAGCGACCGACAGTCGCATAGTAGTGTCAATCTAGGGGGGCTGTATACTGTGGGTATAGATGTTACGTAATGTCTCGCGAACTATAAGTTAACATCCGACCAAATAGAATCGAGTGGTAGCTGCTATCCACTCATGGATTCTTTATCACATTAGCTTTACGTTTCTGTGATATCAGGAATTAGTTTTGTGTTAGGAGTGAAGCCCTAAAAAAGGCGTACTCTCCCCCAACCCCAGTTATGCGGATTCTCTTGCCGCATTAATATCACTGTTCGGGTACATTGTTTTGTATGGCTAACCAGCCCTAATGTCCGCAATAGCTTCTTAGGCTTAGATGAAGTATACAGAGAAATATTCCTTTCGTTTGTTATTATTAAAACCCAGTAGAGGAGACTCGAACTCCTCATGGTACCTTGTGACCTTCCTCACGGTTTCTGTGTAAGAGGGTACCGACCATCCAGTTACTGAGTTCTAAATTGATAAAAATAAAGAGAGCGGGTGTTGACTTTAACGAGCAAAGGATGACAACAAAGAAACAAACCAAGGCTCTGGGTACAACACCCGCTCAACTTCAAACCCATATAAGTGAAAGGGGGGGAACTTATATGGGAGGTAAATGATTACTATTTAAGAGGATTAGTCTTATGAGACGTAATCGTCAACGGATTGGCTTTCACCAATTCTGCTTCAGTTGGTACGGAACCTACTGGATACTTTTTATCCATGTAAACTCTGTATTCCATACCATCCGGTAGGTGGGCGTCCATGTAGTCAGCGTCCCTTCCGAGGCGCATGAGAGTATTGAAGCCGGAATTAAGGTATTCTTCCGAATCTTCTTCACCGGCGTTACCGTCACATATGCTTGTAAGCGTGTAGATTATGAGGGGCTCAGATCCACTTCCACTCTCCAATCCCGCCAAGGGAGTATCTATATTGTGTTCATCAGGATCGTCGAAATCTACTTTCCAAGTGCGAAGTAAATGATCAAGATGCTCCTTAGCATGGTGCAGAGATGGATACCCAAACCAAGTGTCATGGTCCTCGTCATACTTATCCATGTCGAGGAGTTTATAATCAGAGAAGATCGCGGATAGCAGCTCATCGGTTTTCGAACTTTCATCCTTAACATTTAGCAAGACATACTCTTCTGGCCATTGATCCGCCCAGGGTAAACAACCTAAAGTTAGGCTAACGTTACTAAAAATCTCCTCAAACTTACCTTCGCCGTTATCACGATCATACAGATCGAATCTAACTTCGTCGGTACCCAAGTCGACCTTCATTACTCTACCGTTGTGGTAGTCCAAGCGTACTTCGTTGTTGGGATGCTTGTGCTCCATCATATGGTATTCAAGATAAGCTTCAGCGAGCGTCATAGGACGCTGGCCACTTACGTCTGCAAGACCAAAGCCCTGCTGCTTGGAGTTATTATACAACTCCCAGAATAGAATCCAGTGGGGAAACCCACTAGGTAGTTTTATTATATTATCCATGATATGTTACCTATTTGTATTTAGTTTATTTGTTGTGAGAAAACCTAATGAGGAAGGACTGCCTGTAGGCTGATCAGTTCCTTATACCCTAGTCCTATTACGCTAATCGGATACCGAAGTATATGCTGATATAACGTAGCGCCCTTGGTTGTGTCTCCAGTTAGGGTTGTCTCATTAATACTCTTTTCAGAATAAATTGATGTGGTCCGTCTTGCTCTCTGCCTTTTCGTAGGTTTACTTGGCCAATCAGAGAATCGATGTTCATAGCCCCAGACGCCTACTGTATCGGCGGGGGTTGTTGGAAACCTCTTTCGAAGCGTACCACCTTACGCGCGATACCATCTTACAGACCGACTAGTATAAGTACATATACGGAAGGACCGTGATCCCTCGCATCGGAGTACAGTCCCCAATGCCATGTAAAAATACATAGTAACTACTAAGTTCAACCACAAAGCACTTTTACTTGAATAGTAAAAGATAAGGGAGACCACGCTAGCCCACTTGAACGTGCGCACGTTGTGAGCGACAACGAATGGTGGTTTGTGCTGTAACTCCCAAAGATAAAAAGTAGTGAGCCGGTGAGGGGGGTGTCTATGTTTTAACCCGATCCCCACCGGCTCTAATATCCCACTTCCGCTGGAGACGGAGTGTGGGACAAAGGATGAGGTGGTGGTTACTGTCCGTAGATCAAATAACCACCAAGCGTATGTAGCGGTCGCGCCCGACCCGTGCTGATAAGAAAGACAGCTAGAACCTCAGCGCTATCCCCTAGAGGAGTCACGGCGGTTCGATTACGTTTGATCTAGCCTATGACCTATCAGTATGCCTTCATGGCGACTTGCATACTACCTTTTTACCTCAAAAAGTGGAGAAGCATCGACGTGTTAGAACTCCTTACCGACTGGCTTAACTAACCAGCAAGCCGCTACTACAAGCAGCTGGAATGGGATCACGAGCATACAACCTTTCAATTTGCCAATGCTTCTTCGCTCGTGTCTTTTTAGGACCATTTCCCTGGTAGGAGTTTTGTTGAGCAGATCCCCTACGGTTTGTTCTTGTACCTAGGAACAAGAAAAGCAAACGCGAAGAGAATACGTACTCAAGTATATATACCACAAAATCATATAATATTTCGCGGCATCTCGCCTTCCTTGGAAAGCTTGTCACTAACAGATGCTTTACGCACTGCTTCATTATAGCCATCAGTACCCACAAGCCCCAGTGTGTTATCAGCTAACTCATACTGATCAACTTTATAGATACTCAAAAAGCTTTTGAAATGTATCTTTTCACTTTCATACGCTATCCACTTTCTTAGCCTGTCTACGTGACCAGAAGCTTGAATTATCAATCTGACATCATGGAACAGATATGGATAGTATTCTACTTTATTTCGAACAAAGATACCCGGGTTTAATGCTTCAGCTATATTGTTTACAAATATTTGCGGAAGCGGTTCATCCAAGTCTTTGAGCATTTCATCTTTATGTTGGTTCATTGCGTTTGAATATATATTTATAATTTTCTTTTGACTCTTTAACTAATTCTTTTCCCTTACTAGGGGTGTTACTATCAGACATACTGGTTTCTTTAAAAACTGCAAAAAGTCTTCCTATCCACGCCTGTAATGGCATTTCCATCTCAACCTCTTTACTAACTTCGCCGTTTTTTATTTCCTGTACAGCTATGTCAGCGAGAGTCTCCATACCGAACAATCCCTCGCCCTGCTTTATTGTCATCGTTTCACGAACAGTTATACCATTTTTTTCAAAATAGTATTCCGCAACCAAGTGCTTTAGCACAGGGCACATTACTTCATCATCTTCATCATCATCAAACATGGGACATTTTACCTAGGTTTAGTTGTGTAATTTTAAAACTCATAGTGTTCAGGATCTGCTTGTACTGCCTCTATTGCTTTCTTGCGAATAGTATCATAACACCAGCCACTCATAGTCATGAGGCAGATGTCTACGATTTTGGGGTTTTCATTATAAGCGCAAAGAAGATGCATGGCACGCTTGTGATACGGCTCATCATCTTCGATTATCTCCTTTATGAAATACTCCATGAAAGCAGTGCGGTACGGTATACCTTCCTCATCTACAAATGTAAGTTCAGTTTGAGTATCGCTCACATTAGTATCTTATTTCAGTACCGTATATTGCAGAATCACCAACACTAGATATAATTTGCTCAACCCACTGATCCTTATTCTTAGGCGTTCCGTCTGGATTATAATGTGCTGACCTATCTTTAGTCATCCTATACTTGGGAGACTTACGTACTTTTTTAACCGCCTTTTTAGTTTTTTTTGCTGCCATCGTTATACCCTCTTTCTCATTGCTTTAGCTTTATTTCTAAGGCTACGCTCTTGAGCCTTTCCACCACCGGGTCGTCCCCGTTTTCTGTTCTTTTTATTCTTGGTAATTTTCCTACCATATTCTTGATACAAGTTATCGTTACTCATTTTTCTTTATTTCCTTATTTTTAGACTCCCAATGATCAGCCTCATATACAAGATCGGCGGAATCATCAGAATCAGTTTTATCATCAACCATTGCATCCAGTATAACCCATTGATAGTCGTATGCTAAATTCGCATAGTACTGGACCTGGTGCTGTGCTATATACAATTCATGCTCTAACATATATTGCTCGTGTGTCTTCCCAGCAATAAGTTGCCACTTCTGAGGAAGTGTCCATGTTAGATTATCAAAAAGCCACACCGACGTGTGACCTATACCCATTCGTGTAGTTACATCGTGGATCCAAAATATAATGTTATTCCACTTATGATTTACCCAGTTAGTTAATTTCAAAAAAATCATAAATTTTTCTTGGTTTTCTTTTTACGAGGTTTGTGCATGGACTTAGCTTTAGATAAAGCCTCTGTCCAATTCTTCTCAAAATATAGCCACGAAGTTCCATCTGGTACGAACTTGTACCATATCGCTGTGCCATAGATCTGGGAGTCCCTCTTCTCTAGGACTAAACCTAACTTTTTTGCTATATCCTCAGCATCACTCTGTTTCCCCATTTAATATATCTCCAAAATCTAACTGTATTCCTTTGTTTAGACGTAGAACTATTTGTTCCACTTCATAAAAGCACACATCTCTTTCTTCGTAGTTATCAAAGCTAAAAACCTCAAAACATTTACCCGAAGCGTAGAGTCTCACATAGTACTTGTCCCTGCCATGTGACTTGACAGGGCCATCAGCAGTGACTCCACAGATATGAGAAAAATTTAATAGGGTATCGCGATACTTTACCCACATACTATATTCCGTGGTATTCCCAACCGCGCTTGTCACATACCATTCGAATTAACTGCTTAGCATCCCACTCATTAAACCATACTTTTTCAAGCAAATGATCCAACCACCCAATAAGCTGCAGGGGAGTTTCAACTCTGTCGTATTCTATTGGGTAGGAAGCTTTCATACCCTTTTCCCTTAAAAAAAGGATACCGCCGTCATCACCCCATTCGAAGTCCACGTTTCCCGGATCTTCATTGTTCATCTTTTTAAACTCGTTCCATTCTATAATTTCAGGTTTCATTTTTAGCCTTGGTTAATTTTAAGTGGTTAAATGGTGGGCCCTGTCGGGTTCGAACCGACGACCTGCCGATTATGAGTCGGACGCTCTAACCAACTGAGCTAAGGGCCCAAACGACAACGAGGCGGAGCATCAAGGAAGCTTCCATTGTACGCACTCCAACTAGTTTGTACCTCGTTGCCAAATAGGGCCGATACAGCCGCAGGTAGGTACCTAAAACGGTTTTGTTTAGTTTGTTAACGGTTAGTTTTAGAACTACGACTGTACCGGCAATTTAAAGCCAGTACGGCGTTGGTCGGTTTGGAAAAGTCCAACTAGTTAATATTTAGTTAGTGACCGCTACCGTACTGGCTAAGCGTTAATTGCCTGCGTCGACCTTGGCCTTTAAGCCGTCTATATCTGTGCGTAGATTAATTACCTCTTCTAACAATCTCTCAATTGTATGATGAGTTTCTATATTACCACGCTGCAGGATATTCATACCCTCACGTAAATGCTCCATAACAGATGTAAGTTTTTCAACTTGATCTGTAGCATCTACGTTGGGAAGTACAAAGTTTTCAGGAAGTGCCTTATCCATCGTGCTCAACTCCTATGTTCATAGTTTTAAGTAATTCCTCCCAGTTACCAGATGAATGATCGGGAACAGATATTTGATCCCCACCGAACTGAACGAGTGCTCGTGCAGCGGCAAATGAATCATTCTTGGCCTGCAGGTCGGAAAAAATATCCACCTGCGATTCATTTAAATCTACCTCAAAGTAACAAGCAGTAAACTCTGGTACTGTTTCAGCAGTTTTATATAGATCAGCGGAGCTACTCACAGTTTTAACACAAAGACTGTGAAGCCCGTAATCATCTAGTATTCCACAATATTTCATAATATATTTCTATGCAAGTTTTCTGCAGATGTTTTGGTGGTTGGCAATGCGCTTTTCACATTAGAAGAAACCAACAACTTGTTAGAGTTTTTATTTCTAGATATTATTTTTCGTTTATAACCCGGAACTTGGAAGTCTTTAAGTGTTGACTCTGGTATAAGTTCGTAACCTGCTCGACGTTTAGCTCGTTCAAGTTTACGAAACTCATCCTGACATCTCCAATAAGCTACATCCTCAAACTTAACCTGTGAACTCAACCTGGGACTTGTTCTCCTACCCCACGATGTAATTAATGTAGCTAAGCGTTTCCCATCATTGTCGTGTTCGTGACCAATGACAAATAGTTCCAAGATATAAACTTTGTCTGATTTTTCATCTTCATAATGTAAGACTTGGCGTTTATATAATTCCATAACTAATCTTTTAGAGTTATATCATCGATCGAAAGAAATTTAAATTCTTCATTACCTATCCTATGCTCTGCCACGTAATTGTTAAGGCGTGTTACAGCTTCATCCATGTGTTCAGGATCAGACGGTAAGTCGTCTAAATCAACACAATTCTGTAATTCCAAACCGGCATCCCATATGTCTCGAGTTATAGGCCTAAACCCTAAAAACTCAATTGCATTGCGACAGCAATCCAGGAAATCATCTACAGTTCCAGAAGTCTCAACTCCATCACGTATAGCCGAGCCTATTTGATTGAGCGGTAACCCTGTATACTTGTGAGACGAAGTGTCCCAAAATCTACTTGTAAACAAGCCCTTAAACGTGGCGTTAGCACTACGCTTCGAGCCCATAGCTTGAGCGGCCTGTTCGTGTAAGAGTTTGTACATAATCTCCTGCTCATCAGAGTAAGGCTTAGCCTTGTATTGACGCTTGGGCGTAGATCTGGAGACCGAGTCATCAAGTGGATGACTGGAACTATGTATAACCGTAGCCAAATCCTGTAAGCGAGTATTAACTGCGTCCAATCTACTTTCTAGCAACTCACGCTGCATCACTGACTCGGATCGCAAATCTCGTAATACATCAGTACTAGTTTCTCCCTCTACGTAAACACTATATTTACGAACAGTTGGAATAACTTCAGCATTAACCCACCTCAGGAAATCAACAGCTTCTTGCTTGTCAGAACAAAAAGCCAAAACGTACAGCCCAGGTTCCAGTATAAGATTATCCTCAGGAAATGCGAAAGGTACTATATTCCTTATACGATCCATCATATCCCCACAGTTATCTACATCTATGCCCAAAGCACTGTATACGTCTTTAGCGTAAAATGCGGGCTCTCCAGACATTGTGCGAGATACACGAAGTGAATTATCAAGCCACTTTATAGTACAACTTGATTCTCCTGATAGACTTTCAAGATTTTCTATATTTTCATTAACCTCACCTTCTATGACTGCAGCAGCGTCACTTACATTTATAAAATTGGGAGTTGGTGTTTCCATTATATATTCCTTTAGTTATTCATTAGTTTGAACTTCTTCCACATGCTCTGTGGTTGAGCCCTCAGCAATTAATTCTGCCTCTTCTTGAACGCTATGTTGTTCTCCCCTTTGAATTTCAAATGGGAGCATATTGATGAGCTCTTCGCCTTCAGCCATTCTACCGTCAGAGTAGTTATACTCTAACATATCCTCTCTTGAGTAAAAAGCTTTGTGCTGCCTGTGTATACCCTCCAAGGTATATACAGGCTCAAGCTCATTGATGTGTTGAAACGAGCGCATGGGGTAGATGTTGCCGGGTAACATTACCGGCGAGTGTGTACCAAATAAAAACGTAAAGTTGAATTTATTATCGTACCCAGCCCAGGGGTCTCCTATATACCAGTATGGTCTGTGATATTCTGATAAGTGCCCTATTACATTAGAATCGGCATTAAGCGTGAAGCTATCATCATCAGGGTTTCTGGCCTGCCTGTATATAGCACGCTTGCCAGTAGAAAAATGTAGTAAAACATCTAGCCGATTGTCCCTGGTAAGTTGTTCTACTTCAGACGCAGAACCTACGCCATCACAGTCATAGTAAATCAAACCGCCCAACTCTACATTGCCGTCATGTCTGGAAATGTAAGATGCATGCCCATAATGATTTGCAAGAAGATTTGGAGCGTTACAGTTATCCATGTTATAGCACTCAACAGGCCACATTGAAAAGCTAGTATGAGCTTCCAATCTTTCACAACGAGCTTCATTTTTTTCAAAAACAAAACCTCTGTAGCTAACTCCTTGTTGCTCTAAAGTTTTGTATATTACAACTGGAGAGCCTAAGCAACGCTTGCCAGCGTTATTACGCCACATTCCTAAACCGCCATGTGCGTCTACAAATACAAACTCGTCAAATCTAAGACCCTCAGATACTAACTCTGTGTGTCTTGATGATATATGCTCTACTACCGAACGAACTATATTTTGTTTGTGAAAACTATATTCACTGTAAGATGTTGTCATTTTATTTGGTTGCGCCGAACCTGCTGCTTAGCATATCTGCGCAATGGAAGATAATTGTTAATGGATTTTCAGTACCAGCTAATTCAAACTTGCTGGTCTCATACGCTCCGCCATGAAATTCTATGGCTTCTTTCTCAATATCACTGAGGTGCTCTAATAGGTTAGGTGCTATTCCAGCAAGCAAGGCAAGGCTTTTAAGCCCACCGTTTTTGATAGAAAGTTTCTTATTCTCGAACAACCAGTTAAGAGCTCTTCCAGAGCCACCACCAGGCTTACCAGCAGTGGTGAGACGCTCCTTCAATTCAGTAAAAGCAAAACATTCTTTATTTATTTTATAAGGAATCTTCTCACTAACAGCGCCAGATTTTAATATATTCTCTTGGTACTGCTCATTAGTTGCAGCGTCCATTACTTTATGAATATCGTGAAGAATAGCCACAGTGAGGATGTTACCGTCATTAATAACGCCGGGCCAGATGTGATGTTCACGATCTGCAACTGTGCACTTATCTACAAATGCGCACCCTTCGGTAAGCGCAAAGTGATATTCTATCAAGCCATCAGCCAAAGCTTTTGCTATACTGAATACCTCCAGTATATGCTTAACAAGGCCTCCAGGATAGGCGTGATGGTATGCAATTTTAGATGAAGCAGGTGCTGCTACTAAGAGTGCACTTATATCTTCAATAAAAGAACTTAGTTCAAGAGCCAGTGGCTCCTCTACATGTTTATCGATAAGAGACAAAATAGTCTCTATACGTGGATCTAATAATTCTGCCATAACATAAAAAAAGCGCCGGTAGGCGCTTAGGATTTAAAATATAATTTGTGTATCAACTACCTCTTTTAGGAGGTCTACCTCGTTTTCCAACCTGCTTTACTTTACTTGAAAGTTTATCAACATCTGCGGAAGTACCATCCACATACAAACCGAAGTCGCTGGCCATGTTGGGTAACAACTCTAGGTTTTTTCTAACTACATCAAAATCAGATTCCACTTCTGAAATGACGTCTACTGTTATAGTTAAGCTAAATTTTTTCTTAATCATGCCTACCCTTAACCATAGCTATAAACTCAAACATTTTCTTTTTACTCTTAATTTTTATTATCTCTTGTTTGTGAATGTACTTGAACATCTTTTCCTTCATTTTAAACACGGGAGTTTCAAATCCCTTCGTGTCTACAAGATATTCATGACCGTGCCAATTAACTAAAAAATCGCCAATGTAGTGTATAGCCCTGATTGCTTTACCACTAGCATCACGAAACTTAGGTTGAAGCTCATATTTAGGACTACGTGTAAAGTGAATAGTACCTATCTCATCCTTGAGAATTTTATAAGCATTCATCTCCCACTTGGAATCAAACACTATACCATCATGTGTCCTATCCTTCTTGGGCGACACATTGTACTTATTGAAACTACGCATTAATAGGTAGAAGTAAAGAACACTTATAGTGAACTCAATAATATATAACACACGAGGACATATTATTTCTCGTCCTCTACATCTTCCATTTTACCATCAAAAAAACCATCAACCTCATCAGTTTCGTCATATTCTTCGGGATCTTCTTCAGACTCAAATTCAGAAGAATCGGAATCATCTCCTGAAGCAAAAAAAGAAGTACCCTCGTCCAACGAAGACTTCAATGCTTTATTAACACCGAAAAAACTACGGGCTATTGCTGCTGCAGTTTTTTCACCCGACTCTTCGGGGAGGTTTTGCACAGCTTCTTTTATTTCCGGGCTCTCTATCAATCTTGCTGCACGAAACGCTTTGTTATATTCGCAAGCAACTTTACTTAAAAAATCCTTTTCTTGATCACTTAGCATACTAGCTGTGTGGAACATATACGGACTCATGTTTCTGTACTCAGCAGCAAACAATGGAGCAAACGCAGATTTAAGTAGTGGATCCCTAGCTATAACACCAATAGCTATATTTTTTTTAACATCACTAACGTTAGTCTTTGCAGCACCCTTTATCATTTTGAAAGCATGATTTAAACCATAACTTAGATTATCTTTTATCTCGTCGGCCCTACCCGAGGCAACTGCCGTTATTAAATCATCAAAACCAGCTTTTTTACTAATCTCTGGGTCTGCAGTTGTAGTCCTTATTAAACTCTCTATTTCTTCCGCATCGGTGGGTTTCTCATCAGTTCGTATCTTTCTAACAACTTTGTCATCTTCACCCATAACGTGTATGGCTTTAGGGTAGTCTACTGGTCGTTGAACTTTTATAGACCTACCACCAACAGGCCTATACTTACCCCCAAGTTGATTTGGCATACTCCTTTTCGGGAAAGCCTCATCTAATGTTTTATAAGATATAACACCACTCGCTAAAGCCAAAAGCAAAAGTGCACCATACGTACCGGCCTCTATATTTTCACCAAAGGCCTCTTTGTTGATAGATGCATACTTTTTACGTTCTTTATCACGCTTATCCTGGAGTGCTTCCATGTACGCAATTTGAGCATCATCCATTTCCTTCTGCAAAGATTTATCACGTACCATATCGTATAACCAGCGAACACCTTGGTAACCAGCAATACTACCCCCTACCGCACCTGTAGCATTTAAAAACTTACCAAAGCCCGAATCGTCTCTTGTTGAGGCGGACTTCTCATCTTCCTTTTTTTTAGATTTAATGTACAGGACATCATCATCTTTGGACGTGTCAACAGTTGCCTCGCTTTTCATTCTGTTGAAATCACGTATGTAGTGATACAAAGCTGATAAACCGCCACCAGCTAACGCTCCGCCGCCAACATAGCGGGCGAGAGACTCCCAATCTACTGCTTCTTTATTCATTATCACTAGGGCCTCTGGGCGTACCAGTTAATTTTTTATAAGTAATAGCGCCACTTACTACAAAAACCTTCCAAGTAGAATTTGTTTCACAAAACCTTTTGTCTTGCTCGAGTATGACACTAGATGGCTCTTCCTTAATATTGCTAGCGAGAAGTGTCTCATACTTCTTGCGATCAGGTGCCTTAGATAAATCAAATACATCAACCTTAATGTTAGACAGCTTCCAAGAATCATCCTTTTCAAACTGCCCCTGAACAGAGGCACTGCCCCATAATTCTTGACCATCCAAACTTACCTCATTCGGGTGCATATTAGATATTGCAGCACGCAAATGTCCTTCTAAATCGTTATTCATGATACGCCATATTTAGTTTCCATAGACCGTTTGAGATCATTGGTCAAATTTCTGTAATATTCAATCTTTCTTTTCTTAGCATCATTTTCAGCTTTATCTTGCTCAACACTCCTGTCTGCATGCCACTTTAAAGCTCCAGCCCCAGCTCCTGTTAAAGCTGATGCACCACCTAGTAACCACATAATAGTTTCAGCACTAGCACCTGCAAATCCTGGAAGGGCGCTCAACAAACCACCAGCAGACTTGTTAATTGCTGCCTCTTTAACATGATCAAATATGTGGTTACTCATCTGTTCTATGGCTTCATTATGGTCCATATCTACATTAGCCATAGCACCAAGAAGTTTAGCAACCTTTGTGTTTGCATGACCGTCATCTACAAAAAGTTTATGTAGAAAAGACATGACCTTACGATGTGCCTTTTTTCTGAAATCCTGCTCGTGTGTGTCAATAGCACCAGAAGCAAAATTTACATCCGCTGGTGCTATGCCCAATGTCGTAGCACCTATAAATTTTCCTAAATCTCTTCCAGCAGTTTTCTCGATACTCATATTATTTATTAAGTTACAGCAGCACCAACAACATCTCCCAAAGGTAAACTTGCCTCTCTAGAGTTGGATGCCAAATATTTTTTGGCACGAGTTTTATCGTGTCTGGTTACCATACGATCTAATATTAGCTTATCTATGGCGGAAGTTGCAACAGGAATCGCAGCCCCAGCTAGGCCACCACCTATAGCACTATTTAATGCGATACGATTAGGATCTCCATTACCTGTAAGTCGGGAGAGTAAATAACCTGCAAGTCCAGAACCTACAGCACCACCCAACGCCCAAGATGGGGATTTTTTTAAACCTGCCAACAATTGATCCTTCCAGGTCCTGTTAGTTAAATCTTTGACAGTTTTACTCAAAATACGATCAGCCTCAACGGGGTTATTACCTTGAACAACAGAATTAGACACAAGTTCATTAGCATAATAACCGGGAATGGCAAGTGGAGGGACTGCCATCATTGCTGCTGTAGGTATAGTAGCAACAGCAACATTTGGGTCGTCATTCCTGGATTGTTGCCTTATTGCCTTTTGTGCTAAGTAACGACCAAGCCAGGAGCTTCCACGTGGGTCTGTAAAGGGTAATACAGCCTGCTTTTTCATTACATGTAGTACGGACGTCCTAGGTTGTCATATGGGGACTTGGGGGGAGCTCCTCCAGCACCGCGAGCACTAGCAAGGCCGGACACTATCGTTGTTAATAACGTACCAAACTTTCCTAGCCCCAACAAATATTTAGCTACTAAGTAGCCAACGCCGCCACCCATTGCACCGCCAACTAGTTGGTTTAATCGTCTAGTTTGTTGAGCGTTTAAGTATTGTACTTGATTAGCCAACTCTTGTTTCTGCCTAAGTGTTAACTCAGTATCTCTATATATTTTGGCTATAACATCGTTAGAGCTAGATAATCCGTATGCAATTTTCACATGATTTTCTTTTAGAAGATCCTCTTCTTGTTCTTCGGTAGTTCTTCTATCTAAAGGTGCGTTCTCATCAGCTTCCATAGCATTATCGAAATCAAATTTATCTTTAAACAGCCCGCCAACAAAAGGTATCTTACTAGACCAGTCCTTGTTCCTAAGCATAAAGCCTAATCCGCCCAAGCCTAAAGATCCAAGTCCGCCGCCTATCAGTGCCCCCTTACCAGCATTACCAGAAAATGCCCCTATAAGTCCTCCCAAGCCAGCACCAACAAGACCGCCTGTGGCCATACTGTTAGCCCAACCAGGTATGGAAACATCGTTGACCTTTATATCTTTAGTGGACCTGTATAGAGGACCCATTAATGTAGGCATAACTTTGTGATGAGTCCAAGCACCTAGCCTATTAGCCGGAGAGTCTGCAAGCTCAACGCCAGAGTTCAACCCCTTAGGAAGACGTTGACTAATAGCCAATTTACAAAGAGACATTGTAATACCCTACACCAGAGGACCGTCGCCACTGCCAGTGTACGAATCATCAGACTTTTCACCATTGATTTCCCAACCCTGGTCCAGATCTTTCTCTGTGTCGGAAACTTCGTTGTCATCACTGTTGTCGTTTTCAACATCATTTGGGGGTAGAGCGGCTGCGTCTCTATCCTTTTTATTTTGATCCGAAACGCTTTTGGCAATAGCAGAAATATCAGAAGCAGATTTAGTTGAATTGCCGAAAAGGTCGACGTCGTCATAACTCTTGCTAGCCGGCTCGGATTCCACATCACCGAGAAACAGATCTTTTTCAGGTGATGAACCACAAGCCGGAATTTCCTTTGTAATCTCGGCTTCTTTGCTTAACAGTTTGTCAGTTATTTTTTTAGCCAATTCTTCTTTATTCATGCGGAACACTATAAAGAGCATACCGGCATCTAGCAATATATTAATTCTTACCTATGTTATTAGATAGGAACCCCGATACGAATGTACTGAATTTACTCCTAACCTCAGCTGCAGAAACATCACTTTCGAAACCCCAGATTGTAAACTCCCACAAAAGCTCAGAGAGTAATTCAGGTTTAGAATATTTTTTGACACAAGTGTCCAGCTTTAGATCAAGATCAATAAGCTCTGACCACGGCAAAACCGCTATGTCCTCCTGTAGGTTCTTAATAGGATCCAAAAGAGAAATATCTACATATTCCTCATCATTAAATTCGTCTTTCGGTATAAGTGAAATGTTTATCAAAAAATCTTGCGGATTATAAGGAAATGCTAGTAACCGCATCATTGTATTCGTGTAAATAACATTTACCTCATCCTTGAGTGTACCATCAGGATCAGGGAACCCTTCCGATTCATACTTTACACATATAAGAGAAAGCGCATCTTTCCATATATTGCTGTCTTGTATTAGATCTCGCAAAGTCATAGCTACGATTAAAACGTAGCCAACACTATTACTGGTAGCAATTAAAATTAAGTGACCTGCCTGTATTGCACTCTGTTAAAAGCAGCAAGATCCTCACCACCAGCGTAGCTTATGGCACTAGACAAATCTTCAGAAATCTCATTGAGTTTTTCGAAATAAGTCATGCCATTTCCCTCGACATCGACGGTGAACCCCTCGATATGGCTATTCTTACTTTTATTCGACAAGCTGGCCGAGCCAAAGTATCGCTTGGCGTAAGTGGAACAAGGAATATTTATTGTCTCAGCTGGACTATCTTTACAGGCTACGAATAATCCACCACACATCACCATCGATGCGCCAGCAACCAAGGCCTTGGCTATATCGCCGTTATGCCGTATTCCGCCATCTGCTATTATGGGGACGCCAGCCGCACAAGCGCACTCTGAAATACAAGTAAACATTGGATTCGTAAAGCCAGTCTTGTACTTAGTGCTACAAGGCGACCCGCCACCTATACCTACCTTGACAGCAGATGCGCCCCACTTTTCTAAATCAGCAACAGCCTTAGGAGTGGCAACGTTGCCGGCTATGATGAAGGAGTCTGGAAACTTTTTACGTAAATAATACAAAGTGTCCTTCACGAGTTTTGAGTGACCGTGTGCGACATCTAGTGTTATATAATCCAATTTGTAGTTACGAATAGCTATGTTCTCAAGACTGGGTATGTCTGATTGCGAAACGCCAACACTTATAGAAACAACAGGCCACGACTCCTCGTTTGCCTTCTTTACAAAAACCTCATTATCAACATCGAAACGATGCATTATGTACATGTAGGATTTCTTACTAAGTTTCTTGGCAAGATCAGGATCTATACAACAACGCATGTTAGCAGGTATGATCGGAAGTTCAAAAAAGTTACCACCGAAATTAACTGCAGGAACAGCTAAGGAACGAGTAGATAATTCCGAGTACCTGGGGATCAAACAGATGTCATCGTAAGATAATGCCAACTCACCTGATTTTCTTTTCATCCTGTCTGTTTAACAGAGCTATGTTGTATGACAACACCAAAGTTACAGCTAGTGGATCAAACACAATAACAATGATAAACATAAAGTATGTAACTACTGTATCGAGGTCGGCATCAAAAGCCCTAGCTATGAATTTAAAGCTGCCAATGTCGGTCTCAGCAATCTTTTCTTTAACCCCCAATATCTCAACATTGTTGCTATCTATTTTGTTATAAAGCTCAGCTATATCTGTCTCAGAAGTGTCAGCCCTACTCTCCTCCTTATAGCTTTCAACTTTCGCTAAAAACACTTTATACTCAGCTTCTATTTGATTATCTATGTCAACAATAGATCGTTTTATTTCTTCACGTTCCTCTTTTTGTGATTCAATTAGTTCTGCAAGCTTCTTCTTTTTATTGCTAAACAAACCACCAGGTTCCGACTCTAACTTATCACGCTCGGCATCAAGAGCAGATTGCCTGTCAATGAGTATACGTTTAGATGCATTTTTACGCTCAACAAACTGATCATAAATAGTTTTGTAATCTTCTATTGCTTTGTCAGAACGAACATCAACAACGGAGTCAGTGTTCTTAATATCTTCAATTTTCTTTAACGATAATTTATTGGCATCCTCTAAATTAAGAACCTGAGTTTCATACATAGAAACTTTAGTCTTGGTATCCTCAAATGCATCACTTAAAAATCCGAAAATGCCGAGTGACGTTATACCTATCAAGAATATGATTGCAGAAAACAAATATGTCTTGAGCATGATTGGAGTTTTCTTCCAATACCTGTACAGGTAACTAGCTGCAACTAACTTAGCCAGTTCTAGACCAGAAGCCATTACTACGACAGCAAACATCGATCCCGCAAAAAGCAAACCAATACCTCTGACACTAAAAAATGCGGCACACCCAGCTACTATCAGAGAGGACACTCCCAAGAGTTTAACGAAAAAAGAACTATACTGTTTGGGTTTTTTTAATTTCTCTTTCAACTCTGAAGTTTCTTTTTCTTTTCGTAATTTAGAACGACGAGCTGCTTCGACAAAAGCTGCAGCCAACTTTAAATCTATTTCTTTTTCTTTTTCATCCTTTTCCGGAGTTTTAGAAGATTCGGGAATATTAACTTCAGAAGGCTTATCATCGTTAGGAGGATTCTCAATATTTTCATTTTTCATTTCTTTATCGGGTTTATTAAGTTCTGTATCAGTTTTTGTATTAGGTTCTTTATCAGGTTCTTTGTTAGGTTCTTTATTAGGTTCTTTATCTTTATTTCCCATACTAATAGTTTCGGTTATATCCTGACCAGCCGGATTACCGCCTTTGGACATGTACTGCGGAACGTAAACGGTAGATGCCGACCGGACACTTGGGGCTTTAGGCTTCCCCTCTTCTGGGGGTGTGGGCATAGCTTACTGCCCTCCTGCCTGTTGGTACATATTCTGTACCCCTTCAGACTTTGCCTGACCGCGCATATCTTCTAAGAATTGCTTAGCTAGAGAATACAAAGTTTGATCCGTAGCTTTAACCTGGGCCATCGCCTTCCTGCGCTCACCTTCTGGAAGTCCAGCCCATTGCTGGGCCATCTCTTGTGCCTGACCTTGGACATCCATAGGTGTAACTGCACTACCGCCACCACCTTGCTGAGCGTTGCCAACAGGGCCACCTGGAGGTGATCCACCACCGCCTTGCTGCTCAGCTTGTTGCTGTGCCTGTGCATCGAGATGCTTGTCTATAGATCCAGTTTCCATCTCACGCCTGAGGTCCTCCTCTTGCTTCATCTGAACTTTTTGAATCTCAGCATCCTCTTCCAGGCGTTCTTTCTTCTCGTCCACAGCGTCAGTAATACCCAACCAGGAGTAAGCTTTCTTCCTGGATATTTCACCAGAGCTAGAAAGCTGCATGATTACATTCTGACGATCCATATTATCAGCAAGACTTGGACGCTCGAGTTGTACATGCATATACGGCTCGCCCATGAATTTAGATATCTTTTTGGATACCCACTGAGCAAAATCATTAAAGCCCAAGTGAATAAACATAAAACTATTTTCAAACAATCGAACTGCGGTGGGTACTTGTTGGACTTGAAGAGAACCCTTAAACAACTCTGCGGGATACCCCATAGCATCCAACATACTGTTAGTCTGGTACTCGATTAAATCCTTAGGTGCCAGGTTTTTGCCCTCGGCACCGAACTCTTGGTACTTTAGTGGGAACGGAAAAGCATGCATAGCAAACTTATCCTTGCGACGATTCTTAATAATATTCTCAACTTGACCGCGCCATTGACTCAAAATTAAATTACGAACAACGCCAGTTTCATTAGTTCCAGGCTCCGGAGTGAATATACGAAATGGAACCATGTAATCCAACCCTATAGCCTCATCTATTTTTCTGTATACCTGTAGTATATGGAGGGACCTATAATTAGCTATGGTCTCAGGCAAGCCCCAACCTCTGTTACTTATCCCAGATATAGTAGGGGATTTAAAATGAAAAACTTCATCTTCATAAAACAGAAAATCTTTATCATCAGATACCGCACGCAACATATCCAGGGGCACCTCATTAACGATGTAAAGCTTGCCGTCTTTACAGTCCTTAACCAACTCCTTGGGAAATCTGTAAACATAAGAATTACTACCCGAAATGACGTTGTGCCGTATTGTTACGTTTTTCGGATCTAGTTTTCTAGTTCTTATACGTCCTTTGTCTTTTACAGGAATATCTCTAAACGGTAACTTTATTTTTTTCTTAACATTTTTAGGATCAGGAACCTCATACTTCATAGCCTTAAGGTCAAAAGAAATATTACCTTCAGAAAACATATTCAACGAGTACTCAGCATCATGTCTCTCATCTACAAGAACTCTATCAAAAGGAAAATGAATACGATAAAAAGAATTACCGAAGCACGCCCATTCATCTCCCATCTCAGCCATTGCTTGGTGCAACCTTAGAGTATATGTAAAATATTCGTCAGCGTTATCCTTTTCCTCAGCAGATCCGTCTCCAGGAAACTCAAAATCAGTTATAAAGTGGCGTATAACCCGCATGGATGCACGCCTATATTGTGGGTTTAGGTAGTAGAGAAATAAACAAAAGTCTAAAGCGGATTCCAAGTTCTCAGGGACATACTCACTGGAAGGTAGTAAGAATGGATCATCAAATTTTTTAGCGACATCGCTAGAGAAATGAAATTTTAAATCGTCTGAAGAACTCATTTGACTGAAATTATGTTTTGAGCCTTACCCTGCTCTGTTAACCAATCTTTTATAGGTTCTTCTATCCATGGCTTGGTTGCACCAATAGAAGCCCCAACAAGTGCACTGCGTAAAGCCTGCCCTATTGGATCTCTCTTGAACACCTTAGTATACTTCTTACGTTTCCTGGGGGCGCCTGTAAGAGTAAAATCAGATTGGTGTATGTCAAACTTGTGCGGTACCAAAGCAGCGGATAAACCACCCAGTAGGCCACCAGCTATACCGCCTGAGCCTGCACTTATCAAAGCCTCTAGGGCTTTAGGCGAGAGAGTTATCGCCATTTTCACCATCTGATACTTCTGAAGATTCTTCATCCTTTAACTTATCACTAACGTTATAAACTAATGATGATATTTTTTCAAAACAATTATCTGCAGACTTAATGACAGGATTCCCATCTTTAATGTGAGTACATTTTTTGCCGTCAGAATCATCTGCAGGAGTTTTACCAACCTCAATCCTCGAGTTCTTCTTCATTATCTTGTTCCTTTCGTTTGTCTCTTATAAACGCTATAACCCAAGAGGAATCTCCTGGGAATTCAAATATACCACCCAGATAAACTACCGAATATTGTTTGCCGAGATATTCTACCATAAAGTCTCCATTCATTTCACTAGGCTCAAACCATAACCCGCTATCTGGCAAACGTATGGCGACTTGATGCTCACCAACGGATACATCTAAAACTGGAAGGCGTAATTTATATAGCTCGTGGCGAATAATTACTCGTTGGAGTGGTTTATTAACCGGAGGAACTGTAACAACCTGGGACTCTTCTGATTCCTCATACTCGGGAGTTAGATCCTCGCCAGACAATATGAGTTCCTTTACACGACGTTGCCGCTCTACGTTATCAGGCGGCGTTCCAGTGGGTACTGTTTGTTTCTTAGCCATAATTAGTTTTTATCCATTCTTAGATTAGATAGTTCCACTACTCGTGCAACCGCTGCTCCACTCAATATCTCAAACCCAACACCCAGAACAGCCTGCTCCTGGTCAATTGGTGAAAATTTAAATATGATATTTTTCGAACCACCCAACAATATAAATGAACCGAAGTTGGCGCATGTGTATACCGCCTTTACATCAAATGGGCTCAAGTCCTCCAACTCGGAATCATTTGCGGCACACAATAAAAGAGTTGTATCGAATTTGTATGTCTTAACCAACTCCTTATACAATAAAGAAGAGGCCATGAGAAAAGCTTTATACATGGAATCATTCCCACCAGCACACGCATAAAGCTTACAAATAGAATCAACACTAAGAGCAGACAGACTGTTTGTTTTTGTGTTTATGAACGAAAGATACTCCACATCGCATTTCTTACAACAATCTTGAAGCGTTTGACGCCTAGGGAGAGTTTTCTTAGTAACCCAACGATGAAGCTGAAGGTAAGATACGCCTAAAAACCGGGCCATATCTTGGTATGAAAAACCATTCTCTATACGTTTAAACTCAAGTAATTCCGCGAACTTATCCTGAATTTGAGCTTTAGTCATGATATACAAATGATATACATTGAAAACCCTGTAAAGATAAAAAGGCCCACACTGATGTGGGCCTTTTTAGAGAGGGCTAGCCTGGCGGGCTAGGTTATCGTGGTCGACGCATCAAGTAGAAGCAGTTTGTCTCAAATTTTCCGGAAGGTTTTCGCTTCCCTCGGGTGTAGGAGCTTGCTGCCTACCATTTACTTCTGCGAGTATAGATTCGCGAATGGTAGCTGCCTTTTGGAGCAACCTAGTTGCCTTGGCATCGCTGTGTTGAAAAAGCCTGGCTGCTTGTTCTGCTGTAGCTCCCGAGCCACTAACCATTTGGTTAATGAACCCAGCTGCGTTTGCTTTCTTGAAGCGCATGACTGCTTCTTCTTTGGACATTTGTGGTTGGTCGGTCATAACATGTAATGGTTCTTGGTTATAAAAATAAAGTTAGAGAATTATTACTTACATACTACTAGGAGTCAAATAAAAAATTAGTAAGACACAACGAAGGAATATACCACGCCTTCGCGAGACTCAAAACTAGGAATGCTTTTAGCAGAACACCAACTCATATGTGTAAATGCAGCCAACAAAGAACCAAAGAATGTATGGTCGCGAGTGTAGAAGATCTCCTGCCCTACTAAGTCCATTTGATTATCTTGCACTTTCATAGGATTAGAATCTACAGACGCTAATTCTTTTACAAGACGAGCGAGATTCTCACCGCCTACCTGAACGAGATGTAATACACCCGAACTGTCCGTTATAGCAAGGCTTACAACCAAATTCTTTTCCAGAACTTCAATATTCTTTTTGTTTCGCATAAGTAACTAATAGTTAAAAAAAACGCCCGACTCAACAACAAGTGTCAGGCGTTTTTTTAAATGTCAAGCTACATTGTGTAGCTTTTGGACGGGTCCTTTATGTGACAAGCATTATGCAATGCCTCTCTATCTAGATCCCACGGATCCTCGGCTGGGATGAACTTGAAGTCTGCTGGTATGTGATCCAGCACACTTAAGTCTTTGTATAGCCTACCACTGGCCGTCAAGCGATCCCGCAACGATGCTTCGTCAGCATTAGTCATAGACGGCTTTGGGTGCCTGATATACGGGCACTTACGGTCGAACTTAGACGAGATAGCTGCTTTTAGGCTACGGTAGGCCGGAGTTTCTATGTCCGACTCCAACTCGTAATCTCTGAAAGTGTAGTGGTTGAAGGTGGGGACACCAAAGACAGGTGTCTGATCCTTCTTATACCACTCAATTCCAGAGCTTGGCAAATTTGCCATGTCTGTGTTGAACTCCAGCGAATCGAGCAAGCCCGGCAACTTGATGGTTGTCGTATTGGTCGCACCCGAACCATCGGTCCACTTGAACTTGCGAGTGGTTTGATACCTCCTTGATTGCCCAAGGAAGGCATTAATAATGCTTCCCACCTTCAAGGTGTTTACAACTGGGCTCTTACTATCGCCCCACCCTTTTATGGATTCAGCTTCTATGCCCGAGCCACCGTAGGGAGAAACTTGAGACCGCACTACAGCGGTGTGATCATGCAGATAAAAATTTTGCATCTTAGTCAGCCGCCGTTTTATTGTGGCCAACGCATCATCCACCATACTTTGGTCTAGGTTTTTTACATCACTTAGATCAGGCAGCGGCAAGTCTATGAAGCCATTAGCGCCACGAGTTTTGATCGGAATGTGCATAAGGTCCCTAGCCCTGTTGACCTTAACATAGAGGAAGTAGTACTCTATGAACATACCTGGATCCATCTTGGTATGTTTGTTTGGTACTACTAGTTTCGAGTGGTACATTAGTTTCTCCGTCGAAACAAAGAAACCATCCATCGGAGATTTATCTTTTTTATTTTTTTTGCTCATGTTTATATTCTTGGTTAAAATTTAAGATACCAAGAATATATAACACATTCCCAGTAGCTATTCCAAAGGCTCCTTATATAGCTTTTTATTAGGAAGCCCTATACTTTCTGCATACTCAACCTGGTATGCTTGATACTCTGTCTTGGGACGTGTACTTATGTATTCCACAAGACCAGTTTTTTTGTTTTTGTGCAGAGTGAAAACAACTCTGTAATTAGAGAATATTTTATCTTTCTCAACTTCTATATATAATTCCTTAGAGCATGGGTGCAATGTTGCATCTCCTTGCTCTGATACTACGTCTAAGCTAAAAGACTTCCCATCATCATGTATGGTAGGCTGTCTTAATGTGTAAGCTTCGATTTTATCGAAGCCTTCCTTCGATTCCACTTTCTTCTTCTGTCTTGGCATTTTCTTCTTCTTTCTCCTTGTTTCCAATTAATGCTGTCTTAACCCAGCTACATAGTTTTATAAATGGCCATATTATAGTTTCAAACTTTAATTTTAACCTACATGCGGAAAATACTCCCAAGTAAAAACCGACCATTAAATAGAATAATGTTACTTCCATCTCTAATCATCCTTAATCTTAATTTCTTCAACTTTGCCTTTGTTGAGCTTATTATGAACAGCTTGCTCAACAATTAACGATTCCATACCTTCGCGACCATCGCATTCACTACAAGAATCCAGATGATATGTACCACCTGGTTCGTATGTGAAATTACTAGAGTTGGTGTGTGGTGTAAGATAGCACGCAGGTCGCTGGCAACAAACACACACCATAGCACATAACTCTTTATCCACAGAAGCACCACAGCATGGAGTAAACCGAACATTATCTAAATATTTGATGTATCCGGTGTTAATCCATTTGCAGTCTTTGCTTATGCTAACCTTCTTTGAACAATTTCCACAAGTTATCCAGTCCGACCCATACGGGTCTAACTCATCGTACTCTTCCGTTCTAATTAAGTATTTTGTTTTACCACGAACTCTAAGTATCATGTCTACCAAATGTTTGACATGTCGCTTATATATAGGATCCTTCGGATGTATCATGAGAAGTAATCTGAAAGAAACTTATGTTTCTGATCACTATCCAAGTCAAGAAAATCCACTAACTCAGACATTTTGGTAACGGCATCCCTACGTCGTTTATCACAAGCTGCGAAATCAACCGTAGATATATCATTCTTAAATGTGGTAGGGTTGCCCCTAAATGGAGGTACGTATATTATAGAGCCTTCCTTATCAAGTTTAGATAGTTTAGATTTTAACGTAATTGGAGTTATAGCCAACTGTTCGGAAATAAAAGAAACATCAAGCTCGTAAAAATCATTAACTGGATGCCCGTATAACTCAATATACTTTACTAACTCCGAGTCTCCTTCCTCGTTTAACAATTTGATTTTACATGTTTTCTTGGATTCTGGTGAACGCTCTATCACATCATTAGATATTAATATCGACATGGCAGACGATACATAGGCTTGGTGTATGTTTAATTTACGAGCTAAGTCGAAGTTAGTTATTTTCGTAACTCCATTAGAATCCATTAAATTCCTAAGAGAACTATATACAGACCGGATAATACTTTCCTCAGGATAAGTAGTATCCAAAAACCATTGTTGCGTTGATATTGACTTCGCATCTTCGTAAAAGATGCACCTAGACTCTAGACCATCCCTACCCGCACGACCAGTTTCTTGTGCATACTGCTCTATGGATCCGGGTATATCTACATGTATTACACTTCGTATGTCACTTTTGTCTACGCCCAAGCCGAAGGCATTGGTGGAAAACATAACACGAACATCGTTAGACATGAACAGATTCTGACTGGTGGTTCGCTCATCGGGCGTCATGCCGCCATTATATACGAGACACTCGCCGTCAATCTGTCCTTTGTATGTATTATACAATTCGTGTGTTTTCTTTTTAGTAGAACAATAAACTATAGTACTTCCAGATATACTGTTTATAGTAGTTAGCAAATGACTCGGGCTGTAAGGATATGTTTCAAACTGTAGATTTTTTCGTTCTGGATAAAAAACAATTTTACTGGCACCGCTTATAGTTAGAGCATCTCTAACATCTCCCTCCATGTCCTCAGTTAATGTAGCTGTAAGGGCTAATATAACTTCAGGGCAGAGTTCTGATATAAACTCTCCTATCTTTATATAGTCTGGGCGAAAGCTATGTGCCCACTGACTTATGCAGTGTGCCTCGTCTATTACTACCATGTCTGGCTTACGGGAAAACATAAGCTCTACAAACCTATCGTTTTGTAGCCGTTCAGGTGCAACTAACAAGAACTGCAAGTCACCACTGTCCCACTCCAAAATAACATTATTATTTTCAGCGGCTGTTTGGCCACTAGAAATCTGACCCGCAGTGTAACCTTTGTCCCACAACGATTCAACTTGATCCTTCATTAGTGAAACCAAAGGACTGAAGATGAGTGTTTTCCAGCCAACTGCACGAGTTGGAACTATATATATAGCAGACTTGCCGAAGCCGGTGGGCATAACACATATAGTATCTCGCTTGAGCATTAGGTTCATTACCGCCTGATCCTGTCCCTCTTTAAGCGAGTCGTAACCTAACTCTTCTAAGACTTTGGGCATATTGCCGAAGCCCTCTGTTAGACTTGCAGGACAAGATTCCGACCTTCTTAACTTTTCAGTAGATTCCATAGCTTGATGAAGTTTGTAAACTGAGCAGACTTAGTTGAATGATCCTCGTCTGATTCAAAAGTATTATAACCTAAAGATATACAAGCCATATTCAGATCAAACGAAAAACGCTCTTCAGCTGTTATTATAGCTGGGCCATTATACAAATTAACCATATCACGTTGCACATGATTAGCATTCCAATCTGGGTCTGGTAACAAATGTCTTCGTGACCACCACCAAGCAGCGCGTTGTATAAGCGCTAAGTTATGTATGCTAACGAGCAATGTGTTAGGACCAGTTACATCGTAATACAAATTTATAGTTTCTATTACAGCATCCCAGCAAGAAGCGGTTATATTACTTTCATTTAGTGTAAACTCTAAGTCATCCAGTATCTCGTCACCCTTAACATGCCTTACAATTAAATTAATATTATATGTGTCAGGATGTCTGGGGTGACAAAGATTAGGATACTTTAACAATGCAGGGTATACGAAAACTATACTCCTGTTACTGAACGGGTCAGGGGGAGTTGGCATCCCGAATGTTTCATTAGCCATTTTAAGTAGATAGCAGAATACTTTTATTTATATGATCGCTACCAACTACAACAACACCATAATCGGGGTTGTCGGGCCAGTCTACGATATCACACTCGAATATAGAACCTTCGAGACTACGTTTGGAGACAAAGAATCCGCCTGTTGCACTTCTTGTGTCAGATGCTGTTTTATACAAAATAAGATCACCAAGCCTGGGCCGACCGACTCTTCTATCTGCAGCCATGCGCTCGTCATTATTAAGTACAAACAATCCCACGTCTATGAAGACATCATTTTTGGTATCGCTAAACTCTTCAGTTGGAAACGGACCTATGATCGTTTCATAAGAGTTACTGCTAAGTTGCCAAAATTTAAATTCTTTAGAGTGGCGACATCTGAGGAAGTAATAAGCAAATCCTTCTTGAGAGTCGGATTTTTGTATCACTAGCGCTTCGTAATTAAAGATTTTATAGGTGTTAACGATATGTAGAACGAATCTATCTCACGTGTATGTGAATCAAATACCACTAATGAATCTAAGAAGTTTTTAACAAATTCCAGATTCTCGGTACACATAATGACAAACAACCCATCCAAGCCTTTTACTACGGAATCCGATACTACTGCAAAATAGTCAAGGTCATTCATGACAGCTTTTACTAAATCGGATTTTGCGCCTTTGTGAAACAAATCCCAAAAAACACGATACCTATCTCTATATATTATTAAGTCCTCTCTAATTATAATATTTTTAATGTCATCAAACTTATTATGAATTTCATCTAAAATATCTTCTTCTGTGTCTGTTAAGTTATTCAGCTTCAGCATCTGACTCAGTTGATAATTGCTCAGTTTCATCGGAGTCCCCTTCTTTAAGCTTTTGTAATTCATCACAAGACGTATCTGGAACCTCGTAACCTACTATTCCCAGTTGTGATCGTAGCTCATCAACCAGATGGCTATCCATAAACGTGTTAAAGAAGTCATTAGCTTTAACGCCAACAACCTCTAGCTCCTCACAACTGTAACGCTTACGACTCTCTATAATACCGCAATGCCTGTTAGCTGCCAGCCAACTGCACGTAGTATTACCCATATACAACGAAGGTTGTTTCCAACTTTCTGTATCTAGGTATGGCTTTCCCACTATCTCAAACTCAAGAAAACCGCCCTCAGGGCCATAACTATTTTTTGCTACGGTACATTTTACTATACTTCCTACTTTTTCGGTGCCATTCTTAGCAACACCCTTTCTAGTAAGTATAAGTTGTAATGCAGCGTTTTGGTTAAACGCGTTGCCACCTATCTTTGTACGATTGAATGTAGCTGAAACCTCTGGACTTATAAAAGCACCACCACCGAAGCCTGTGGATACTTGTTGATTTTGGTGGCTGACTATTATTAAGAATACATTATTCTGCTTAAGCCAGCTAGGGAGAATGCGGCACCATTGGTGAGCAAACTTTGAATGACCGAAGTTTACTTTGTCTGTGCCAAACTCATTCTTTTTTACGTCTCCTCCGTAAAAAGACCTACCAATAGATTCGGTAGGACTCATTAGCTTACTAAAAGAGTCAACTGCACAGACAAGTGGTGTTGTACTGGGAACACCTATTTGATTACGACAGACGTCAACAAAATCCTCTAAAGCAGAAACCATGCTGGGAATATCATCGCAGGTTTGTATGGTTATTTTAGAAAACATTTTATCTGCCAACGTTGGATCTGGGCACAAGCAACGTGCAACACGTTCGTTATTCATAGGCTTGCCCTCGGTTTCAACGTAAAAGAAAGGACTACCCTTGGCCATTGCCTGGCCCGCTATTGTAAATACCAAAGAAGACTTACCGACACCATCTTGTCCTAAAATCTCTAAAAGTGTGCCAGCTGGAAACCCACACATACCTATAGTTGCTTGCAAATATATACTATCAACTTCTATATAATCACGACGTAAGTCTGACATCGAGGTTACAGTAGTGGATGCCTTACGCTTACTGGCCATGGCGAGCATGGTCTCTTTAACTTGTGAGGAGAAATCTACATCATCCAACAGGTTGAATGATTCGGGTGTTTTATCTTTTTTCTTTCTAGGCATAGTATTAAAAAATTAAATAAGGGGGGCAGGATTACCCACCCCCCTTATTGTGAGTTGTTACGGTCTAATTTTTAACTACTTGGAGATACGCCCAACTTAGCACACAGGTCGAAAAATTCAGGTAATTCTTCGTGTTTCAAGTTGTTGGGGTTCTCCTTAAACTTTGTAGATAGTTCGTCATAACGAGCTCTATCACTATCACTAACCTCTGTAGAAGTAGATTCTTTATTAGAATCAGCTGTGTTAACAGGTACTTGTATTTTAGGAACAGGCGTTGTCTCAGCTACTTTTTCCGCAGTTGGAGTAGGAAACGCAGCTGTATCAGTACCTATGGTGTTACCAGCAGGAATCTCATCCTCTACAACCTCCTCTTTTTCTATTTGCGAAGGTATGGAATAATCCGCATTACGAGCCGGGGCCACTGGTGTAGGTATGCCATTAGCGGCATGTGGTGCACAGGCCTGCTCTATAATGTTGTACGGTATTATACCATCTTGAACAACATAGTCCAAAATTTCGTCATACGACCAAACTCTAGTAACGTTTTCATCATCAGAAATAACATACCTGTCACGCAAAGCATCCGTATCAGATATATCCCACTTTTGATTACCATCCAAACGACCGGCAGAGTCTGAAAAGTGAAGACCAGCAAAGCGAATCTTATCATTGGATTCAGCCTGGGTTTCACGAACAGTTGCAGCAAGACCTTCCTTAGGATGGGTTATATCTCCGTAGAGATAGTCTTCCCATTCTTTAGATATAACCTCGTCGTTTCTGCCAGCACGAAGTGCCAACTTACTCTTTAGATCAGTCCACGCTGCGTTTGTGAATATACCAATTTGATTCTCCGTTTTCCTACTATTCACGTCAGTCATCAAATACACGTTAGTAAGGACAAAATAACGCGGAGTAGGAGCAGCGGCTCTTTCCTTGTAGCTTTTGTCTTCAGTTAGTGCACGTATTTGTACGTCGTCTGACTTAATTGCAAAATCACGAATATCGAATATTGGATCAACACCACGCTTTGATTGTTGACCATGCACTCCACTAAGTGGAGAAACTAGCGAAACGTTACCCTTTCCGTAGAATGTGTAACCTTGTATTATAAAATACCAGGAAGTAAACCCCGGCGTTTTAGTTTTCCAATCCTCGGGTAACTCAGCACTCCTGTACGAAAGATAAGAAGTTTCGTAGTCAGGGGTTCCTTGTTTGTCTGGATCGAAAGCAGGCAATACTCTCAAAAAGTATTGGCCCGAAGCTTTGAACTGTGTACTTTTAACACCGTCATGGAAAAACCCATGTGTGAATGTACGACTTACATCTGATTGACTGCCACCTAATAGCATAGTATTTCTTTATGTTCTTATTGTTTGATCTAATTAATTACCAGTATCAGTAGATACCTAACAAAACTAAAATTCACGATACCTTAGAAAAGGTATCATATATATATACCACAAATCACCTCATAATTTACTTAGTATTAAGATACTCCGAATCCTCTTTATTTGGTTTCATACCCCAGCGATAAGAAAAGTCAACATCTATGGCAAACTGCAATGTCCTCCCGTTGACCTCCCATGTAGTACAATCGCTCATGCATTTCTGCAATAACTCTTTAACTTTCCAGCGTTCTGACAATGGGCTCAGTATAGTTAACGCGTCATGTAATAATATCATAGGTCTCGCGCGCATACCGTTATCCCTGAACTCCTGTATTATCATGTTTACAGCCCTGGCCATTGTAGCAGCTACTATCTCTTGCATAGGATAGTTCCTAGCTTCTCTAGTGAGTGGCGCCATAAGAGATTTACGAGCGTTTTCACTTAAACCTTCAACACCCAAACCATGAACATGAAAATGCCTAACTCTACCCGAAATGGACCTGTAGAATCCCGGAGTCTCTACGCATGCCTCTTGTGATCTGAGAAATGCAGCAGCTACTGGAAATTTTACTTCATAAGCATCGATTAATTTGTCCCCCGTTTCTGGGTCAGGTTTAATACCTGTTATACTCTCTATGGTGCGTTCTAACAGTTTAGGAGATGCCCCATACGGTATGGAAAACATACCAACCTTGCCTGATAATCTATCTATATCCGCATCTAAAAATTCCCGAGACTTGTTTGTCATAGTCTCAGCCATCTCCCAATGCATATCCCGTAGCGGGTGTATAACGTTATGCGTTATGGGGTCAAGCACACGAACTTCTGGATGGTCTACAACATTACTAACTCGTGCAACATCCATGCCCTTAAATCTAAGCCATGAAATATTGTGCTCGTCAGCAAGCTTAGGACAGACTTTAACAAAGTCCTCATCGCCAGACAAACAGACATTTATCATTTCTTCGTCGCCCGATATATAAGCTAGCCCCAAAACCTCGGCAGTTTCTAGGTCAGCATCAACTAAACACCATCCTTCTGGAGCTTCAACACACGAGCGCAGACTATATGGTTTATCTTGTCCCAATCTTTTAAACGCAGCCTCTATGGGCCTAGTAATAGCCTTGGGATAGTTTAACACGTTTGGGTTCCACGTTCTAGGCCTACCAGTTTCAGTAGATGCAAAGTTGCAGTGCAATCTGCCATCAGTTTGTATCCACTTATGTAAGCCTTGTTCCGTACCATCCGCATTAGGACCCTTAAGGAACATTTTAACTATGTTACCAACTGAGTTTAATTCCAAAACGCGAGCTACCAAAGGACAGCGTTCCGAGAATATCTTTATTGTTTCTTTATCAGTAGATGGAGAGAAATCAAGTTGCCTAGACTTATCCAGCTTAAGGACAGCCTCCCATGGCATTTGAATCCCATCTTTTTTTGTAGTTTTAACAGGTTCAAAATTACGAACGCTGAAAAGCCACCTACGTTTATGCGAATCACTTCTTATATTAAATGTATGTGCCTCCCACCAGTGTTCGAACAAAGGAATATATTCGGAATAATCATCAGGGCTCAGTAACGACTTAATCTCTGTTAGGGATTGCTGCCTGATGTCAGCTAGTAGTTCACCAATTTCAGATTTACGAGCCGAAGAGACGTTGTCATCTAAACCAATAGGATCTGCATAACGTTTAACAATATCACTAGAATCAAACAAATCCGTATCCCATGGTACAAAATCCAAATCAAGTTTCGGAAACTTCCATTTTTCTGAATCAAGTGCAACCCTAGCCTCGTCCAACTCAACAAGCTTTCTAAACACGATGCTACCAGACTCGCCAAACTTTTCATAAAGTTTTTGTGCTAAAATCAAAGTAGCCTCTTGCTTTATACTCAGTCTCAGTTCGAGTATGAGAAGTGCCTCATTATTAGTGAAGACATCCCGCATTACGTCCAAGTAAGCTTTATTTATAGGTACTCCTGTATCCGACATAGTGCGGAAAGCATTGGTCACATACGGTAGATATATATCAAAATAGTATTCGTGTAAGTTATCAGCGTATATTTTTTGTAGTAAAATAGGATACGCACGCATTACTACGTCAGTATCCTTGCAAGCATATGGTACTATTATGTCGTCTGGAATACGGGCGTAGCCCTCTTCCTTTTTGATACCAAGTTTTTTCTTAGCAAGAAACAACTCCGTATCATAACGACCCAAGTCTGTATATTTTAATGACAAACGCTCAAGTTTTATATCCGAGTACTCATCGATTAAAAACTCAGCAAACATAGTATCAAATGCACACTTGTTATGCGTATCTACACCTAAGTGAGATTCCATCCATAAAAAGTCAGCACAGGCATTATGTGCTATAAACTTGTAACCCTCACTTAGGAACGTACCTATAGCTTTGTATATAACAGCTTCCGGCTCATCCCAAACCCATAATCCATCTTGGTCCCTAAACATTATGTAAACTGCTTTTCCTGGGGCCCAGCAAAGTTGTATGGACCTAAGCTTACCATCTACGTGAGTCATACCACTCCACTCACAGTCAACACTCAAGATGAATGGCGCAATAGCACGTATATTACTCATCAGTTGATCCAAACCATCCTTGTCACGAACAATAGTATAGTCAGTAGCAACTCTGCCAACACCTACACCGTTCATGTCATCAACATATTTCTTAACAGCCTTGAGGTCGGTAACCGAACGGGATATGTATTCGGGTTTGTAGAAAGGTGTCGTTATCTGATCCATTACGTAAACAAGGCAATCATAGTACGAGCTGTGGAAGAACCCCCCATGCACGTCTCTAAATGTCGCCCTGAAATCTACGAAGTAATCGAATACTTGCTTTCCTAAACAAACTATGACTTTCGGCGTAACTGCTTCCAGGTCATTTTCTATCAACTTATGACACCATCTTAGATCCTCTAGTTTGGGTCGCATCTTACGACCACGAGCTAGCGTGTATTTACAAAGGGTGGTGTAATAAATCTGCTTGGGATCAAAACCACTACGCTGTAAGTTTCTTAAAAATAGATTAGACGCGGGGCCTTTCAATAGCCTCGCTGGAGATGTCCTGTCATTAGCTTCTTCATCAAGCACACAAGGCCCGACAAACAAAACGTCGGAAGATACATCTCCTACGCCGGAAAAATGAAGAACTCCATCTATTGTCCTATTTTTATTTAACGTCTTCGGGGGAGCGGATTTACACCACTCTGGATAGTCCCCTTTCGCCAACGGGCGTTTTACTTCTGGCACTTAGCTTTCACTTCATTGTACAACTCCATAGCTTCGGAGAGTGTACGATTATAATCATGGCGATGCTGGTAATGCATCATACTTCTTAATCTAACAGACAAACCTTCGTCCATACTAATCCTAACCTTGTTAGCCTTGATAAGCTTAACTAAGTTTTCCAGTACTGTAACCGAGCACTGCATAATCTGTATATTCTTATCTTCATCACTTTGCATTTATGAAACTCCTAATTTTATTTCTTACTGTATTGTCAACAACACTGCTAGGCATGTCTCCAAAGTCATTGTACTTAGTTGGTGGTTTAATAACCTCCAACGGGATACCGTATATAGAGAGAACAGACGTAACTTCATCCAACAGTGTCTTACTAGCAGCGTCATTCTGTATAGCAAGCATAACCTTGTCAAACCTTCTAAGTAGTTTAGCTTTTTCCAAGTTAAAATGCTTACCCATTACAGCACAAAATGGAAGCCCAAGGCGTGCTGAATCCAAAGGTCCTTCGGTTAAACCGAGAACGCTCGTACCATTTGATTCGTTAAACTTTACAGCTGCATCAAAACCCATGAGTGCTTTGGTTGTATCTGTACCTGGGGCGTGAATGTACTTGGCTGGGTTCCAACCCTCACCAACCTCGCCCAAAGCTACCCACTTACCATATTCATTTTGTTCTTCCATAGGTACCCATTTTTCATAGTTAGGATGATAGTAATGTTTCTTACCACCCTCGGCAAAATCTAGAATCCTACCTTGCCAACCACGCCTAACGCCGTCCACATAGATATAAAATATAAGTCTACACTGAGGCGTTATATAGAAACCACCAGGTAATCTCTTAACCGGGTAGTCGTCTCTTGCTCGTATACAGTATGATGCACGAAATTGTTCATACAGTAACTCGGGGTCGTAGTCTCTAGATTTCACATATTTTATAACAGGGTGGCTGGCATCAAGATCTATTATTGGAACGCACTCGCCAGGAGCTTTGGGTATCTTATTACCATGCTTATCTTCCTCCAGATTGTTATCATCCTTTTTTATTATGATCCTATGCTGTGCTCCGTCATAACCTCTACTAGTTAGGTTCTTCATGCGAAGAAGATCCGAAACCGAGTACGGCTTGTTGGTCTTCATGCACATACCACAAACGTCTGTACCTGCTTTCCACTTATCTACATTTACAGCCAAGTGCATTTTATACAACTCACTCTGACCATAATCTTTAAGGCAAATGGGGGAAGCTAGGTAAAAGTGTATACCACTCGCTTCCTTAGTAATTCTCACATTGCCGTGCTTGACTGATAGTTGTTGTGCGAGACGCATAACGTCTTCACTTATATCGGTCCTGCTAGCTTCAGTCATAGCAGAACTATAAGTTATTGTTGCTTCTGACATTATACTATCTCGGCTAAAGTTGTTTCATCGTTTATATTCTTAACACGTACGTTATTAGCCCAACCACGTAAAACATAATGTGGCTGACGCTGATCTGTCTTTGTCTCCATAGGTACTAAACAAACAATCTCATCTACGAGCAAGCACTTACCCCGCCAGTGCACTGTCATGCACTTGTTGGGTTTATTGTAGTGATACCATACTCGATATTGTCCCGGCCTACCACGATTAGGTAATACATTTGCTGACATTAGTGTAATAAACATTCAGGTTTCTTAGCCATCTCTTCGAGTTCGCACCTATCTATAAAGTGCCCCTGCATTGGGGCACTTTGGCTGTAAGGCATATTTTCTATATCCAATGGCCCCCCGCATAACTCCCAACAATGCGAGTGCCATAGGCGCATAGGGAGGTCAATGATCTCGAAACCAAGAACACCCCCGTAACCATCGTAATCCCCGCGCAATACTCCAACACGAGGGTTTTTATCTTTGTTAGGCAACAGGTAATCACGAAAGTTATCCTCATCGTAAATGTCTAATTCATCCAAATCGACCAAAACAGCAACCTGGTTAAGCCATGCGCCATCTTCGCCCAAACCAATTATAGCGTACGGCCCCACGATTTCTCGCTTACAACCAACGCAACACCAAGAGAACATTCCCATATCAGAGCTCAAATACTTCGTTATTTTCTTCTTCGTCTTTAAACTCACCTTGTTGTATTACTACTTGCGCATACTTACAGGCGTTTACTTGTGCTTGTATTTCCTTTTTGAAAATAGCTTTCTCTTCTTCAGACCAGTCGTCCCCACAAACAATATTATTTTTGTAGAAATCTGCGAGTTGTCCTACTAGATCAAAAGCTTTCTCAAGTCCCCGCTTATACGCTAAATCTTCCATCAGCGCTAGTTTACGGTTCATATCCTCCCGGCCTTTCTTAAAACCAGCGTCATAGTCATCCATTACTTCTTCACTCATCTCTATCTAACTCCTCATAAATTTTAATCGCATTGGCTGCCATCGCATGAACACGATCTATCGCATCCATAGGATCAGTAGCTCTCAATCTCACCTCATGCGTCTTATCATCATCAACCGATTCAAACTTAACGACGTGTGTTACAAATTCTTTCAAGTCACTTTCCGGAGTATTCGGTTCTGCAACCCAAGATCTTACGTTTTTAATTTTCACTCGATATAGGAGGTACGGTAATATCTCTGTTAATGGCAATGTTGCCAGAAACAGTCATTCCCTTCTCTTCAGTTTGAAACGTTAGTATCCTTACTAAATGTTCCAAACTAACTACCTTCATGCCAATAAGACCGGCATATTCATCTTCTAGTGTAATCGTTATATCCATATGGTAACCCTCTAGGTCTGTAATTCACGAAGTTCTGCAACTACTTTATTTAGTCGAACTTCGTAATCAGCGATTTCTTTATTTAAATTAACTATGCACTCGTTAACTTTAACTGCTAGCTCTTCTGAGTCTAACGATAGGTCAACGGCATTGAACTGTTCACATTTGCTATCAAGGTAACCCATTATGTCCGGGGTCCTTCTGCATTCGTTCGAAACGGCATCCAATAAATCTAACAACGAGACATGTTCATATATACCCAACACTGTGTACAAATAAAACAACTTGGAGAATGCGGGATACATGACATTGGTGTTGTCATCAAAGATATACAGCTCCAATAGCTCAGCCTCGTTCAACTCATACTTAAGTTTATTATTATAAGTACAGATGGTGTTCGAACATATTGAATCAAACATAGCTTCAGTCATAGAATACGTAGCTAATTCGTTTTGCTTATCATCTATTACGTTTTCTAAGTTTTCTATTTTGGTTCTTAGTAACTCTATTTGGTATTCTATATCTGTAGATTTTAGATATCCTTGGTTTCGGGAACGTTCTTTATGTTGTTCTTTATGTATATGGATGGGCCCATATGGGCCCGCAAAGTCATTCTCATGGGCCCATATGGGCTCATGAAGAACTATTGCCCGGTGTATTGTTTCAATATTTAATGTTATATATGTTACCTTTCCCAAATTTTCTCTGCTTATGAATTTATATTTATTTTCCAATTTACCCAGTGCACGCTTAACTTGTTTATAAGAAAGCAAAGTTTGGCTGGCTAAATCTGACGCGCTTAATCTTAACCGCTTTCCATAATACTTTTTCTTACCATTTCTCCTTGGTAGCATCCAATATACTATTTTACTGAAAACTACACATGCTGGTAAGTCTACCGAGGTGTCTTCGCTTAATATCTTTTTAAAGATATCCGGAACCCAATCACCACGTTTGAAGTATTTATATAAAGCTTGGCTAAAACTTGACTGATAACTTGACTCATCCTTTACTTCACTCATAACGAGTTAGTTGCTGTTGGACTCACAAATCTTTGAAAACCGAAGTCTCTAAGTATAGGCACAGTGCCACCAGGCCCCTTTCTAGCTTTATCTACATTTAGTTTTTGTAATAAACTTATCCCGGATTTGTCCTCATTCAATACGCTACTAATATATATGGCATTAGATGCCTTGTCTGGTATCGAGGTACATTCAGCCAGCATTGAAGAGTCACACCTACTTTTATTACTTGCCTTAACTTTGTTAAGTTGTGCAAATAATATCACAGACATGCTCAAACGTTTGGCCATGTTGTGTAGGTGTTCTGCTCCATCTAAGAACATTATCCTAAGGTCTTTATTTGCATCTTTCTTAAGAGCACCACCAAGCCAGTCAAAGATTATCACCTCTGCAGGAAATGGGTCTTCTGGGTCAGCCATGATTGCTTCTATTGCAGCATCAAGATCCTTCTCTACTGATTTACCGCTGCCATCAGACCAATCCAAAAACCTAATATGTTCATTCAAGCTACCTAACGTATTAAGTATTTTTAAATTATACTTTCTAACGTTAGACACTTCAGGCGGTACAACCGAACTGCCTGTACTTACGTTCTTGGTAAACAAACTAAACGGTATATCGCATTGGTTGGATAAGAACCTAGGTGTTAGTGCATTGGGTCGCTCTTCAGTGGTCACAAATATAACTTTCCTACCAGTGTTCGCAAACTGTCCGGCTAGCTGACAAGCTAGCACGGTTTTACCCCCACCAGTAGTAGCAGCTACAACAGTTGACTCACCACACCTAAACCCTCCTCCTAGATTAGCATCCAGCATAGGTATACCCGATGGTATCAGCGCCGCTTGCTCTCTTTCATTCACCATGCTTTCTACGAAAGTGAATGAATTCTTTTCCTTTCTAGCTTTGGCTATTTTTATTCTAGTTATTTTTTCTGATAGGTCGTCTAAACTTACCTCGTATTCAGACGACTGTGTTAGGCTTACTATGTCACTAACAAGACCGGAATCAAACCATGTTTCAAATACCTCCCCCTCTATAAAGTCAACAGTCGCAGTGGTTGCTCTGTTATACAGATCATCTAGGTGAGTAGGAAACCCGGTTGCTTCATCAGGTAATAACTTTCCTTCCGACATACATGTTGTTATAAAATCATCAGCAAATGTACGCGGTAACGCATTTTCGGTTGTGTTATCTCTAAACTCACAAATGCAGTCAAACAGTATTCTGTTTTTGTGATTTGTAAATTTGCTTTGTCTGGAACCTAATACTTTAGACAGGTTCCTAATACTTTCAGAGTAATCATAGAAAAACTTTTTAGATGCTAAGAAGGCTGCTACTATTTGATTTTCTATTACTCCAGGATTATTTCTAATCGTATCTATCAAACTCATATATCTTGTCGGTGTTAAATCCGAGTTCCTTAAGTGTTGTTGATATAGTCGAGTCAGACATTAGCTCTAACTTTGCAGCGTCACAGTACTTTCTCCATATTCTAGCAGAAGTGGGTCTGAGGTATAACCTAACAAATGCCCGTACAGGCACTGTGTCCAGTAATAAATACTCATCCGCAGACAAACCCCTGTAAGTCAAAGCAGAAAAGCATTGGGTAGATGCTGATGCTATTTCGTTTTTAATCTGTGTCTCGTCTTCTGTGCTTACACCATCAGACATATACTTTTCGTAAGCGTCGGTTACGGCTTGTCCCCAAAGGTGGTTTATATATGGCCCGCCATGATGCTTCCCAACTTCAAACTTGAATATAGCTTTTATAAAGTTGTCAGGTGTAGCACCTAAGCTATCACATTTCATAGCGGCTTTACGCCAATTTTCAGATGTGTCTAACTTTTTGCTGGGCCTATAATTTCTGCCTATTTGTTTACTTTTTGAAGTAAAGAACAGTGACCGTAATTTTGTCGCTATGTTATCTATTGCTAGAGAATCATAATCGATCATGGTTAGTCCAAATGTAAATCATTTATAGAATCAATTACTTCAACTGCGTACCCCATCTTTCCGTATGTTCTCATACGAGCGTAACAGTCGTTAATAACTTGTCTCCACATAGTACTACTATCTGAAACTGATTCACGTACATTATTTCTAGGATCATCGACACATTCAAACAACATGTCGATCAGATAACCACGTTCTTTCCCGGGCCTAACTTGTGCTAATCTTCCGGGCTTCTGTACGCTACTTATAGAACCGCCCCCACCCGAAGTGTTTATCATAACTCGTAAGTCTGGGAATGTTACACCTTGTGCGTAAATGCTAGTGGCTATGCATCGTTTGACTTGTCCCTGTGACATCTTTTCAAACAATGCTTTCCTATCCTTGGCCTTCATCCTACTTGCAACTGCTACTTCACTGTCATCTACGAATAAAGACAGCAAGTCAGCCTGCTTTTTTTGATCTATAAAAAGTAATGTCTGCCAATCTTCTGGGATTTTGGAACGAGTTATTTCTCTTACCAATTCAAACAAGTATTGGTTCTTCCACACAAGTTTCCTATAAGCTGCATCTCTAGTCCCACAAGACCAAGCCTCAAACGGTACCTTAATAAAGTAGACTTTAATAGGGCAGATAGCACCCTCTTCCACTGCTTCGGTAAATGTCCGTTCTGCATGTATAGGACCTATTAGCCCTGTCATTAACTTATCAGCTCCATCGTACCTACCCTCAAGGGTCGCTCCAAATCCGTAGATCCTTGCATTTTTAAACCTTGCTAGTAATGGTGCTCTAGATTCTGATACTGATGCGTGTGGCTCGTCTATTAACAGGAGATGTACATCATCAGGATTTAGTTTTTGCAAACTATCAAATGAGCAAACTGTTATGTCATCAGATGGTATTCTATTTCTAGAACCTGTAAATATACCCTTAACCTCTCTGCCGGGAAGCCATTCTCGTAACTGCTCTACAAGTTGGCCCAACAAGTCTACACCCGGTGCTGCTACCACTGTTTTCACTCGTGGGAAGACCTTTGCGGTGTTGGTTATCATTATAGTTTTACCGTAACGAGTCGGAGCCTTTAACAATCCCGACTCCCCAGTGTTCAGTAATTTTTCAAATAATTCTTGTTGGTTTAGTCTAAACCCAGTTGCCAGCGACATACGGGGCTGTGGCATTGCTCTTCTGTGATCATAAAACTCAAGTGCTTTGTTATTCTTTTGACATGTGCGTATAACCAAGTCCTTGAAGCCCTGCATCGTCATGATAGTCCGGTTTTCTGGACCATCATGTATTACAGTATACATTTTTTCTACACTTCTAGAGGTTTCCCTCCGGCCCTTTTGGGGATTCCAATCTAAAGATTTTTTTGTATAACTTAATACTTTTTCCAATTCTGGAAAAGAACCCATTACTGTTAAGCTTCCGCTGAACCAGTAAATTTTAACAGACATTAAAAATCATCCTTTCCTAGTTTGGCAACCGTTAGTACTTTGAACCTACCACAGTGGAACTTCTTGCCGAACTGTGATATGCCTATGAACTTCCCAACGATTTCAAACATTTTTGTTAATTCATCCAGCTTTGGATGTCGTTCTATACTTTCATCCAACATAGCATAAATATTTAATTTATTTCCAGCAGACACACCCTCAAATAAATCTACATTAGTTTTATTATAAACGCGCCTTAAGACATTTATTTCTGGAAACTCAAAACCAGGCTCCAACGCTAGGCTTTCCATGTTTACATTCAGGTCGAGATCTTTGGCTGCCCTAGCCAAGTCTTCTCTCCACTCTTTCTCGTTTATTGCAATTCTATTGTCTGGAGATCTTTTCAGAGTGCGGACCCCGTTTACCCGGGGCCCGCTCCCTAAAAAGTTTGTTGTCAGCTCTATGTTGATTTCTAGGATCACTTTACTTAAGCATTAACGTATTGTTAAAAGATTCTTCTAATAATGGGTTATGGTCGCAAACCCATACCTGATGATCTACACAACGCAACACTTCTTGTAAACTCTTAAACATTGAACACAGTCTCTCAACGCCTTCTTCATCTAAGTGTGTAGATGGCTCATCAAATGTTTGAAATCCTATTTCCGGAACAAGCTCTTGCTGCACGGCTAGCAAAAATGCTATGCACAACCTAACCTTTTGCCCACCAGATAGTCTGTTCATGGGAAGTCTAACATGTTCTTCTCCATCAAACCTCTCAAACACAAACGATAGTAAGTTTTCTGGATCTTTTTCAACAACGAAATCTGCGTTCAAGATTGCTAGGTTTTCTGAGGTTAACCGAACAAGCTTGTTAAACTTATGATCTATATAAGCACTGGGCAGCCCTTTCTTGGACAATATATGCTTTATAGACTTAAGTTCTTCTACAACCTTCAGCCTATTCTCATTTTCGGACATCCTAGTTTGTATATCCCTGTACCTTTCAGATATTTTATTAAATGCCTCTTGTGCTTGTTTAGCTCTACCCTCAGCTTCTATTCTTTCTTTTTGTCTACTCTCAAGCTCTAGCTTTAATTTATCTGTAGACGAATCAATAAACATTGCCATATCTAACTTATCTAATTCATCAGCAAGTAGTCTTTCATTGTCTACAAGCTTAGTATTTTTTGTAGCACACACTGCTCGTTTGCTAACAATTAATGATTCGTTAGATGCAATTGTGGCGTCAGCTGATATTACTTTACTTAAATCGCCGTCTGCTTGTTTTATAGAACTTTGAAGCTTTTCAACATTATCGTTTATATCTTTTAGTTCGTCAGATATTTGCTCTCCTATTGTAGCTCCAACCATTACTTCTTTTATTTTTTCAGCCAAAGAACTAAATGTTTTTTTAAGAAGATCTAACGTCACATGTAGTTCATTTTCCTTATCAGTTAATACTAGTTTACTAGCTTCGTACGCCTTCACTGCTTCAAGTTCATCTTCTATTACTTTTTCAAGTTCTAGTTTTTGTAAGACCTGTAACTCCAGTGTATTTTGTATTTTATCTATATCTGTTTGTTTTATCCGTTCTTTTAACGTTAAACCACACTTCAAGCATACGTTGTCAGCTGCCTCACACTGACTGTGTTGCATACTAAGCCACTCACCGTTCTGTTTAATATCGTTATTAAGCAATGTAAGTTTCTCGTTTAGTTCCTCCAGATGACAGTCGGGCAGCTCCAGTTCATTTTTAGATTTAGTTGTCTCACCCAAAGCTTTTGTAGTTTCTTCTATATCTTTCTTGGTTGTAGTTATATCTTCTAATGTAGATTTATACTTATTTCTAATATTTTTCTTATCAATAAGATCTGATTTACTCTCAAGATAGTCAGTATGTTCCTGCCTGAGTTTACTTATATGTAATTCAAGATCCTCTCTAGACGTAACGTTATACCCCACAAATATAGACCCTAAAGTTGCTTTATCCGAAATTATTTTGTTCTCTAATTCTTTTATTTCCGAAGAAGCTGTATCAAGATTGTTCTGTATGACCTTTGACTCTGACAGTAATGTTATAGCAGGGTTGTAATCCACTACACGAGACAGCTGTTTCTCTAGAAGCTCTTTCTCCACTACCGAGTCCATGCGTTGTATATTTATCTCATCCGATAAGCTTTGAAGATCTTCTACACCCACTGATAATGTTTTTATCTTGGTATCTATTATATTTGCATACCTCTCACAAAACGAAAGGTTGACTAACTTTATGAAAAGTTGCTCCCTCGCAGATTCGGTACCAAACAACAAATCATTCAAGCTGCCTTGCTTCAGAAAACAAGCATTTGATAGTGCCCGCTTATCTACTGACAACAAACCTTGAAGCGCGGCATCTATATCTTTAACAGCAGTTAGTTTATTACCGTCTCTTTCAAACTCTCGCTTTGGACTCTTCCCAACTTCTCGCTTTATACGTATCTCGGTACCGTCTTTATCTATAATAAGCTCAACAAAACCCTTTTTCTTTCCTATTGTTACAGCGTCTTCTAGTTTGCCGTCTAACTCTCCCGTTAGTGCATACTTTACTGATTCTAGTATGGTAGACTTTCCAGATCCATTTTTACCTAGCAATCCAATTATAGGCCGTCCGTTTGTTTCAAAAACTAAACTCCTATGAATACCAAAATTCTTAAGTACTAATTTTTTAACTTTCATTGTTTGATAGTGAGTCCGTTTTTAAAGCAAACGCTGGAGTGTTTTTGGAAACACTCTCTTTTACTATGCCGAGTAATATTATGTTGATAGAGCTTTCAACCGAATCTTTTAATAATTTGGTGAACTTATTATTCAGTTCATATATTCGTTCTCCATCATGATCCTGAGAATACTCGAATGCCACTGCTAAAATATTCTCACAAGCGCTAGTCGCAACTGTTGCTTTGATTAACGTCGTAGACCTAGTTTTTTTTATTAACTTATATAATACACAAACAGCGTTTCTGCTTATTAGCTCGTCGTACGGGATGTGACACCCATAAAACTCATAATTATCATCTACCTTAAAAGCTAGAATATACTCTGGCTGCGATACTTGTTGGTATTTACCGGCCTCAGCGTCGTAAAAATAATCAAAACATATTCTAGGTCTGCTGTTAAGGTGATGACACATGTTGCCTACTATCCCAAGAGCGGGGCCAGGTAGGAGTTCTGTCACTCCGTCTTGCCCACCCCATATAGCATTTCCTACACTTAGTGCGTGCTTCAATTTTACTGCCTCTTTACTCATCTTCTAAAACCCCCAACCTGTCAGCTACAAATTTGTCTATTATAGAATTCACATCTGCATCTGGGTTTAATAGTTGAGATACCGTCTCAAATTGCGCAGGGCTGTCTGGTATAAGCGTTTTCAATATATCAGAAAATGTTAAATCTTCTTCATCGGCGTATTCCCCGGAACTTGCATCTGTTTTATTCATAACAGGCCGGGGTCTTATTATCACTTTATTAGAATCTATTTGCTTTCTGAATCTAGAAAGTGCATCACCGAGTTCCGTATTAAATCTGATGAACACCATAGGTTCCTCGTCTATTATATTCTGCAGATACTTTATCCCTTCTGATATATCTCCCTCTGAGTCTACTAACATTTTTACAATTTTTCTCGTCTTAATGCTATGAGATTCAGTTTCCCATGTTTCGCCAGTTAACGTATGCACGTAAACGCGCTTTATATCCTCTTCGGGTTCACTTATTAACTCTGTAGATCCTGGGGAGCATATAGTCATCCCATCTAGGTCGAAGCTCTGGTGTATATGAGTATCCCCTATAATTACAATCTTTGCATCTACGTTTGTGAAATCATCGTACGTAAAGCTTTTTTCACTTGGAAACGTTGTAAGCTCATTAAACGACTGGTGCATTAACAGTATGTCAGTTGTCTTTGGTACGCATGCACCTTGGTCAAACTCAGACCTGCTGCAAAAAGTTTTCCCGTATATGGAAACACCGTTGATAACAAAACTCTCATCGTTAAGTACGCGAAAGCCAACGCTTGCATCATCCGATATGTTACTTATCCAGTGTGGGTTACTATTGTCGTGGTTACCTATACTCACAAGGCACAACATATTGTGTTCCTTGAGGTACTTCTGACACTGTTTTAAAAACTGTATTGTGTGCGCTGTAGGCCTCACACTGTGTAGTATATCACCGCTTACAGTTATAGCGGATACACCTAATTCAACTCCTAGTTCGAGAACAGACCTAAAACCTTGCTCTATGTCCCTTTCTCTCCGGAGTAAACCATATTGCCGAAACCCTATGTGGTTGTCGGCGGTAGATAAAATTTTCATTATTACTCATCTGATTCGTCATCTATTTCTACCACTGTTTCTTCTTCTGCATCTTGTGGTAATACATCTTCTTGACCGTGAGAGTTTTTCTTCTCTTCTATCAGTCTGTTTAATTTAACTGCTGTTTTTAAAGTAAATGGTTCTATTGCAGAGTCTACGGCCTTCTTGACACGCGGCTCGGCTATTAATAAATGATCATCATCTAACAAGAAGGGAATGGTGGTTGCATATTCAATTTCAGAAAATGCCTCACCGCCACTCACTGGCTTGAGTGATAACTTGATTTCTAGCGTGTAAGATCCATCATCACACAGCTCTTCATTATCTGACATGTCAGTTAACTATATTCAGGGTTACTCACCGTCAATCCTTAACTCTAAACGCTTTATCCATTTTGGGAGTAAACGTTTGTAGTCTCTGAATTTTACCCACTCTATACTACCTATACGTCCAACTGTTCCATGATTAGGATATATATCACCAGCGTCAACAGGCGCTGGCTCACTATCAGGACCTTTATGACTCGTAAACCATTGAGAGCTCAACACTTCCGGCCCGCCCCATTCGCCACGCCTAAAGTCTGTATTTCTTCTTCGACGTAGGTACAATACTGGTGACTTATTGATTACAGGTTTTACTTTACTTAATGTGAAATCTGGTATTAAAGTGTCTTCAACATCTAGGTTTGCTGACCCAGATAACTCTATGTTTGCATCACTCATAATATGTATTTTGATTTAGAATATACCGTTCGTACGGATGGCTTGTTTAGGGACAAGCTTACTAGGTTAACAAATAAGTTTCAAGATTTAACAAAAAAAGCGGACACCAGTAGCAAATATGTTTCAGAAGCACAGGATGTGTTAATGGAAATAATGCGCCTTTGTAAGTATAACCCAGCATACCTGCTACCTTATTACTTTCCGCAGTACCCTAAGACTAAACCCATGAGTCTTAGGAACTTTCCATTTGCATATCACTTGCTGCCAATAAATGTAGGTGGGTTTATGGTAATACGTGGGAGTAGACAAATAGCCAAGTCTACAACGTTTGCTGCTAGGCAGCGGCTTAACTCACATATGATACCTAAGTTTAAAAGTTTGTATATAGCACCTAAAGCAGATCAGGTTAAAACATACGCAAACAGGTTGCGTGAACTAGAGCAAGCTTTTAGGTTTCCAAACACTAGTCATAAGTATAGACAAAACTTACAGTATAAAGAGTACCCGAACGGGTCTACTATACAACTAATCAACGTTGATACTCAGGTATCTAGCGCGCGGGGTATGTCCACCGATGAACTACTCTACGATGAGTATCAGAATTTTGACCCCAGCTTTGAACCTGAAATCGACGAAATTCAACGCGCTTCAGAAATGCCTGTCACTATATACGCAGGCACGTCCCTAACAACTGATACAGCACTTGAAGGTAAATATTCTGATTCTTCCCAAGGAGTATGGATAATAAAGTGTCAGGGGTGTTCACACGAGAATATACCCACGCCAGAGGAAGGTGTTATGGATATGATACAGCCCAAGGGCGTATGTTGCTCCAAGTGCGGTAAGTTACTAGATGTTACTAAGGGAAGGTTCGAACACCTAGTTCAGGAAAAATTTGAACTTGGATTTTATGGGTTCCATATCCCGCAAATTATAGTACCCGCTGTAGTTAACAATAAAATACGGTGGGATGAAATATACAGGAAAAAGTTACACCAGGATCCTAGAAAATTTCTGCAAGAAAACTTAGGTATACCAACGCAAGAAGGAGAGCGTGAAATAACCGAAGCTGATCTCCGAAGAATTTGTGTTCTAGGTGAAGAGTTCGAACCGTATAGACAAAAAGCACTTAACGGCCAGTATTACGCGGTATTTTCGGGATGTGACTGGGGTGGCTCTGATTATGATACCTCTAACAAGACAAAACTATCTTATACCTGTCATGCAATGCTTGGCCTTAATAGAAATGGCACTTTTGAAATTATACATGCCAAGCGGTACGAGGGAATGTCTTATCCAGCAATAGCTGACGATATAATGGAGCGCCATAACAGTTTGGGGGGTCTAGCCCTGGGAGCTGATCATGGTGTCGGTTATGCATACAACATGTTGATGCGGGAACGCATGGATGCTGAACATAATTTTATATTTAAATATGCAGGGCCTAATAGTGAAGTACTGCAAGAAAGTAAAACTATGTTTAACATGTATAGCGTTAACAGGACAGAATCTATAACGTCACTGTATTACGCTGTCAGGAATATGCGTATAACGTCTCTGAGTTGGAACCGTATGGGGGAGTACTTGTCTGAGTTGTTAAACCTTATAAGGATACCTAACGAGGCTCCTGGAGGTGCTACAGGTTTCTTATACAGAAAGCATGGATCGAAGTCTGACGATTTCCTGCACGCACTAAATTTTGCTTACATAGTAGGAAGAGTATTCCTGCTAGAAAATATAGTGGAAGATCGCTCTTTACTTGAGAGGATGAAACAATCTATGACTAGGAGCGGGGCCGTTCAAATTTCTCACATCCAGGGTGGGGAGGCTTTCAGTATGTAGTTGGTACCTACGTATTAAAAAAGGAAAGCTTTTCTTATCGCCCTTACTACTAGAACTTTTTTCAGAAGACGTAGCTTCTACTGGTAGCTTTTTAATCTCCTCTATGGAAGGTACAGGAAGTTTTTCGTCAAGAGCCCACATTATCTTATGTTCTGTAGCCCATCTTGACATACGTCTTATCGGCACTATTAAATTAAATCCCTCACCGGCTCCACGAACAACCATCCCGACATATACTCCGTCTTCTGTGTAAACACCACCACCTGAAGATCCTGGGAATGCTGTAACAGTAGTTTGATCGTATTCTACCTTCCCTAGGGTTCTACCAACCTGTGACACTATTCCAGTGGTCATTGAGTTCGCACCCATTTGTCCAAGAAGAGATCCTACATGGTACAATTTGGTACTTATTGGGACTATATGGGAGACATCATCAGGCTTACTAAATGTAGCAGAAGCCTTACCATAATCTCGTGCTCTTACTAAAAGTAATGCTAAATCGTGTCCGTCATCTGCGTCCGAATACTTTATAACGGATGCATCCATCTTTAACTCACCCACACGCCTACCAGCATCTACGAGCTCTTTAACTATCTGCGCATCTTTGAACTCTACGACCTTTCGTGTAAGCCCGCGACTGTCTACAACTTCCCTGGTTGACTTTAGGTTGTCTACTACATGGGCAGCAGTCCATACAAAGGTCACATTCTCCTCACCAATTTTTCTTGTTATCAAAACACCCGATCCTTCGGACTTTTGATATTCGCTTTCAGCCTTGATGGTTACAGATATATCTTGTAGATATTTTGCTATATCCTTTGGCTTATCAGCTAAAACATGAGTTGTTAGTATTAAGGCAGCTAGTAGTACAATTATAGTTTTCATATGCTTCTTTTATATTATACGCCCCACTAACGAACAAGGCAAATAACTGATAGCGAAAAAGAAATGGGAGCTTGAACTATCTTTCGATAGTTCGATGGGTACCATTAATATATGACACAGTACGTGTACTTATTGCAGGCGGTCTACAGACGGTAGTTCGTGGTTGGTAAACCCTACATTTACCAGTTGCTCTGCAAGTTCGTTCCTTAACTGACGTATAGCACGTTGGTAGTAAGGAACTTGTATAGCTTCTTCAATCTCATCCATGTCCTCAACTTCTTCTTCTAGTTCTTTGGATATGAGATCATTTATAGGTTGTGTAAATTCCGTACCGGGGTGATTGAGTTCTACTTCATATACAGACCATAATATTTCTGGCACTGTTAAATTATCGAAACCATCAAATCCCGGGTCACCCTCTATAAGCGTGTTAGCTATGGCTCTAAACGCAACGGGGTCTTCGTAGAAAGCATCTGTGGTAGTGGCCAGGAGTAGAGCTTGTAACTTCTCTGCAACCTCGTCGGACATCTCCATTTTATAAAAATCCTCTAGAGCTGAAAACAGTTCTAGAGGATCCATATTGTAAATTTCTTCTCCGAATGTAGCTAGTGCTATTACATGTGCAGTAGTACCAAAAGTTGCGTCATCAGATAATGCCTTAAAGGCTTCTTTTTTGTCTATCTGGTCTGACATCGATCATCGCAATTAAGCGTACTTTTTAGAAAGAGACTTATATCGCTTAGCCTCTTCCTCTTCTCCAGGGCTACCTTCGCCCCAAGCTGAGTGACCCAGTCGTTTGTACAGGTTATAGTCTCCTACTCCTGGTAGGAAATTCATACCCCCCTCGCCCTCGGCATCCATTTGTTCTTTTCTAGTCCTAGTTGGACTAGCCCCAGCAGCTATCATTGCTATGATTTTTGGTAAAATCATCCCCGTTTGCATGGCCATACCCGTCTCGGTATTACTGAGGCCACCCAGCTCACCAGCTATACCGCCAGCGGTCATTCCTATCAAGGGACTTAATGTTGAACCCGCAAACTCAGATGGAAGCCCTGCTAGTTTAAGTAATTGGTATTTTTCCTTGTTAGTCATATTAATTATCCCCGTAAGATGTTACAAAACCAGATTTGGTTGCATTACCTTCAGAATTAACTACGGCAGGTTGTTGTGGCGCCATGGGCGCAGGAGTCGATCCTGGGCCAGGGGGAGGAGCGAAATTAGAAGGATCAAAATCAAATCCAGATCGGTCTCCCAAAGGTTTGCCAGTACGAGGGTTTAAAGCTTGTAAACTTTCTCCTGGTTTTAACTGGGGCCCGTGCCCTGGTGTCAGCGGGCCTTTTATAGCTGGTGAATTAGGAAATGGAGCATTAAAGACCTCTGGCCCAACAGGAATAGAATCGTCATCTTCATCAAATACAAGTCCTTTATCCCAAGCTGGTGCATCATCTCCAGGTTTCTTTCCTGGCGCCAGCGCTGGAGAGCCGGGAGTAGATTGTCCTCCAGTTGTTTGGCTGGGCGTTATGCTAGACGCGCCAGAGGAAATCCACGAGGGCTGATTATTCCCTACTCTATTAACAGCCCCAATATTAGGGTAGCTATTTTGAGGGCCGAAGCGTGGGCGCTCAAACTTTGGCTGAATCATATTCTTAGGATGGTCTTTTATGCCAGCCGATGCTGGTGGTGTAACG